GGCCATTTAGAGGCTCACTAGTGAATGCTGTAAAGGCTGGTATTGTTAACAATGTGGTTGGATCTGTATTAAGCTTTGTGATTGCCACATTTACCAAAGCCTTGGCTGCTGTCATTGATCTAGGAGTATATCCCATCAATTTGGCATGAGAAATAATATTTGGCAACAATACAGCCGTATCAATAAACATTTCATTAGCAACCATATTCAAATAGAATGCCAAATAATGTGTATTGTATGCTAATAGATTTACAAGCTGATTTAAAGCAGAACCAGTGAAATCATAATCTTGAAACTGAGATTGACTTTGAAGATAAGCAAGCAGATTAGTCTTAATGCTATCAAAATCTAGATCACTCACCACCAACTTACTATTATTTGATGCTGCCATTTATTTCTTACCTTTGGTATGTAATCTTCCTGGTACCAATTTGTTTTGTAATGCTTTTTCTGGTAGCATTCTATAATCATTATGCTCATCATTATACCATTTCAAACCTTTACTTATTATACTTAAATGTTCACTAATTATTTTTGGATCCATTCTGCGAATGTATTTTGTACCTATAACTGAATTAACTCTTTTTTCAATACCAGATTGAGGCAAAATCTTGCCTTTTGTACCTATACGTTGTTCTTGATGAAGACAAATAGCATTTGATCTTTTTTTATTTCTGGTTTCCTTTGAACATTCTCTACCACGAGCTATATTGCCTATTTTGATTTTAGTTGTTTCGGAATGATGATAACCAGATGGACCTTCGCCACCATTTGTAAGATTTAGCAACAATCCTTCATTTTTGTCTTTACGTCCAATCAATCTAATCAATCCCATCTCAAGATCAAATGCTGCCTTTTCAGCAGAACATTCTATCTTAGTAATGATTGGTTGAATACCTTCATTCAACATTTTCTGCAAACGTTGAACAAATGGATGTCTATCTTTACGCTTCAAGTGTCTATTGGCACGATTACCCGTACCTTTACCAATATAAAAGATTTCGTCATTTTTTGATGGATCGAGATAAAGATATGTATAATAAATCATCGAATGCGTTCCAAAAAGAAGGAAATAGATAGTGGACTCGTTGAACCCAATACCGTAAAGATTACTGTTACATCAAATCCATTATTGACTTCATCCCAAACCACATCCACATTTGTCAGCTGTGCTCTGGGTTCAAAATTGTTTATAACATCAGTGATTTCTTGACTTATTAAACCTGCTGTTGTAGGATCAGCCAATTCAAATAATAGTTTTCTTACATTGCCACCTATTTCTGGATGGAATGGTATGTCATAGTGGTTCATCTGGACTAAATTAGTCACAGATTGTATAACACTTTGTGAACCTATTACCATAGCAACATCACCTGTAACTGGATGATTCTGAAAACTATCAGCAAAATCTGAATATATTATTTGGTTTGTATTAGCAGCCATTTAGTATTTATAAGAGTTCTCTAGGTTAGAAACGAGATTTGGTAGACCAAAATCTTTCAGATCTAATCCTTTTTATTGTATTCGAAACCTTTATACGATGTTCTATACTTGGCGGAGATCGATTAAGAGCGGCCAATCTCATATTAATGGTAGTAGATTTGGGTTTCCTAAGAGTCTTTTTTCTCTCTTCAGAATAAGGTCCAAGTTTTCTACCTTTTAGGGCATTATTTGTATGACGATATCTTTCTTTCAAACCTCTTCCAATATTTTTATTCCATTGCTTATCTTCTAATCTATTCTTGTTCCATTTTTTCTTTAACCAACCATACAACTTATTACCTCTATATGAATGATCTAAAGATTCAACCGTCATCATTTTTGCTGCATAAACTAACTTTGGTTCATTAGGATATATTTTTACTAATAGTTGATGAGCTACATAGTGTTCTTCTGGTGTAAGATAAACAATGTTATTTTTATCTTTACCTCCCATACATTTAGGTAAAATATGATGACGTTCAAAATAACCAATTTTTGGTTTGGTCTTTGATGATCGATTTATAAGAACATTATAATGTTTTTGGTAGTTCATTGTAAAAACTGTGCTTTTTCAGATTGTCTACGTGTTGTTAACCCAGCAACAACTGAACCCTGAGAGGTATTCCATAATAGCATTGCATTAGCTGCTGAACACCAGTTCTGTTGATTTAAATACTTTAGAACATTTGATGTAGAGAAGTTACCCACACCAATGTTATACATCAAGCTCAACAAAGCATCCACCATATTCTGGGTTAGTTGAACAGTAACATACTGTTGAAGTTTTGGTAGAAAGATATTATTAATACTGTCATTAATATATTGACTAGCAGTGGCTGGAGTTATAACTGTAGTTGGTGTAAGAGCTGCTGATGGGGGCAATACCACACTAGTTGTTCCATAACCAATGGTAAGAAGAGCAGGACCTATTACAGGATCTGGATAGGACTGAATATTTCCATTTGCTAGAAGCTTTGCCAATCCTTCTCTCTGTTGTAATAATAAAAGTCCGGCTGAACTCATTTGCCAAGGTTGTGACATAAATGTATGAGTATTGATGTCAAAGCTACAGGTTACATTAGGTGCAGCAGCATCTCCACCACCGAACATAGCCTGCTTGGCTGCTGAGCCAGTGTAAGCATCCAAATATTGAGCATTCTGTGGCCAAGGAGTTGGTGTTGGTTCTTCTCCTGCTACTCCTTGATTTGGTGTGGTTGTTGCACCAGGTGATTTCAAAGAGTTGCCTGTGCCAGCCTGAGCACCAATCTGTGCATTAATATTCTCAGCAATCATATCTAAAGTTGTTGCAGCTACTAACTCAAGTTGATCTGCTGCTGTAAGAAGAATATCTGAACCAGAAACTATAGTTGCTTCTTGTGATACATTCATATTGATAGATTGAGCAACTATATTCAATGCTCCACCAACAGCCACGCTCATGCTACCATTAGCTGTTACATTTAAATTATTATCACATTCAAGATTAACATCACCCAAAGCCTTAATATACACGCCTTGGCCCACCGTAACCAATGCTCTGCCCATTACATGGACATAATCATCACCCATAGTAATCGAATATTTGGATTTGGTGATCTTATCTACTCTACTTCCTGATGGATATAGATCAATAAAAGAACCTGTCCTGTGAGTGAATGTAATACGTTCTGATCCTGGTGTATCATCAAACTCTATCATATGACCAGATTCAGTTTCTGTTGCCTTGTTATATGGATAAAGAGGATTATAGGCTGGATAGGGTTCAGACCAGGTTAGACCAGTTGCTGTTACCACACCTTTATCTAGATTATTCTTTCTTTGTTGAATAACCGTGTTTGCTATATCATATCTTGTAGCACCAGTTAATGTTGGTTTGTTTAGATTTTCTGCCAAAGGATAGAGACTGGCAGAAGTAGGATTTGTTACTACTACTCCGGAGCCATCAGTCTTATAGGTAATAGACATTGGCTTTCTTGGAGCATCCTGTAAAGTAGCAGAAGTTCTTAAATCATTAAATCCTTGTCCCTGATTGGCCAATTGTGTTTGATAACCTGGTAGTTTGAAAAGAACCATGGGAACCTGGGCAGATCGTCCATCAGTCCAAATACCTAATACACAATCTCCTTCCTTGATCCAGGGAGAACTATCATCATTAGAAGATTGAGCCACAATGGCCCAAGGTAGATCAGCTGTTGGAACATCCGCCAAGGAAGAAGAATGCATAGCAAAGGCTCTAACTTGTACTCTACCTAAAGCTAGAGGATCCTGCCTTGATTCAACTATGCCAACAAACCAGCATAGTCCATCCAAACCCATCCAATTCTTTTCTATCATGACTGCTTTGCCGTCTTCAAACCTTGGCTCTGATTCTGTGCTGCATTCAGAGCCCCACTTACACTATCACTCAATAACTCAACAACTGTGCTCATAACATCATTCATAAAGATATGATGAACAGCCGTAACTAGATATTTACTGGTTCTGAGAGTATTGATTTGTCCCTTTTGTGTTTGAGGGACAGCCTGTGGTATCTCTACTTCTATAATATTACCCACCTTCATTAAAACATCACCAGGAATAGTTAACACCATTTTAAAACTATGCAACTGAGCCAAACGAGAAGATTTCTTTGTAAGCCAATTTTCAGGATGCGAATGATTAACTGTTGGATCTGATGTAGTAACTGGATAGAACTTAATAAAATAATCTGGATTGTTTATCAAAGCATTACCAAAACGATTGATTGAATCATTAACAGGAATACTGCTATTTAATAATGGAAATTGTCCATATTGAAGATTTGTATTCTTCATAGTATGATTGATCATGTCAAATGTTATCAGAGTAGAACTATAGGCACCATATCTACCACTCTCAATCAAATCAAAATCTTGAGGAATCTTAAGATAGTTTAGAGAGTTGATATTATTAGCAGCTGCTGTATCAGTCTTTGGTCTTTTGTAATAACTTTGATAGACTGGTTGAGCTATCAAAGATTCATAAGCACGAAAGTTATATCCATCCCTGTTCTCATAAAATAAGAATAGAGAAGCATTAGCAGAATAGGCTCGAGAAGATAACCATTCAATGGCTTCTAGTGGTTGTAATCTAGGAACAATAACATTGAAGACGCCTTGTGTGGTATCTATGGTTCCTACTCTTTTACTATTGGTTCCCAGTTTATTATTCAAAACATCTTTGATCATATCTGAAATAGTCATTCCACGATAAGACTTAGAAATATATTGCTGTGTTGATAAAATCATTTCTTCTGAACAAAAATGAATAGTATAATTTTGTAGAGCAGAAGATTTGAACTCTCGATCACTGATCTTATAAATCCTAAACACCTTATTAATAGGATTATTCAAAGAAGGTTTGTCTATTGTCATAAGCAAATATTCATTACCATGAAACTTAAAGTTGGTCATTAGATCCATGGCATCACCAATCAGCAAACTACCACTCATACAAGGAGCAAAAATATCCTCATATAGATTTATTTCAACCATGGCAGAACGTATATCTACAACTACTCCATCACTTGTTAAAATAGATAGAGTACGGATATGATAATCAGATGAATATATTAGACCTGATTGAGTTTGCGGATTATTTGATGGAACAACATTATTAGGATTTGTCATTGTGATAGAAGTTGTTGAAGTTCAATATCTATTTCATTAGCAAATTGGTTTTGAACCAATTGGATGTTTCTATTTGCCTCATTTTGATTTATATATGCCTGATAGTTTGAGATAGCATACAACTGTACAGAAGTATCAACTATAGAACCATCAGGGAAAGAAACCATTGTATTAGACCCAGTTTGTATCACTGGATTATCAATAGTTGGAAGCACCATGCTCCCATCTACTGCAATAACACTAGTATCTATTAAACTAACATATGTATTAAGAGATACCTGATAGTTCTTTGTTACGATAACATTGGTATGTTTTTCATAATGATGAATGGTTGCCTGAGCAGCAACTACAGAACCAAAATTACTAATTAGTTGTGCTTCTAGTTCATTCTGATCTATTGGCCAACCATAATATGGATCTATGATTTGATTAGCATACAATACCATCCAATGTCTTGTAGGATCATTATAGTATTTGGTTGCTATAATCTCAGGTGTATCTGAATTCTTTATATCATAGGTATAGAAGACACTTATATTATTAACAATAGAGTCAAGTAGTTTTGTGCGAGCAAATATATCTACAACCGTCTTGAAATCATTTTGCGCAATAGCATCAGGATTATCTGGATTGGCATAGAGTATACGGGGAAAATAGTCAAAAAATGGAATGTTAGTCTCCTCCCTGTTTGGAAGAAAATCTTGGTGGTAAAATCTTATTTTCTAAAGCCCATTGTCTCTTCGCTTCTCTTTTTTCTATGGTCCATGCTGCTCTCATACGTTCTTTTGTTTGTTCTGTCTTTTTTCCTTCTTCTCCCCTTTTATATTTGCGATGTAATCTATTATATTCACTAACCCATGGTTTTTTCATCCCTTTGTGAGAGTTACTTATTTTTTCTTTATGCATATCTGTTTTAGGTTTTATAGCACCTCTTCTACAAGAATCAAAATCAAATGATTTATTGTTAGTCTTATTCAACCAAATATCTTTATTTTCTAATACTTTCATCCTTCTAAGAACTTTATTTTCCCAAGAAGCAGCTTGTTTATTTGATTTAAATGTTTTCCTAATCTCAAATTCCCAACAATCATCACCAAATAATGTTCTTAATAGTTGAATTGTATTACTTGAAGTATAGTAAGTTTTCCAAAATTCGTCTGGGTAGCATCCTTTTTTCCAACGAACTCCATAATACCATTGGTTGGTTGGTTTAAAATGTAAAAGATAAGTATAATACATTTTAGAATCCCTGTCCTTGATTCTGACCAGTAGGATCTGCCATGAGTTCTCTGTAAATGATTTCTGCTTCACGGAAACGTAACTGCATAGATATATCAGCTGGCGCACCATCAGTCATTGTTGTCCATTGTCCTGAACCTGACCAATTGATATCAATAGCTTCTAATACACAGGTACTAATTTGACTGATAAACTGATTATCAATATTACCAAACTTGAAAGTAATATCAAACTGCCCTGGTACAATAAAATATCTACCACGACTGCCTTGTTGAATAGAAGGAGAAGAGAAATACTTAAATGTTTGAATAATATTCTTTATGGTTTGTGCTTCTTTGGCTGATCTAGGCTGAAATCTAAATTCAAATATGAATGATCTGTTTTGAGTTCCTCTATATAATAATTCAACCTGTGGATTGATAGCCAAACCACCACTTCTTAAGGCTAGACCAGTAAAGTCTGAACCAACAAGTCCTGAACTCTCAGCCAAAGTACCTAATAGTTCTCTACCAGCTGGAGAACCAGCAAATCCTGCACCCATTTGTTGAAATATACCACCAGCTATCTTGGCATCCTTCTTTAGATCAAGACCCCAATCAGCATTCTTGAGCTTACTCCATGTAGAGTTCAACGTGTGAGAAACTGCTCCACCAACAGCTGTTGCTAATCCTAACTGGCCCATGGCCTCTGTAGCACTTACAACACCATAGTCATGATTGAAAGAAGTCATGACAGTATCAGGCATGTAGATAGCAACACTCTGATTAATCTTTCTAAGCTTTGGTTTTAAGCTAACAAGATCATTTCCAAAAGCAGAAATAGCTGTGGCTGTTAGACCAGTAGCAGCAGCCTGACCTAATCCTGAACCTGCTCTTTCTAATACACCACCATCAGTCTGAGCAAAACTAGTTAGACCAGCAATACCTGCTATAGTTGCCACACCTGTTCCAGTAGCACCCAAACTTTGTGGCTTACCAGCATTAGCTTTCAAATAATCACTATTATTTTGAGAACGACTTTGAACTTGCTGAGAACTTGCAAAATGTTGGACAGCATATTGATCTGTAGTAGGAACATAAATATTGAAAACTACGTAGCTTGGTACATCATTGCTACCAACTTCATTAGGATATTTGAGAATATTCAAATCATATCCAGAAGAGTCTAAAGCACTCAATGGAGTAGATTTATTTGGTATTTGTTGAACAAAAGGATTTTGAATGGTGCTTGGCATTATAATCTCTTGAATATCAACTATTATTTATTCCTATATCTGACTCAGTTATTACCTTGAATACCCAACCCATCTTATTAGCATACTCTGTAGCTGCTGAAAACTTGGCCTGGTTCTTCCCCCACTCAGCAACCTCTGTAATATACTTCTTGGTTATTCTCTTAGGCTTCTTAGGAGGAGTTAGAAATCTCTTAGGTTTCACCTCTATTAACATAATCTGGCCATCAGAGTTCTTAACCTTCATATCTACAAAGTATCTATGCACTTTCCCATCAATAGGACTAACATAAGGAATAACTGTCTCTTCAGAACTCCATTCAATGATCTTAGGATCACTATCACAACGAATCATTACGCATAATTCATATGATGATCTATACCAAATATTTGATGGATCGCCTTGATACTTTTGCGGATTTTTTGGACTAAATCGTCCTTGCAGGTACTTTGCCAAAGAAACTCCAGATACACACTAAATATTGCCACCGATGTCTAATATTTAGCAGTATAAGTGTCATTTCAATCTCTTCAACAATATGGTTCTTTTGTCACAACTCCTACAGTTGGTAGATTGTATCATTATGTCTATGATGCTAAACTAAAGGATGAACTACCCTATTGGGACAAGTTTCCTCTAGCTTTGATTGCAGATCCTTATCCGGATGGCTGGATCGGCTATAATTTTCATTATGTTCCTCAAAGAACTCGTAAGGTTATCTTGAATGAATTGTATAAGTACATGGAGTTTGATCCAGTGACTAGAGTTAGATCAAGTTATGGATTTTTGAAACAAATATCTATCTTCCCTGATATCAAACCTTGTATAAAGAGATATCTGACTTCACATATCAAAAGTAGATTATTTGAGATCAATCCAATAGCCTGGGATGAAATCATTAAGATGCCTACTGCTAGATGGCAGACTGGTGTGCCATATAGAGGCGCGAAGTAATGGGAAAATTTCAAGGTAAAAGAGTTGAACTAATCCCACAATCAGGAGGTTTTCAACTTTTGAAACCCGGTGAATATGGAAAATGGACTGATGGAAAATGGTTTGGATGTACTCCAAATGATCATGGTTGTAATTTATCTGCGCATGATATTATTGAACACTCTGATGGCACCATTACCGTTAGTCCTTCAATCCTTGTATCTGATAATCGTGATGCAGTGTGGCATGGATTTTTAGAACAAGGTATTTGGCGAGAAGACTAATCAAGAGGTATTTGCAACAATTGCTTTCAATATAGATGATTTCAAAACAAACCTTGAGCAATACAATGAAGTAGCCAAGGCTGATAAGTTTGATGTTGTTATTGCTTTGCCTGCTCCTCTACAATCAAGTTTTGGAACACAACAACTATCTCTAACCTGTGAAGCTTCTGAGTTGCCTGGTGTAGATATTACTCCAATAGAATATAGACATCATGCTTTCAAGAAATACATTCCTCATTATCTAAACTATAGTCCACTTGTTCTTACGTTCTATTGTACAGGACAAATGATGGAAAAAAGATTCTTTGATTACTGGATCAATCAGTGTATTCCTAAATCGTCTGGTCTGGTGAATTATCGACTTGATAATAATGGTAGTCCTTTATATGAGGCTCAAATCAATATCAATCAATATGACCAGGCAGGCAATCTAACATATTTCGCTTTGGCTCAGGATGCCTTTCCAATATCCTTAAGCCCATTGAATCAAAACTGGGGAGATGATAGCATACATCGTCTCACAGTAACTTTTATCTTCACCAAGTGGCTAACTGGTGATGATGGTATTTCTGGTCTTCCAACTAGAATACCCCAGGTTCAGGCTCCATTTGTAACCAACTTTACAAATATATTGAATAATGCTTTGAATACAATAACTAATCCAGCAGCTCTAATAACTCCTGGTGGTATTCATTCTGCCATTAATGGTCTACAGGCTCAAGGCAATCAGATAGCTAAAAATCCATTTACATTGATTTACTAATACGAGATTTACATTATGACATTTCCCAAAGTAGATTTACCTGTCTATAAGATCAATATTCTGTCTCAAAAAGATCCGGTGGCATTCTTGCCATTTACTGTTAAAGAACAGAAAATCCTAATGATGGCAAAGGAAAGCCAGGATACCAAAACTATTATTGATGCTGTTAGACAAATCATCAACAACTGTCTATTAGACAAAAATATTGATGTTGATAAACTACCCATGGTTGATCTAGAATGGCTCATGGTCAACATCCAGGCCAGATCGGCTGGTGAAAAAGTTCCTGTCTATTACAAGTGTAACAATATAGTAGAAGGTAACGTCTGTAATATGATCATGGATCTAGAAGTGGATCTATTGAAAACTGAAGTAGTCAATAAGGATGTAGATTTGAAGATAATGATAACCAGCAATATTGGTATTGTGATGAAACTGCCTACATTTGAAACTACTCAAAAACTAGTAACAGCCAATACAGAGAAACTTGATATCATCCTATCTTCTTTATGCATTGATTATGTGTTTGATGAACAATCAGTAATGCCAGCTAAAGATGCCAAAGAAGAAGAGTTGATTGCCTTCATAGAAGGTCTTCCATCTGCTAAATATGAAGCAATAGAACAGTTCTTTGATAACTGTCCTGTTATTAGATTAGATTTGGAGACAGATTGTCCTAAGTGTAAGTTTCATCATAAGATTACTCTGGAGGGACTAGAAGATTTTTTTACGTAAGCCTTCCAGAAGAAGGCCTGAGACAACATTACCTAACGACATTTGTTCTTCTTTATCATCACAAGATGGATCCAAGGATATTTGATGAAATGATACCCTGGGAAAAAGACATTATCTTGAATTTAATGATTAAAGAAGTTGAAGAAGAGAACTTGAAGAAAGAACTAGCGATGGCCAATAAAAGAGCACAAACTAAGAAAGCACCAATGAGAAAGAAGAATGGCTAAGACACCAACTGGAGTTAAACTTGATGAACTGGTGAGTAGTTTGAGAACTCAGAATCTTCAGATTCCTGAAAATATTCAAAATTTGTTAACAGAACAACAAAAGGCCAAAGTAGAAAAACAACAGGCAAAGAAACTCAAGCATCCTGGTTCCATGGAAGAACAAATCAAACAGGCCATGGAAAAGACTGAAAAGGCTAAAGAAGACGAGACTGAAAAACCTAAAAATGAGACAGTCAAGAAAACTAAATCTAATAGGTTTGGCGCAGGCACCAGAACCTTTGCTTATCATTTTCTAAAAAATCTTGTTGGTAGAGATATTGCTGGTAAGTTGATCAAAAAAACAGATCAAGAGATTACTTCAGATACAAAACCAAAATCAAGTAGCACCCAAACTGATCTTAAACACATTAAGTTATTGGTTGAAGAGATCCATGACCATTTGTTGGGTAAAGGAAAAGGGATTCTTAGAACCAAAGGACCTTCAAGATATAAGACCTTCACTGGTTCATTTAAAAGAAACTTCCTGGGCCATTTTGGAGTAGCAACAAAAACCAAACCTAATGTTGAAAAGGCATATAAAGAAGTAACCCCAAAGTCTGCTGAAAAACTACCTGTGGCTAATATAAATGAAGACACGTTGGCTGCTGCAGATCAAAGTCATGCTGCTAAAACTAAGCTTGAAGTATCACAGGCCGCATCTCAAAAAGCCATTCAGGATAAACTAGAAAAAATCAAAGAGGATGTAGAGAAGATAAAAAAGAAATCTTCCTTGAGTATAGGAGCCATTGGTTTATTGTTAGCTGCTGCTTTGAAGAAACTATGGAGCAAGTTAGATAGTCTTTTACTCAAACCTCTTTGGAAATTATTGAAGGGTATGAGTTTGACACTAGCAGGATTAGCAACAAAAATCATTAGCAAAATTTGGCAACTAATGAAGAATGCAGCCAAAGGAGTGATTGGTGGAGCAAAAAATCTAATCAAGAAGGGAGCTGGTGCTGTTGAAAACTTCTTGGTTGATCATCCCATTATAGGAATGGGAGCCAGAGCATTAGGTGCTGCTGGTGCTACAGCTGCTACTTTCCTAGGAGTTCAGAAAGCAGCAGACTATGAATTGAACCAATCTCTTCAACAAGGTTGGCCAATGCTAAAGAAAGAATATGGTCTAGAACCTATTGTAAGCAAACCTGGTCATTTCTTGTTGAAAGGCAAAGAAGTTACTCGTGATAATTTGCCAGATCAATACAAAACTTTGATTGATGCTTACACAGGTGATACAAGAGGAGGAACTGCCAAGAAAGCTCAAATGGAAGTGAAACAGCATCAATCTGATTACGATGCTCTTAAGATTACTCCAAAAGTTGAAAACAAACCACAACCACAAGTTCAGAAACCAATTGCTCAGGTACAAAAACCCATGCCAGCACCTAAACAGGCTCCAGATAGATTGGCTGTTGCTTCATCAACCAATGCTGATCTTAAGGATAAACAAAAATCTTCACCAGAAGTGATAGTGATAAAGGGTGGAAATAAAATTACCCAGGCACCAAAACAACAAGATCAAACAGCAACAGTTACCGTGATTGCTCCAAGAAATCCTGAATCCTCATTTAGTCGTTTGTCTTCTATCACCTATGATGATCCAGGCTCTTACACTTCTCTGACCAAATAACATTTATGTTTTGCTATATTTGATACATTAGTTTCTTTTTTACAACTAATACAAGAACAACGTCTATAAAGTTGTATTTGACTAAGAGTTCTCTTAACTTCATCAGAATGATGTCTACCACGTTGATGATTATCTAATCCAGTCAATCCGGTATTCCATGGTTTATAACCTATCTTGGCTATACGCATCTTTTCGATTGATTCTAATGACATTGATTGTCCTTTATTCCATGGAATCTGCAATCCCTTAGTCCCTTTATTCCAAGGCGATTTCCCTTTCCTACATTTACTCATTTCCAGAGAAAGTTTTCTCTTAACCCATCCATAAAGTTTATTATTGATACGTTGACCATTTTTATCAACCGTCATCATATAAGCTGCTCTGATCAAAGCAGTTTTCTTTGGATATATTTTTACTAATAGTTGATGAGCTACATAATGTTCTTCTGGTGTAAGAAATGCAATATTGTCTTTAGTATATTTGCCTCCCATACAACCAGGAACTATTCTGTGTCTCTCTAAATAAAAATCGGGCACCTTTTGCTTCGGTGCCCGATCCATCAACTTCTTATAATGGTACATATAATTCATGTACCTATTTAGTAAGTTGCCGCGTTTGCTAACCTAGGTCCCTTGCTAACTTCGCGAAAGTTTCGAATTCATCCTCATCAGTAGTTGCAACAGCTTTTGCTATTTCAGCATCAGCTTCCTGGGCTGTTGGGACATCCTCAGAACTATCCCCCGAAACGTCCTCTGCAGTCCTACGAGCCGCGATTGGACCTGACTCTCCTACCAACCCAAGCACTCTATCTAACTTCTCTTTAAGTTGTTCATATGTCTTGAATTTCTCAGGAGCCACCTCTGCTTTCAAAGAATAACACTGACGCCAGATAGCCTCAATCTTCTTATCATCAGAGAATAGTGGTGATGACTTGTCATCAAAACGTGACTTATCATAGTTACGATAGCCTTCTACCTTACGAATGCTAAGTTTGAAGTTACCACCTTCCCAAAAGTTGAAAGGATTATAGACCTGATCTTCAGGATCACGATTAACCACATTGCCCTTCTCATCAACTTCCTGATCAATAGCAGCCTTGTACTTAATCATGTCCATGATCTTCTTACCATAAGAATAAAGAAAGACCTTCCCTTCATTCTCTGGATGAGCTGCATCCTTCACAACAAGAATGTTGCTAATATAACTCAGGCGTCTCTTCTGTTCACGAGCCTTGTCCTGATTGGCCTTGATATTGGTGTTCCATAGCTTGCTATTATACTCACTAACAGGATCACTCTTACCAAGAGTTGTCAAAGAGTTCTCAATGTAATATTGTCCTGTTGGTCCTTTGAAACCATGATTGAACAACACAACATAAGGTTGCGCATCATCACCATCAACAGCAGGAGCATCGAGAAAACGGATAACAGCGAAACCATTACCTGCCTTGTCAACAGTTGGTTGCCAATATCTTTCATCTCTTTGGAACTTGGTATTTTGTGCTTCTAGAGTTTTCTGAAGCTTTTCTATGGAAGAATTTTTTCTAAGTTTTGCGAAATCAGTCATTTGTATTACCTCGTATGTCGTATGTCATGTATGTTTATTCACTTGTTTCATCATATCTTCTATTTAGCCAAAACCAACCCAACATCGCCAGGATTGCCCCAATAATAGAAGCCATTTCCCTATGTTCTGTCCAACCAAAAAGTAGTCCAAAAGTGACAGAACCAATCAATGCTGCACAGGTGTATTCATAAAGAGTTCTAATCATTTTGGATGTGGCTTACTGATGGCCATACTGTGGCCATCAAAACAATAAACTGATTCTATGTTTTGCTGATAAAGAAGATAATAATCTACTCCTTCATGATCTTTACATGCATCCTGTGCTTCTTTATATTCTGTGTCAAAAATATAATGAGGAGAATAAGCAGCCGAACAACCCACCAGGTGTCCCACTATTAAAATCGCTACCAACAACCACAAATATTTAATCAACACTGAAGCCTACCTTGCGACGCATTTTACCACGAGCATCTTCGCCTGTAGGTCTGTTACCTACCATTGCCTTGATGCGCTCAATGGTCTCGCTAAAACTTTTGCCAAGACACTCAATAGATACCACAACTTCTTTAAGAGCAGCTATTGAGAAATCCTTGGTGTTGTTTACCCACCTATCTAGTTCTTCCTGATCAGCTGCCAATCTTGGATTCTTAACCTTGAGATATGCTTCTCTGGCCTGTGGACTTGGCATGTCAATCAAAAGAACTTCATCAAATCTGCTTGGTCTTCTTACAAATCTATCATCCAATTCATCTGGATAATTTGTAGTGGCGATGTACACCACATTATCAATCTGTAGTTCGCCATCCAGAAGAGCCAAGAGATCAGGCTCACCAAATCTCTGAATGACTGCATCAATATCCTCAATCAACACAACCACTGGACGATGTTTTTCAATACGTCTAAACACTCTCAAAGCCTCAGCAGTTACGGCTGGTGAGTTACAATAGACAGAAATACCGTCCTTTTCTATGATCTGCATTGATAGCTGCTGTAGCAAAGAGGTCTTACCAGAGCCAGGAGGACCATATAGCAGCATACCTCTTTTCCAAAGAAAGTTGAACTGTCTAAAAAACTTTTCTCTTGACCAAAAATCATTGATAGAATTCAAAACATTCTGGCCTTGTGAATCAGGTAAAACCAACAACTCATCCAGGTTGACATCCTTCTTTACCAAATATACTCCTCTTTGTTCACTATACATTGGAATATATTGGCCAGCTGGCACTCTCTTTTCTGCTTTATCACAAGGGAAATATGAGTCTCCATGAACAGACCACATTTTCTGATCACCAAAAAGTATCTGTTGTTTGATGCTTTCTTCACTATCATTATCCATTCCATCACTTAAATCTCTACTGCGGAACAGTGTAGAAGTTGGAACTGCTGAGGTGACACTATTTCTACCCATTATATAACTCCTAATATTTCTTTAATAATTGCTTTGTATTTGTCTATATCAAAATATTTGTATTCATATATGAAAGGTCTAAAATTCAAATATTGTTTATAAAATGTTTGCCATATGATGTCATTTTGTAGATTCTTGTTCCAACCTTCTGTTAGGTGCATGAAGTAATCTAAAATAATCAATGTCTCTAGATTAATCTGATTACCTTGTACCATTTCAAAAAGTTTTGGATAAGCATTCTCTTCACAGACTATTAATGATTTAAAAGTATCTTTGATGGGTGTTAGTTGATCTGTTAGAAGTTGTTCTCTATTATTTTGATCTTCTCTCCAGGCTATAAATCTATCCATTTGTTGTAAATCAAAGACATCATGAACCCAAATTTTAGGATTATGATAAAAACATAATGCAAGAAAATAAGTAGAATCTTCATTAACTATCATGTTATGCTGATCAAACAATCTACCTAGTTTTACAAAAGAGTACTTATCTGATCTCTTATTAAAAACTGCAAGAGTGCCTTCTACCTTACCACTATATTTGAAAAAATCATAATCAGTGTTAAAGTGCAACCATGTGGCCTTGAACAGTTTATAAGCAAAAAATCCCTTAAAACCACCAATCAATTTTTCTAATCCTCTATCGGCCATCTTATGTGCATCAAAAATCCTGTTCTGCCATTTTTGCTGTGCCTAACAATAGCTGTTAGGTAATATATTTTACTAACATTCTCTTTAAGAGTATATATCAATATCAATTCAACCTTTTGATTGGTACTAAAAACATAACCATTAGATTGAAGTAAAATCCCTTGCTGACAAATGTTAATAGATTTAAATTTAACTATCTTCCGTTTGTGCTCTTTATCTTCTATGATTAGAAATACATTATCTACTAAATCAAATCTCTTATAGAACCGTTTCTCAACAAACTCATTATCTGTTGTTTGAATAGCCTGTTCTACATTCTCCATTCATTTTTACAGAGGGAGTTTAGCAGAATGTCCTGGCAACATCCGTAATGCTTTAGCCTCTGCCTCTATCTTCTTTTTTAGTTGAGTATTTATCAAAGTCTTTACCATTTCAATCTCTAAACCAGTCTGTTCGCAATGATTAATAATTGCCTCCATATGGGAACAGTTATCATCAATAGCCTTGCGTTCTATATACTGAGAAAACTTAGTCTTGTTATCAAGTCGCATTCAGGCTACCATTTAGTTGATGATTGACTTTGATGAAATGAGGATCCTTCTGAAGTTCAGGAATGGTCCTGGCTCCAACATATAGCATGCCACTACGCAGGCCATTCAAATATCTTTGAACCGTATTTACTATAGACCCTCTATATCTTATTTTAACTTCTTTACCTTCTGATGATCTATAATCAGCCAGACCGCCATTATGAAGTTCCTGAGCCTTCTTGCTGGCCATGCCATGGAAAGGCAAACCACCATTAACAATATCCTTCAGTTCTGCTTCAGAATAGCCTTCCTTATGCCCCGCAAACTGTCCACCAATCATGACAAAATCAGCACCACCAGCAAAAGCCTTGACCATGTCACCAGGACAGGTGATGCCTCCATCAGCGCAGATTTGGCCTTTTACTTTTCTGGCTGCTTCTACACATTCTAATAATGCAGAAAACTGAGGATATCCAACTCCTGTTTCTTGTCGAGTTGTACAAACAGAACCAGGACCAATACCAATCTTTACTATATCAACACCAACAGAAAACAACTGACTTACTCTTTGAGGAGTAACAACATTTCCGGCCATCAATACATAATGCCGATATCCTAGTGCCAACTTCTGTGCTATTCTCAAAAAACTATCTGTATAAGCATTGGCCACATCCAAACATAAAGCACTTGGACCTTTGATATTTTCCTTGAGCAATGCATTTTCAAATGCCTGTAGTTTGTCTAAATCTGCCTGACCAGAACCCAAAGAATATATGGTATATCTGGCCACATCCTTATTCTCACGATAAAATCTTAGGAGTTCTTCTAAAGTGTAATGCTTATTCAAACAAGTAAGAAGACTATACTTTGACAATACTTTTGCTATCTCAAATGTGCCTATATGATCCATGTTAGCAGCAATAATAGGCACAGTGTCTGTGAATTTGAAAAGATATTTGGTAAGTAATACTTCTTGTCTAGACTCTGGTCCATTGATTACTTGTTTTGGGACTAGCATGACATCAGCATAATCTAACTTCACATCATTATCTATAACCACCATTTCCACCATCTTTTCTTTATTGGACGAGGAGTATATGTACCCAAATTCACTATACACATCATCCTACAAAAGGGACAACGAAGAGTCACGTAATCAGGCACAGTTCTAGTAGCATTATGAAACTTGCCTTCAGTTCCATGAAAAGTAAACTCAGTAGCACAACAACGGCATTTACCACGATATTCGTGTTCCCAGGGCAACTTACCTTGTGTGATGATTTTCAAAAGAACTCCATAATAAAAGGTGGCGTATGAGTAACAGAGAACACCACCAGAAACTCTGGATTCAGCTTTAGGCTGCTAGTGCCATTTCTGGCAAATCGAATGCATCATCGTCGTTTGCATTTAACGTTTTGTGCTGCTTAGGGCAGTCACCTGTCCGGTAGCCATTGATTTATTCCGCGCCCAATCGAAACCTGGTCATCCCCATATGGTGGAGATGTGGGGAATCGAACCCCAGTCTTGAACGATTTTAGTCAACAGTTATACTACCATCAGAACTATTTAGTTTACTACAAATATCCTTAAAAGTCAATCATTTCCATGGTGTTTATCTCTTCCTCTTGTTGTTCGTACTTTTCATAAAGTTCTGCAAGTTGATTGAATGCCGAAGCCACGCATTTGGCTTGTTGTTCTGCTAATATTTCTTCATTAGATACATAATATCCAACTCCAGGAGAATAACGAGCAGGATCATATGGTTTCAAATAACCTTTAGCATACTCTCGTAAAACTTCAGAAAACTTGGGTCTCATATTTCTTTTCATCCTCTGTTGAAGAAATAACTATTCTCAAACCATCAAACTCTTTGTAATATGGTATGAATAGTTCGGTTGTAGAATACCTTTGCAGATTTTCTACAACCTCTGCCATTATAGTTTCAAAATTCTTCATAATGTTAGTAACTTATGCTTCATCAAATCACCACGTTCTCTAGCTGGAATAGGCATTGTGGCTACAGCCGTGACCTGATTACCTATATCTGGTTCTAAAAATGACCAATACTTCAAACCACGATAATCCAAATCACCTTTCACAGCATTCAAAGCACTATCATCCCTCACGCCAATCACCGTGAAATATAAACCATCAGGAGTAACATTCTTCAACTGCACCACATCATCCTTCTGAATGGTAGCTAGTTGATAGCCTGCTTTCAGAGCCACATGCGCCGCCTGAACTAACTGATAGGCTGGTGGGAGATCCTGTCTAACAAAAATATAAACATAATGTCTCTTGTAGTATTCCTCTACATCAAAATAACTATACACCAACCAATGTACCAGTTCTTTGTATATACTTTGATACTTCTCATCCAATGCCTTGAATGGTGCATCAAGGATAGTGTTGAGTACACTAGTATTACAAATAGCAATGACCAAAGCACCAAAAGGTTTCAATCCATTATCTAACTTGATTTGTCGTTTGATGGGAGTAAATGCTTTTGCCAGGTACTGAACGATAATCTTCTTTGATTTCTCAATATCTCCATCAGTTGTTTCTAATGCTCTAAGAATAGCATACTGCACGACATGATGGGACTGGATCTGTTTTGTATTGGCCAGATGACGCCAAAGTTTTCTATAGTCTAACATTTTAGTTCCTCTTCTATATTTTGCTTGAAATACCTTCTGCAACATATGAAGAGGATGGAGGACCACGCGCATCATAACAAACCTACGTATCAAGAACCTATAGACACAAACTCATTTTATTCTCCAGAATGACTATCATTATTTATATCCTTGTTGGGTAATAGTTCATGAGGATTAACTCTTGGTTCTGCAAGAAACTGTTCTTGCGGTACTGATGAATGACCACCATTACCACCATTCAATAATTGACCATGACCAAACTTTCCAAATGTAGGAATGCCTTGTTGTCTGGCTGCTTTGGCATCATCCAGTTCTTTGGCTAGTTCTGAAGAAAATGGGACAGAATAAAGTCTTGTTGATTTATCAGAACCTTTACCAGAAGACTTCATCCACATTTCAATATGCTTTCCTTGACCTTTTATATCAGATATCACGGCATGATCCAAATACTCTACTCTATCCTTGGGCCAATGAGGATAGGCTCTACCCATGAGATCAGGGATAGAAAAAGACAAATACAATGCCAATATCAAAGTAAGAGGTATCATGAACCATTTGAGCCAATAACTAACAGGTGTTCTGATTACGAGATAACCAGCAAACAAAGCAAAACTAGTCAAAAGGATTAGAATAGTATAAATCATATCAGAAATCTGTTGTTTGACCTGGTGGTGGTGAACTATCTATGAATACAAATGGGTGAAAGTCTGTAGTAATGTTATCAATAGAGCCATCTGGTTCTATATCAAACTGAAAAGCAGTTGCTTCATTATTTGGTTCATTCAAGGTAACTACTCTGCTATAAACTGGTCTATAGTTAGGATCCAAATCGGTTAGTTGGACAGTAACTGGTACCGGATTCCTATCAACCTCATTAGTCAGAGTATCAGAATGCCTAGCATAAAACTCTACATTGACCACATATCTACCTGGTCTGCGTTGTCTTATTGAAACAACTTCCTGATTGATATAAAGCACTCGAGGATTGCCATCAACCATGACGACATCATTTTGCTGTCCCAGATCATCATGGTCTAGAAATACATATCCATTTTCTCTTTTTCTATAACCTATAGCATCATGCTCTGGAGTTAAAATCCATAGGTCTATATCATGAGCAGAGTGATCAGGCCAAGACATTATAACCTGTATTTCTGCTTTTGGATCTACTTTATGTTGATCTTTCTTGGTATTGATTAGAAGAAAACTCATAATAAACAAAACAAAAACAGCTGCTAGCATGGCAAACAGCATGTCAACATAACTCAATAATACAGAATACTTTCCATTATTCATTATGTTCTAGGCCATGTTCTAGATTAACTAATTGCAACTTTGTTAATGTTGCTAGACCTATTCCAACCAATGTTGTTACAATGCTGGTAGAAAATCCTTTGGTTAACTGAACTACAACAGTCTTAACAGTATCGACGTTCGTAGTATCAATGTGAGACATATTCTCAGAAAATATTAGCATGAAGCCTACCAGAGTTCCCATCATACCAATGGCCATCATACTATCTGCTGCAAACCAACAAGGTTTCAAGTGAACGAGATACCAAGGACGTTTTTCGACCAATAGTTTATAATGAAGCCAACCTATAAAACTCGATACACCAATAAACAATCCTAGGTTAACCAAAGTTAATCTAGAATGATCTACTGTAAGCAAATATGGAAACAATAATCCGGTAAACTGAAGTAATAAGAACATAATAGCAATAGCATGAACTATTACATACCATCGCAACAGTGCTATTTTTTGAGTTGTCATTAATGAAATCTCCAGCCTACCAAAATCACGTCTCGACCATAGTTAGGCAACTTTGAACCAGCATCAGAGAAATGAGTATATGTAAGAGTTATTGGCCATTTTCTAAATCTATAATCAATCTGAAGGTTGGCATTAATATTTCCGCCATTATAAGGTAGATAGTTGGTCATGTAGGCAATACCTATTCCTACATCAACAGGACCAAAACCATCACAAAACAAACCACGAAAAACTAAATTATTGTTATAATCTAATCCTTTGAATGTGCTTTCACCAATAGCTGTCATGCCAAACTGCCAGAAAGAATGAGGGACAATATTAGAAGGTTCCATAAATTGCAAATCTAGGACCTCTGTTGGTCCTCTGACTGCGGCGCCACCCAAAGAAAACTGTGCATATGGAACATCAAAAGGACTGGCAGCATGGCATTTATGAAGTGCCAAACCGGCCACAATGAGACCAATGAATACTAAAACTGCTATGGTGCCACTTAGACTAAGATTGAAAGGAAACTGTATTTTCATTCAAATAGTCTCCAAATAATATTACCTATTCCCAATCCAAGCAATGAAGAAAAACAGAATAGACTTATAACAAATGGACCATAATACCAAGCATTAGGATTAGGATTGATTACGTGATATAATCCAAACATTGACCAACACCAAACTATGCAACCAGAAAATACCGCAAAAAGAAACTGAAGAAAATCTTTGAAATGTTTTTGCATTTGATCCTCCAATATATTTAGGATAGCGCGCGAGGCGGGATTTGAACCCGCAACCGTGATGTTTAGAGCACCCCGCTCTGACGTTGAGCTACACGCGCATTATTCACCATACAGAAGCATAATAATATCAAAAGCCGCATCATGAACAGGATCATGCTTTATGACCTGATATTCATCAAACTCAGGAATAACACAATAACCTCTGGCTGCTGTTTCTTTTGTCAAGGCCAGAGCTGTTCTGAAATCCATCCAATCCCAATAGTTACAAAGTAAAGGAATATTAAACTGACGACAAAGATTATCAATAATCATTTGATCCAAAGAACCTCTTTGCCAAAAGGTCTTATGACCATTACAATATTGAGTTAGTTGTTCTAAACCAGTTCTAACTGGCAAATCTGTATCTGTTCTACGAAGGCTTCTCTTGATAGGAATCTCTGCCTGCTTTTTCCACCACTCCAAGGCATCCTTCTCTACCTTTCTACCAACAGTAACCTGATTATCAGTATTGAATTTTACAAAACAAGAGTTGGTAAGATACTTCTGATATTTTTCATTGACTGTCAAATCAGCATCACGTTCTTTATCAGACAAATCAAATGCTATAGCACCAACACTTAGCACCACAGCATTACTTTCTAATCCAAGAGTTTCAACATCAAAACTAATCATTTTTTCCTGAACTCCAATAATTTATGAGCATACTCTTTCAACATTTGAAAACACTCATCAGAACTCTTTTGAAAGACTTGTGGAATATTACCATTCTCTATGGCTACTATAATCACACATTTCTGTGGTCGTTGACCAAACAGTTCCTCATACATTACAGAATAAGCACCTGCTTGACAATAATAACCAGTTATCCAATTTTCTTTCTTAAACTCTGTTGAAGTCTTGAAATCTATAACAGACAAACAATCACTATAATCAGCTATTACATCAGGAGTACCTGCTAATCGCAGTTTATGTGAATATAAAGATTTTTCTATCAATCTAACATTATCTATTCCATTTATGGTTGTTAGAACCTGATTGAATAAATGTTTGGTTAGAGCATCCTGTGGTTCTTCTAGCTGATTCTGTATATAACCCTCAAGAGTAGAATGTAAAGATTTTCCTCTTTTTGTGGTTGCTCTGGATACAGCCTGAACCTTTTCAATGCCCATATTCTTTTTCCAGGCAGTAAGTGCCTTATTGGGCAATTCATGTAAAAAAGTAGTTACTGAAGAATAGCGTTGTCCTCCAGGAACCTGATATACTCTCTTGCCATCTGGAGCAGTAATCTGTTCAAGTTTTGGAACTGTAACAAACTGATGATTGAAAGTCTTATAACTCAAAACTCTCTCTTTGGAGACCATTTAGCATTATCAAACATATTCTGAGCACCAGGATAGTTATGCTTGATAGTGTTCAAACGTTCCATGAATCTACCATCAGGAGTTACAGTGCTAACAAACATATGAGCAGGAGCATCAACGAAATATCTCTCCAGATAACCTTCATATTTGGCCTTGAACTCATCATAATCTCTAATAGGTAACTCTACCTCTATCACATGACCTTCAGGCCATGGCACTGGAAACTCTGGGTGTTGTTTACGAACTATAAAAGTGTATGTAATCATAACTCAACCACTTTCTTTATGGTCAAATTTCCTATCCGTGCTAGATTGAAATATTTACCAAATGTATGAGGAAATATGTCCTCAACTTCGCATTTCCAATGTCTTGTTGACAATTCATTAGCAATATTGACTATTTCATTGAACTTATTACGAAGAAGCATAGCTAAATCTTCATCTGATATTACTGAATATGAAGCCTTTTGACATTCCTTACAAGAGGCTAAATTTCCATGCCGACATACTCCAATACCAGCTGCTGAAGCATTGCTCATTCAAAATCTCTTCTATAGGTATCAAGACCCAGGCTTTCCTTCACATCAGTTAAAGTCTTGTCATCCATTACAACCAAGTCATTGTCCTTATCCAGAACAGGGACAGCACCATTATCCAAAGACACTGTTGTAGTCTTAGCAACATACTGAGCATTGTTGCTACGATACATTGGTACTTTGACCTTTTCACTATTTACTAGCTTATAGGCTGTTACCTTACGACCCGAACGAACAGACTGGACGTCTGCCTTATAGAGTTTCTTCAACTCATGAATATAAACAGGAACTGAATAATACTTGATTCCAAGTGTTTCAGCAATCTTCTGAACTTCTACTGCTTCCCCCGAAGACAACAGGGTCCATAGTTTATAACTTTGTATCACCTTTGGCATAAATCAAAACTCCTCAAGAACAGTTAATCAATATTTCAAATATCATTATTGGCGCACTTTGTGCACTTATTATCTGCCTTAGCAGATGGAACACCAGGACAACCACATTTGGGGCAAATATAGGCCATATTGGTGGATAATATTGTCTTTGCCCAATCAATATCAAAGTTGGTAACTTTGCCTGGGGGGCAAAGTTCTTCCATAATAGCAACTTTCACATCATTAGCAAGCAATACATCATATGCTTCCCTTAGTAAGTTATGAGCACGTTCAAGACGTTCCTCAAGGTTTCTGATTTGTATATCACCCCAGCCGCTCAAATCATTTCTTCGACGCCAACTATTCATTCACGATCCTCACATTATTCATATGAATGCTATATTCCGTCTTGCCTCTAACAAAGAGGTAATAATCATCTAGAGTTCCTCTCAACTCCTTTTCCACAAACACATTGTCTGCTTCAGGAGAAGCAATCCAAGGAGCAAAAGAGGCTAACTTGGTCAGATCCCTGACCACTCCGGTAGAACCCGGATCTACTTTGAACAACTTCATTATTATACCTCCAATATCTGTAAGACTAAACACGAGGATGAACAGGACACTCTAAATCTTCTCTGATCTCCTTACTATTACAAATACAATCAGGATGTTCTGGAACAATTTCTCCAACCGGTTCTTCTGGTTCTATTACAAATCCTGACACTTCACAATACCTATCCACAATCAAATCAATCAACTTTGGAGCCCTATATGCAAAATTATCTGGAATGTTTAGAACATAGATAGGAACTTCTTTACCCTTGAACTCTTTCAATGCTTTCAAATCATAGGCTCTCTCCAAGATTTTCTTATGGGTCTGTTCCATGCATACGATTTCATCACACCATTGCATTAAAACTTCATCAGTCCAGATCAATGCATAATCTTCAACAGCACCAGCAGCCCGAGTATTGAAGTTGAAAGGCGCATTACTCAATACCCAGGCTGCAGTTGGAGAGCGCAAAATACCACCAGAGCACACACAAAGAACTCTTTTATAATCTTCTGGATGTTGGTATTGATTATGACAAGTAGCTATTCTATTCATCATTCCCATTATAAATCTCCCATTTTATCATGATGTGCACGCACTGGTCTCTGACTGAGAATAGCATCAACTTCTTCCCAGGTCCAGAGAGTCATGTCACTCTTTGGACGACTATCAATACCCACATCCATGCAACGACCTGGTATACCAGGATGCTGCAGATGCCCATATCTAGAATGAATATGACCATAGAGATGATATGACCCATGATGGATCTTGTGCCATTCATACATTGGATAATGAAACAGTACAAGTCTCTTTCCATCAATATTGATTTCTCTATAATCAGCAACAGACACAAACTTTGATCTGAGTGTGCTATTACTTTGGATTACCTTGTCATGATTTCCATAAACCAAAAACTTCTGGCCTGGCAGTCTATCCATGATGGCAATAGCTTCCTCTGCTCGGCAAAAGAACACATCACCAAGCATGTAAACAATATCTTCAGGCTCTACCTGAGATTGCCATTTCTGAATCATTAGAGCATTCATTTCTTCTACCGTTTCCCCTTGTCGAGTAGTTGGGCAGAACTTACGAATATTCTTATGCCAGAAATGGTTATCAGAAGTGAAATAAATCTTGGACACTACTTGTAAAAATCTCTTATATACTGTAAACGATCTTGCTCATTCATACCAATGAAAAAGTCTTGATTAGTTTTGATATGATCTATCAATGGATAAAACTCTTCATCAACTGTAGCTTTTGGATTGACACTATTTAACACATCAAAAAGATTAGTCTTGCGTGCCAAAAACTTAGACACTAGGTAAAAAGGAGACTTCATTTTCAAAGTCACATCATTACCATAAACAACAATGCCTTCCTTTTTATAGCTCTTCATCCTCTCTATCCAAAATCCAAAAGTCTCTGTATCATCCCATTCTGGTCTATTAACCAAAAGCTTATCAGCAATATGATCCAAAGCCTCTTCACTCATCATTTGACCACTACTTAGTCTTCTACCACCAATCAAATATGCATCCTGAACTTCTGGAATAATATGAGGATCAGCGATATCACAAATCTCAAATATGAATGTATATCCTGGTTCTACTACAATATGATCTAAATGGTTTCTGGCCATCCCAACATATTCACTATCCAAAGAACCTGTGGTTGAAATAATCTGACGCCCATCCTCTAACTTTGTTAGACAGGCCATGAAACCATTAATCTTTGAAACAGCTATTACCTTTTCCTTTGGATCTATAGTTGTGTTATTTTCCCCATGATTGAAAATCTTTGTAAAAGGCCACACAACAATGTTGTAATCTTTGTCTACAACCATACCTCTCATTTCCATGAGCTCAGGACACCAAAGATTATCATAAAATACTTTGCGCTTGTACTTCAAAACATACAAGTCAGGATAAGTGGTAGATTGATGTCGAGAAACTAACTTTGGATTGGTTTCTACAAACTTTCTAAGCTCATCAGACGTAAACTTCATACTCTTTTGCATTTCTATAAGTCACAGGACAATCATCAATAAAAGCAGAAAGAACTTCATTTGTAGTGAATCTCTTTCTCATATTTTCTAATACTCTTTCTGGGACATTATGAATGTTACCATACTCTTCTAAACATTCAATCATGACTACATCAATATTCAATGCAGCGGCCTTGAGCAAATAAGGTTTTAGTTCTGAATATCTAGTAAAGGTATTACTAACGATTACATCACTACCATTTTCAAGTTCAGCATAAGTATTCTCTAGACACCAATCATGAGCCTGACCTATGAATTCCCCCACAAAATAATAGTTACCTTCAACATCAGTGAAGAACTGGTCTGCCTCAAAATGTTTAGCATTATATTCGTGTGCCAATCTTTTTGCTAATGTACTCTTTCCTGATCCTGGTAATCCTCTAACCAAATATAATGTCATCACACCACCATCCTAATTCAACTTGATTTTGCTATTTGCCAACTCTTCAATATGCTTACCCACACCAATCGGATCTACCTGATATTGTTTAATCAACAACATCAGCTGTTCAATCTGCTTATCTTTCAGTTCTAGGGCACCAGTATAACTAGCAGAAAGTCTGTTGATCTTTTCCGCTAATTCATCTGGATCTACAGCGAACTGCTTGAATCTACTCAGTTCATTAGTCATGTGCGCAATGTTTGGTACTGCTGTACGCCATTGCACTAATTCAGCAACCATTTCTACTGGAGAAAGTTTTGATACTTCTATCTTGATTGCTTCTGGTTCAAATAGATTTTCAATATTTGCCTGTTCAACTTCGGTGGTCATCGTTCCTCTGAATGACGTATGTCATATACGCTAAACTCTAAGATATTAATATTTAGACCTACCAAACCGAGCCTAAATCCAGGAGCATGATCTCCCTTGAGCATTAGCATGAAGTCAATATTGAAAAGAGTTATGAGACTCCAATCCCCAACAAAGGGATGGAATAGCACCAACTCAACAACCTTAAATGTTTTGGGTATTTTCCAGGACTTGATCATCCTTTGCTGCCTTCAACTTAGCCAAGAGCTTGGCTGTAGTGACCCTGTCTGTCAGTTGTCCAAAGTATCGAACTTGCAACCTGACAGAAATCCTATTTGGATTCCACCAATAGGCTTTCAACTGTGGATAGTGTGTGATTGTCATAGTAATGTAATCGCCCAAAATAGCATGAATGCAACCAATACTGTTGTCAGCGAACTTGTGGCATCAGCCTTTCCTGCACTAATACCAGTAATAATATAACTCAAAAGAGTTGTGCTTGCTAACACAATATAGACCCATAAAAAAGCATGAACTGAGAACATCGTTACCTCTTTCTTGAGCCTGGAAGTTTATAGCCACCCTGCTCCTTGCGTTGTTGAACCTTTGAATCAGAAGCTTTTGCCATGAGGTCACGAAAACCTTTCTGACGTGCTTCCAATCGACGTTGAATCTTTTTGCCTGCTTTCAATCCAAACCTCCTTCAAGCATTATCAATAACCCACATTAAAAAAGAAACAAACAGAAAAATAATCGGCACCGCCAAAACTATAGCAAGAGCATACTTCCAACCCACAATAGGTTCACAGACCAAAAACATGGCTGTCAAAAAAGCGATGCTAAGAAAACTTAGTGCTGTTCTTGCAATGAACTTTTTAGTCATTCTTTACCTTATACAGTTCTAACTCATCATCCGTATGAGGCTCTGGGTGACCTGGGAAATCATCCCAGGTCACATTATAGCATCCTTCACCACATGGTCCACAACTCACAATCCCCACAATCTTTCCAGGAGAGTTATAAATCCCCTTGTCCACATCATAGGAACTCAAAACACGATCACCAACCTTGAACTTCAAGGTGCAACCTTCCCATTCAGAACCCAATCACCCTCGGCGGTGAAAGGTGACTTCTCGCCCCAGGGCAGATGCCAGTGCTCAGCGCAGATCGGACCATAGCCCATGTTGAGGCTGCGTGGGTCACTCAGAGGCAAAGAACAGAAACAGCAGTTTCCGGTCAGCTTGCCATGAAGGATCGCAGTCTTCTCAGGCTCAGCACAGAACACCTTCAGAAGATCCATGAGCTCCGTCTTCGCATCATTTCCTGCCTGCCTCAGAACCAACTCATGGTTACCTATGTTGATCCAACCATAAGTCAGCCCATAAGTGTCCCCATTCATGTAGAGACGGCCACGAAACTCATTCAGAGAGAACCGAACCTTGCGAGCATGCCGGGAAACCGTGCCAGCCGCAAAGCCTGTTGGGTTGTCCAGAAGCAGAGTAATCTTGGGTCTCTTCAGGTGCTGGCGCGCATTAGAGAACATCGCCATCACCTTGGTAATATCCACCGTCTCAACAGCCGGAGGGACTGCTACGGCTGCGTTCGTCTTGGCATGGTAGGCATGTGTCTGTGCGATAATCTTCTGCACGCAGGCCATCTGTTTCGGTGAAGGCTTCTTCACCCGAATCATGTCCTGAGAGAATGCCACCTGCTTAGAGTAGACCTTGGCAGTAAGCACCAACTCATAGAGTTCTGCCTGTTCTGGAGTAGCCAGGGACACATTCACGTCCTGAGTACCTGTGCTCACAACCACCATGTTACCCATTCTACTCTTGAAAGTCGCCATTGTCTGTCTCCTATCCAAGTAAAGCCATTATACTCTTACAAGGATCAGAAGTAAAGCACTATAAACTGAATGAATACAACATGTTACTTCAGAGGAATTTCGATCCCAGCTCTAGCATTGAATACTTCATGCCGACCATCCAATGGCTCCAGGGTCACTTCCTCACCAAGTTCAATGTAGAGTTTTGAACCTGGTCTTTTGGCTTCCCACTTTGCTAGAACACCCATTCCACTATAGCCATAGTTTGTGGGATGATCTGTGAATGGTTCATGCTGTGTCAGATGGGATGTGTGCTCACCTTCAATCTTCAGATAATCTGGTGCGAGCACACATCCACTGAGCGCCAAAAAAGGAACTATAAGTAAAGTCTTAGTCAATGATCTCATCCTTGCTCATAGTCATGTTTCTCATCCAGACAGCGGAGATCAACAAGATACACATTGGTTGCTGCCTCAACCACCACTGCAAAACCATCCACCTTCTCATAATATGAGAGAGCAGTGACAGCCTCTGAGAGCGCTTTCACCACTTCATCATAAGTCGGCTTTTTGTGTAACTTTGCCATCGTCATTTCCTATCTAGTAGGGCCATTATACTCGGTACTATTACAGAAGTAAAGGACTATATTAGATGAATATTCAATGACTTGCGGAGGCTCTGGCCTTTATTTCCTCAAAAGTCTGATTGATGAGTAGTTCTCCATTCAGATAAACAGTTTTCAAGGCTGAATTACCTACACAACCAGCAGGCAAAGTGTAGTATTTTCCATTGTCTTCTATCAAAGTAAACCGTCCCTTTTTGCTCTTCTTGTAAGGATCCTCAACTGGATCTTTATAGACATCATGCCATTCACCATTTATTCTAATAGCTGAACATTTCATAGCAAACTTCTGCGTATCCCTATTCAATTGCTGGAGTAATGCTCCTCCCATTCCAAAGGAAACATTTTCTGTAGAATAGTTATCCAATGCTAGTCTGCCCAAAATCTGTTCAATAGAATCTTTATTGACTCCATCACCCTGAATAATCCTAACATTATTCAGAACCTTGAAACCCTTTGAATTGATAGTTGAACCAAACTTCTTATCTAACAAAGCAGCAACACGACAAACTACATCAGGAGGATTGCCAGAATCTGGTCTAATGACCACAATGGCACCACTATCAACAACTTTTTGCTTTAGTTGTTCTCCCCAAATGAATTCTACAGCATTGTAAATATCATAACTATCAGATACCACAGCAACCAAAGCACCTGGTCTGGCATATTTCTCCAACATATTGGCATAGGCTTTGGCCTCATTATCTCTACCCCAGGAAGTAATAGTAGAATGTTCTGCTGCTGGAATAGAGAAACCAGGCATTTCAGAACTTCTATAATACTCAGCAACAGCCAAACAGGCTGGAATATTATCTGTTCCCTGAAAGTTAATCAAATGAGCCATGCCGCCCAACTCACAACTTTCTAGACTTGCTACTCCTCTAGAGCCAAAATCATTCAGTTTGAAATCAACATTCTCATTATCATCAGTCCTTTTTAGATATTTGAGAATAATCTTCTTGATTTCAGCGCTGATTGTTGCCACTGTGGTAGGATACCAGATAGCTCTTAAAATAGAAGTTTCTATATATGAGGTTAGCCAATAACAATTTGGATCTGTGTTCTCTACTGTTACCAAGACATTCTTTGTAGGAATAACTGTTCCTTCAAGAACAGCATCAATCTTGAGAGGCAATTTGCCTCCATGATGATCTATGATGTACAACCAACCTTCTTCATTGAAAGGAACTCCATGGCGCTTACAAAAGTATTTGGCTTCACTAACATCATCTCTAGTAATCCTCTTGACCAAATATTCCTTCAAATATGCCTGTAATCCAAAGAAAACAGTATTCGCATATTCACCACCACGAGACTCGATATAAGAATAAACTATTTCTGTCCCTGGTGGATATTGAAGATAATGGGAAGCCTTATAACTATCAACATTCAAAATGATATTACGTTTCATGGCTAACTCCTATTGATCATATACATGCCAATAGAATGATGATCTTCAAATAACTGTTCACTCATATTATAAAAGTCTGAAATAGGTACCCATTTGGCAACTTCAGCATCATCAGATCCCTTGATATAAGGTAAATGTCCTGGACTCATTAGAAGAAACAAACCAGCATGAGTGATAGTACGACCACGTAATGATCTACCAGGAGCATCAAAAACATGGGTACTCTTGAGACAAGATTCTAAAACTTCTTCTGAAGCAAGTTGAGTTTCTTCAACCAACTCTCGAATCATTGAATGTTCTATTGTCTCATTCTGTCCTAAGAAACCACCAGGTAGAGCCCAAAGACCTTTGCCTGGGTGAGAACGTCTTTTGACTAAGAGAATATGCCCATCACAAATAACAACAGCATCTGTTGTCACAAAAATGGGAGGATATTTCAATGAAGCGAACTGTGATTTATAGTCATTCAGAAACTTCCATTCCTCACATAATGACTTATAGATATCTGAAAATCTGTCTTTCCAGTCATTGATATACTGATTGACCAAAGGAGGAACCAGGTCATCAATAGAAGCTTGGCTATAAAACAGCTGCTGTCTTACTTCTGTTCCAGAGGTAAAATGAGCCTGCTTGATTTCATGGAAGTCATACTGTGGGAACATATTCAGATAATATGAACTTTCATCTTTATAATGACCCACAATCACCACTCTGGCTTCTTGCTTAGTTTTAATGAATGGCCAGAGCTCTTTATTTATGGCCTGTTGAACTTCTGCTACCCAGCGCTGATCATTGTACAGATCATCCACAATAGGAGCATAATGAAATACCTTATCCAAAGGAGTTACTGCTCGTTCAATCATAGCAACTCTTTCATCATATGAAAAAGGATTTTTAATATCTCGAGCAATCCAAGAAGAACCAACTAAAATCAAACGATGTTTGGCTATCTTGCCTGCTGCTGTAAATAGTTTCATATGTCCTAAATGGACAGGCTGAAACCGACCAATCACCACAGCAAGGTCTGCTTGTGGCAACTCAATAGTCTTATCTGACCAAGATTTTGATTTAGATTTCATAGAGGTCTATCCTCCTAAGTTTTCAAGAACAAACAGTCTATCTGTTTCTGGCATTATTTAGTTTGGACGTTTTTTAGAATAATCCCATTCCCACACTTCATCATCACGTACACTACTTGAATAAACATTATTACCACGACGATATATCTTTTCTAACCAACGCCAATCACCATATCCTAAATGAACAGGATACCAAGTAAAATATATGTGCCATGTCTGAAGATAGATTCTACGGTTAGACTCTCTTTGAGCCGCAAACAATCTTCTTCTATCAGGATCACCAAATAGCCAACCTAGTTTCATTTATTGCCACCCATTAATACACCACATAACAAAAATGACTAGAAAAAGTGCAATAGCAAAAGCCTGAATGAAACCCAACAAATTCATAAAAAAATGATTAGTGGGTGTTTCTTGTTCAGGTTGTTTACCAAAGTAAATCATTATTGCTCCCATTACCCGCGATTCTGGTCTATGCTATCATTTGTCTCAGTTATTTCTAACTGGCTTTTCAGCTGCCCCAACCCGTAATCTCGCCGAGTAAGGTCATCAATCACTGTTTGGGTTGCTGCCTCGGATGTTGTGGTCACTGACTTTCATCTCCCACAGAGCATTTACCGTTACTCTAAGCAGTCGCGAAGTTCCTCGATGAATATTCACCGCGATAGCTCGGAGCAATAATGAATTTTAGTGTAACCTCCAATAACTCATTCCATAATGGTTTTCCATGCGGCCATACATTGAATGGCCATGATACCAATATGTGCCATAATAAGGACCAGGAACCCATACGCCATTATACCAATAGCCATCCATGCCCATGATAACTCCTGGTGGAAATACAACCTCTGATCTAACCATGGGTGGAGCAACCACACAACCAGATAAAATCAGAACCAATAAACCAAGCAACAGTCTCATTTGAGCTCCTTAATGTTCATATCTAACATTTCCTTCAAATACTTCATAGCCAAGTCCAAATATCTATGTTGTTCTCTTGTCAGCATTATATTTGAGGCATCAATTTGTTCAATATAGTTTTGTACATTGCGCAACCTGTCTCTAAACTGTCCAGAATCTTTTATGAGTTCTTCTGCCCAGGCCTGAACTTTTTTCTTAAAATCATTTTCCATAATGTCTCCTGGTGCCAGTACACAGACTTGCACTGTGATTTCTTGCTTACGAAACAAGTGTTCTGCTACTTGAACCATACTGGCCAATATTTGGTGCTCGTGACAGGATTTGAACCTGCAAGACCGAAGTCAGTGGTTTTTAAGACCACCATGTATACCCATTCCACCACACGAGCATTGTTAATCTAGCTTAATCTTACCATCCACAAACAATCTTGAAGTTTTTGGAATCTTTGACTCCAAAAAGTCCATTTGATCTGCTAAAATATTTCTATTCTTCAAAACATACTTTTCAGCCAAAGTTGGAACATAAGGAACATACAGCAGCATCATACCTGCTTCTTCAGGAGTTCTATCAGCCTTTTTGTGATTGCATCCCTTACAAGCAGTGACTGTATTCATCCAAATATTTTTACCACCTCTTGAACGAGGAAGTACATGGTCAATAGTAAGTTTGTGATTATGAAACTTATTCCCACAAAAGGCGCAAAGATATCTATCACGCGCATAAAGAATGTCCCTTTCAGTGTAGGCAGTTGTCTTTGACAACCACTTTTCACCAACCAATGGACCAGTAACACCAATCACTGGATTGATGTTGATGCGTGAGATTTCTCCATCCTTATTCTTACCACCAGTAAATGTCTTAACAGTATCTCCTACTGTCCAGACCACCTTGTCTCTGGCATAGTAACAACAGGCCACTTCGAATCCCTGCCATTCGCGAGGATTACCCGCCGCATCAGTTATCAATATTTGTACCGGCAACACTTTCTTTTCTCCTTTTCCAAATCTCTTTCATCATTTTGCTTTTGTTTATACGATACTCTTCTGATCTAATACAACCTTTAGCATTCTGATTTCCTAACTTAGTCAAAGATAACTTTGCTCTAACCTCTAATCTTTTATTAGGACTATCTTCTCCCCTCAAAATGGGTAATCTATTTCCCCAACCTTCTTCAATAGCCTTTGTTCTTATATAGGCTTTATGAGTTTCAGTATGCTTTCTTCCTCTATTCCTTTCACCAACTTTACGTTTCATTATCTCGGTACGTTTTTTGCCTTTATTTCCTTTGCTTATCTTCTTTTTACTTTCTTCTGTATGTTTAATCAATTTTCTGGCTTCTTCTAACTGCCTCAAAATAACTTCTTCGTGCCCAATCATGCCAGCTAAACCTTTCCAAGCTATTTCATCTTGCCATCTTCCATATTTTTCAAATAACACCTTATGAGCATCAGCATGATCTTTTACAGACACTTCTATTAAATTAGAAGTGTCATCTGATCCTCCCATATGTTTCGGAACAATATGATGTTTATGTTTGACAGTATTCATAGTTTATTTAGCACAAAACCATTATAAACTGAATATCTGTAAGAGTATTATCTAAATGAGTATGTGGCTGATCTCATTAGATAAAACCCAAGATATTGTTATCTTCAATCATGATTTCATCTGATGCTAAACCTGGCATGCCTGGATGCAAAGCACCATTCTTCAAATAGGTCACCTTGACACCTTTGGCGAAGTTATGAAATACTTTATCTTCTCTCTTACCTGCTGTAGGACCAACCTCTACAACCTCTCCAACTCCATAAACAGGATGCTCACTAATCAATACACGACCTGGAGCCTTCTGTTCAACCACTCTCAAAATCACTCTATTATATGTAGGAAACATAATCTAAACTCCCCTTATAAAAACCATTCTGTCTCTGTCAAAAGCTGTCTGCCCTCATTCATTGTTTTCTTGCTACGAACCCATGTCTCAAAAGATGGAGGAGTACCAGCATAGTTCATAAATGCTATACGATATTCTTCAGCATATTTCTCATATTCTTCTGTCGTCAAAACTATGTCAGGTTCTTGTGCTATCTTGATTGTCATTTTCAACTCCTGCTTGATCTAAATCAAAATCTGCTAATGAAGGTATGTATTTCTTTAGTTTGGTTATCTTCTTACGGACAGCAGCATCCAAAATCTTTTCATTCAAAATTTCTGGATATTTATTACTAATGATTATCACTGTCGCAATGACATCACCAACTTCTTGTTGAAAACTTTCTAACTTTGTTTTGCCATTGATGTAAATAGTATCCCAACCAAATTGGTCTGCTTTGAAATATGCCTGAATGACTTCAGCACATTCCTCGCAAAGTTTCTTCAACAAAAGTTTCTGTTCATCATTCATGGGATACATGCTCCACCATAACTAAAAAAGGCTGCATAATTTGTGTTAATATTGGCTGTTGTATTTGCTTCTGGTTGTTTTACAAAACCAGAATTTTTGTAATGATAATCTGTTAAAAATGTGAGCAAACAATAGTCATGATATACATTCTCACGATAAGTTACTGCAGTGGCTCGGTCATAGTATAATGACTTTTTACAAACTGGACAACTTTTCCTAAGAACTTCAAGATTGTTCTCATAATGCCAATAAACTTCTGGCTCACTATTTGTGTTATCCATTAAGCCTCCCTATTATATTTAGCAACTAGTTTAGCTTTGGATCTCCCACACTTTCATAATAATATTTGCCTTCACATAATGCTACATAAATCTCGCCCAAATCTTCTTGAGCAGCCTTTATAACTTCATCCTTGTTAAACCCATTGGTCTGAGATAGTTCATGAAGTTGAACACCCAAAGTATTCAACAATGCCCAAACTGTGACCCCAGCATGCTGTTCTTGATCACAAACAACTTCAATCTTAGATTGAAGTTCATCAGCCTTTTCATAGAACTCCTCAGACTCAGCTTCTGATATTTCCAAATCTTCCTTACTATATGTATTCATATTACTCCTCAAATTTATCTGGACCTGTTAAGGTACTTAGCTGTTCTCTTGTAATGTACCAATGCCAATAAAGAGAACCACACTTAGGACAACCTGGTCCATAATATTGTCCAAACTGGCCCACACCATCAAACCAGCGATGATAACATTTATAACAAATCATCATACAAGTCATATAACAATCAACTTCGTTCTCTTACCTAATGATGCAGCATACTTCATAGTCCAACAACCACCTGACTTAATGTGATCTGAAGTGTGACAATGGTAGCAAGAAGAAAATCTCATGTCATTGTAACCAGGTGGATATTCTTTCACAGTTATACAAACAACCAAATCAGATGCCTTAGCAATCTGAATATTGCGTTGCTTGTAACCACCTTCCCATCTTTCAATCTTTGGTGGAAACTCTCTGGTTGAAATACCAAGACTCTTGGCCTCTTCTATGGCCCAAATATCTATCCCTCCTCTTGGACAAGCACCAGAAACCACTTCACCCAAAGCATAACTAACCAGTTCCTCGTTACAGATTTGCCGGATTGCTGCTCTGGCCTTTGCTTCTGTTTCTGGAGTAAACTTTATGGATTCACTGCCAACAATGCCTATGATCATAATATATCTTTCAAAACTGCAGCTACATGCTCAGCATATAGAATTTTGTTTCTAATCTTGCCTCGAGCAGCTGGATGAATAATCTTCAAATGAGGTATCTTTGCTCTGGTAAGTCTCTTTGATGCCTTTGCTCCCATGGCTACAATTGGTCCTTTGTGGTTTCTTATTCTTGTAATGGCGCCGCGTTCAAAAGCATTATCAAATATCCTTGGTCCTCTGAAGCCAATCATTTCAAATGCATCAAATAACTGTTTGGCTGCTAGTCTGCCATTTTCCCAACGGACATTCATCCGGATAGCGGTTTTTGATCTCTTTTCGCCTACAAATAAAATAATGTTCATTCTAATATCGCAATTCGTTTCCATTCACCACAATATTCATCCAATGGTACTGGTGGATGCTCCCATTGAGTATAGGGCGATCCGCTGGCATGTGCATAAATAACAGGTATAAGCGGATAGCGATGACATCGTTTTGGAGCATCAGGAAAATCATCTGGAAATATTAATGACTTATCTTTCCTAGCAAAATGACAGTTTCCGCAACACCTAGACATTAGAATATATCAATGATAAGAAGAGTGATCTATGAACCTCGAACATTTACTTTATCCATCATATGAACTAAAGCACGAATGGTTTCTTCTGCTGAAAGATCAGTTTGCTTAACCTGGTTTTCAACCAAGATAGTATAGACGTCGGGTCCATGCTCTTGTTCAAAATGAGTAGGACTAGAAATCACCCTAATCTTTCGGTCTGATGTTTCGGCGACTAGCATTCTTATCCTTACATATCAATCTTGTCACGGAATCCCTGAAACACTGGGAACCGAGGCAAATCCTTTACACCAACTTCAAAATAGCGGTACTTGATAAACTTGCCATTCAAAGCAGATCGATGACGCCAATATTTCTTTCTCTCATCAGCATCAAAACCAGTGCCAACATTGAACCGGACACCAGTCTTCAAATCCTCAACAATGAAAGAGCCCAGAGTACCTTTACCAACCATGCCATCCTTTTTGCTGGAACGTTCTGTGTGACCAAAAACATCCAGAGTGGCCTCATTAGTATTCTCTAACTCCTCCACTGCTCCTACAATCACTGCCTCACTATCCTTAAATCGGCGGACCTTCAGCATGAATCCCTCATTGGCTGTAGAGCGGCCGAACTTATAGGGTGAATCCAGACTACGCAGAATCAGTCCCTCATAACCAAGCTGAAGGACCTTCTCCTCATAGGCACGCAGAGCAGTATCATCATTGATCTGAACCTGCTGCAAAATCACTACACGATGTGGTAGTTCTTTACAAGTAGGATAACCAGATCGCCATTTGCCCTGAAGCAATCTCTGATTGCGCTGAACAAAGGTCTCATTTGGAAAATTTACCATGTCAAAAACATAAAACATAAAGTCTGGCTGTCCTTCAATGGACATCACCGCACTATTGGTGACACGGTAGACATCCTTAGCATTCGGTGAACCAACAATCAGTTCACCATCCAGACCTTCAAGTTCAGGATACTGAGAAAACCATAGCTCAACAAATTTGTTTGGAAACAGTTTTCCTGACCTGGAAAAGATTTGGGCGACTCCATTCACCTTTTCTACAATCCCACGGACACCATCCAGTTTGGCACTAGCCATAACTGGATATCTAATAACCTCTGGAGCCTCAACAGCAAGCATGGGCTTTTTCATGTGTAAATCACCGCGTCATCATTCTCATTAATAAAATCAATACAGGCTCGATTCAGTGCGGCCGCAAAGCGATCTGCTACTTCCTTTGAAAGGCATGAGCCTATGGTAAAGTCAGTGTTGTGAGTTTTAATCTCCCAAAACTCCTCTGGATTCACATTCGGATTAGCATCCGCTAATACTACTCCAGGGACGGGCACTACATGAAAAGGATGCCAGTACTTAGCCATGATGAGACACCTTCGCCAAATATTGGGCAATAGTATTATGAACTACAGAAGACAAATTACCAAGTGATACATCGCTGAAACTAGGACCATAGTTATTCAAACGACCATGCTTTTCAGCCTCAACGATAGTTTGTAAAAGAGTCAACAACTCATCTCGTTCCTTACGAGCAACATCACGCTGACGTGTCAGATTTGTTATGATGTGTTGGTAATCTGAAGGAGATACAGTCTTCATATCACCAGATCATACACACTTACGTAAAATTCACCAGGTTCGCCATTGAGATGAGTAAGCTGGCCCACTAATACAGTATCACCATCAATTTCGAGGACTTCAACATACTCAGCAACTGACCCCAAAACGGCATTAGCCTTTAGGGTAACTATCTGACCAACCTCTAAGCTCATTATTGTCTCCTACCTAATGAAGACCATTATACTCTTACAGAGATAGGAAGTAAAGCACTATAAATGATTGTAAATCAATATGTTAGGATGGATTATCTGGAAGAATGGCATCTTTTTGAATTTCTTGCCACAAATCTTCATCATTTTTGACTTCAACCTTGATGTTTTGAAGTTCTCTTTGGACCTTTTCATCAATAGCAGCCTGCTGTCCGGAACGACGGCGAAACTCCATTTGTCTCCAGTCCTCAAACTCTTTAGTCTTAGTCATGCGCACAAAGGCCATTTGTCTGTTCTGTCTTTGAGAACGTGTGTCCTCAGCATAACCACGAGCACCTGAAGGAGGATGCTTGCAATGCACTGCTGATGATGTTTTATTTTTCGCCTGACCACCATGGCCAGTCCCTCTTGTATAAGACCACTCACAATCTTTGGCTGTGACTGAAAACAGAAGTCTACGGGATTCAACTATATTACCTGGCTTTAAATTTTTTATGTTTATTGAGCTCATAGGCTAAACAGATTGTTCGTTTTTTAGTGAAATAATTTCTGGACCACTTTAACCAAGTCACAGGATATTTAGCATTGAAAGCAGAAGGATGAACTAGTTTGAATCGTATATAAGGCTCATACCAACCAGTAAAGGTGTGATCAATCATGAATCTAGAACAGTCAGGAGGATCCCAACGACTATGTCTTCTTTTTTTCATTAACTATTTGCATCAACTGATTGGTAATAATCGTGGCCTTGACTATTTCTTCTTGTGGCCGTTCATCATATCCATAACAGTTTTCAACCATATATATATGGTTGAATTCAACCATATAACCTGCTTCTCTAGCAGCAATATGTAATTCATCAATGGTATTGTCCCAAAGACAACGAACTTTTTGATTATTATATGTTAGAGTAACCATAGTATAAACCATAGTATACCAGGTATAGGCGCTGGTGCAATTGACCATCATATCTGTAAAAGTACGATGAGTTATAACCTCTAGTATATCTCTAAGTTCATCCTCATATATTTTGATATTATCATTTGACATAATATTTCCTGAAAACAGAAGCATTTATATTGGAACCCCCGACAGGACTCAAACCTGCATTTACCTGGTTCGTAGCCAGGGCCGTATTCATTCCGGTCACGAGGGCAAAACTGGATCCATCACTGGGACTCAAACCCAGATTTGTGCCTTACCAAAGCACTGTCCTAATCACTTGGACGATGACGGAAAATATTTCCTATGATCCTACCTGAAGGCAAATGAATCCATTGACTAATGCCTTCTATGGTAATAACTCTTATATCTCTACCTGTATCATGAACCTTATCTATCTTAGGATCAAACTCATGAACATCGCCGGTGCATTCATCAAGAATGAATGTAGGAACACCAAAGTAATAAGGAGACACCAAATCCTGTTGTGAAAAATATTGCGAATAGTAATCATTTGAACAAGGATGGGTGTGATATAGACCTTTCAACGTTGCTCCTGGTAAAAGAAGCCTAGTCACATCAACAGTTACTGCTGCTACATTCTTATTAGTAACAGGAAACATAGAATATTGATATTGACCTTTATAAAGGACAATGATGCCACCATATTCCCACTTCTTGGCATCGTCTATTTTATTGATATATTTCAAAGCATGAATAGCTGTAGTCTCTAGTTCATTTGACATTGATATCATGGGAACTAATAAAAAGAGACTAAGGAAGATAGCTTTGAGCATTCAATATTTAGGGTTTCAAACTACCTCTTGTTCAATGAGGATCGCCTGCCAGCGACTATACAACACATAGGTGGCAGCCAGGATAAGTTGTATTAGAGTTTGAAACATTCTGGTAGTGAAGGATGGTTATGCTCCATCGTCTATGGCTTATGAAACCACCGCTCTCCTATTGAGCTACTTCACCAAATTTGGTGCCTCCACCAGGATTTGAACCCGGACCCTACCGCTTAAAAGGCGGAGCTCTATCACACTTGAGTTATGGAGGCATGAATTGGTAGGTCCAGTCGGAACTGCCCCGACATCCAACACTTTAAGAGAGTGAGCTCTATCTGATTGAGTTATGGACCTGAAAATGGTGCGCGGATGTGGAATCGAACCACATTCTCAACTTCTTCAGAGTTGCGCTGATGTCACCAGACTAGCTCTCCACGCATGAATTTTTCATAATCTTCTTTTTCTAAAATGATTAGTTTTCGTTCAGGATAGGTGGCAAGAATAATATTCATTTTCTTTCGGTCATTACCCCACCAATAACCTTTTATCTCTAACCAAATATCCAACATCGGAAGATAAAAATCTGGCGCATATGATTTCCATTGGCCATCCATTTGATATTTCCAAACATCATTATTTGTTGATGGTTTATTCCATTGAATATTAAGTTCATTTAGTTTAGTAGCTATATCGCGTTCCCAAGTACCTTGAACTTTTATTCCAGAAACTTCATACCATTTGGATTTACCACCACGATTGTGTAAGGACTGTTCAATACTCAATCGTTGTCTTGCTTCAAGACACATAGGTGGAGGTTTCCAACCCTTATTCACTCTATCTCGAAGTTCTATAGCAACATTTGCCGCATATGCAGCTACTCTGTTATCAGTTTCTTTTGATAGACCTCTGTTCCAAGCCTTTCTGGGTTGTTTAGGAAGTATACTAGTGCTAATATTAGCACAACCTTTCTTAGTATGCCAATATAATCCACTAGTAGTTGTTTCCTTATGACAACTTATACAAGAACACCTAAGTTTATATTTGTCCATATGAATTTATTTAGTACAGGGACGTGCTAATCTGTCTCAGCTAAGAACGCTTGGTGCCCCCGACAGGAGTCGAACCTGTAAAACCTTGTTTTTGAAACAAGTACGTATACCATTTCCGTCACAAGGGCATATTGGACTCCCTGACTGTCAGTTCAGTCTCAGCTGCAGCTGGCAAACTTCGCGTTCTAGAAAGGCAAAGTGCAGGGAGATAAAAAATGGTGGAGTTATAGACCTGTAATAAGGCGTGATAGCTTTCAAACCCCATGCTATCAACTTATCAGCTGGCGGAGCATATAGGATTCGAACCTATGTGATGAGTTTAATCATCAAGTTGTTTAGCAAACAACCGTCATCAGCCTCTCGACCAATGCTCCTTAGAATGGAGGAAGGCTGAGGTATCGCGCCCCAAGTGATTCTTCACCACTCCCATCGCTTTCAAGGCGAGTTCTATGCTTCATAGATTAACCTTCCAAATATTCCGAAATGCGAGGCTCGGAATAACACCATCACAGGCTATCGCAATATGTCCTGTGTCTGATTGGTAGGTGACCACGGTACTGCCCCGCGTTCTCACAGTAATCGGCTGTGGGTTTTGCTATCTAAACTAGTCACCCATAAAATCATTCAATTGATGCGAAAGCCTTTGCTGCCTGAAGATCATTTGGATAGTTCTTCATATGACGACGGAGCTTGCGCTTTTTGTTCCTCAATTCAGTGGCCAGAGCCTTGTATGATGTGCAAAAGTTTTGATTGCGACCATACTTACGGTTTTTCTTTCCACCTTTCTTGTGGGCTGTTTTCATGACACATTACCTCTTCGGTTTAACTACATGTCATAAAAACCTCCTATTAAGTTGAATGTTACTATTTATTTGGATCATCCCCTTGGTTCCGCCCCAAGATTGCCGATTTCAGAGACCGGAGTACTACTATTGTACTAGGGATGAATAACTGGATCACCGACTTGGATTCGCACCAAGATTAGATGGGTCAAAGCCACCGGTCCTGCTATTAGACGATCAGTGAATAAAAATGGTGCTTCCATCCAGTGCTGCCCTGGATATTCCTGATTGAGAATCAGGTGACATAGCTAACGTTGTCTATGGAAGCAAATTGCTGATATACCCTGGTATAGGAGATTACCAAATAAGCCAAGTATGTTAGTGGTTGTATCGAGCAACCTTCTCCTTGTTCAAAGCAAGGTGATCTGCCATTTAATCTAACTAATTAGTAAACTTTGCTTACTTTTTATCCATCACAGGACTGCGATCAGCAAACGCAGAAGGAGCGACTGGATGGAATCAAACCACCTACCTTCCAAAGGACTAACTAAAGCCAATGGCTGCTCTATCATTGAGCTACAATCGCAGAAATGGAGCCTTGTAGGAGATTCTAACTCCTGTCTCTGACTTGGAAGGCCAGGGCCCGAACAACTAGACCAACAAGGCATGAAATGGTACCCTTGGCAGGACTTGCACCCGCACACCTTTACGGCGACTGGTTCTAAGCCAGTTACGTCTTCTAATTCCGTCACAAGGGCAAAAGCTGGGTTGGATTTATCAAATAGCCCTGACATTATCGTGGCCATAGCCCTGATAAATCAGTCTATTTGAAACGAGAGTCCCAGCACTCCGTATAGGATGCCTCACAAATGTAACGTTGAGTATTTTATCGACTTATTACCATGTAGCCTAGTTAGATAAGCTTTGGCAGGTCCACGAACAGGCCGCGCTCTAATCTCGCTTCAACTTCAGAACTGCACTGACATTTATGAGACATATTTTAACTTGAAACTGTTTTTTCTATGGCTATCTTTGCTGCTTCTAATGTTCGGTAGTAACCATACACTTTGTACTCTAGACTTGTCTTTACTTCTACTAATGAAGCCACCCATATACTTCCATATGGTTGAACCAACCCAATAAGTTTTTCATTTGAATCAAAATATTCTAAAGAAACTTCTGATAATAGATTCTTATTACCTTTAGCATCTTTCCAATCAGGCTTTACCCAAACACCACCACTCATATTATAAACTCCTATGAATTGGAATCCCCAGCCAGACTTGCACTGGCAACCTGCTCCTTAGGAGAGAGCCATTCTTTCTATTGAACTATGGGGACTTACTTGACTGATAAATCTTTGACGAGAGCCTTACGCATTTTCTGCCTAATAGCATCCATGTAACCATTTTTACGAATGTGCTTATAGGCCAGATTGGTTTCATCAAACTCTGAATCACCCTTGGCGCAAATCTCTGCTCTCTTATCTTTGATAGAATCTTTCAGTTTATCTAACTGCTGATAGCTTGCTTTGGGATCTCTTACAAGATCAACTATTTTCTTGCGCCATCTGTCAGCAATCCCAGCTACCTTGTCTTCATCAAAATCTGGTATCTGATATTCTGGTTGAGTAACCCATTTGTTGTCTTTGATAGAATACTCTCCATCAGAGCCAGCCTTGCTGTCTAGATCACAAATGGTCATTTCCATGGGAATACCATAGATACGAATATCATGATCACGTTTGAATAGTTTCTTCTTTGTTTCAAAGAAGTTCTCTAAGAGGTCTTTGTTGGCTTTCTTGAAATCAGCCATGTCAACATAGATATTAATGTCTATATCTGACTTGGCTGTCCAAGTATAATTTGCCATGGAACCAACTAGTCTGATGTCTTTTGTATCAATAGGAACACCACAAAAATCAATGAAGGTATTCACAATAGCCAGGAGACCCTTACGGACCTCTGGTTTCATTTCCATGCCATCCCAAATCTTAGGACAGAGGGTTTTGTGATATTCAACTTTGATGTCTGCCATGAGACTATTTATGGATTTGGTAGACCATGAGAGTGCTGCCCTCTCTATTTCGCCTTGAAAGGGCGATGACATAGCTAACGTTGTCTAATGGTCCGAATAAGCGTGGGCGTAATAGCCTTTATACGAAAATCGCGTGCCATAAACACTTGCATTGAATGGGTGGCCAACCTATTCAATGGTCTGCTGGAATCGAACCAGCATTTCCCACTACGAAAAATTGGAGTATCAGGTCAGAATCGAACTGACACATAACAGTTTTGCAGACTGCTCCCTTAGCCATTTGGGTACTGACACATAATATGGAGGGAAGAATGGGATTTGAACCCATACATACGACATTCACAGTGTCGGGACTTAGCCAGTTTGTCAATCTTCCCAAAATTTGGCGCCTGAGACGGGACTTGAACCCGCATTTACTTGCGTGACAAGCAAGTGTCCTACATTAAACGACTCAGGCATGAAATGGTGCGCGTACAGGGATTTTAACCCTGGTCTCAACCTTGGCAAGGTCGCATACTAAACAGGCTGTACTATACACGCATTGGCGACCCCAGATGGATTTGAACCACCACACGCAGTTTTGGAGACTGCAGTCCTGCCAGTTAGACGATGGAGCCATTGAATTGATGTCAGCCGCAAGACTGACGGGGCAAACTCGGACATTTGAACCCAAACAAGGATTTGCGCCTTGTGATTTGGTAGCGGGTCTGTGATTTGCACACAGGATCTTGTGGTTATGAGCCACACGAGTTGCTACTTCTCCAACCCGCAATATCCTTACAATCTGGTTGTCAATTCAACCCCAGGATTCTAGACCAGAGCACGGTTGCGGCTCAGATTGTATTTGGTATCCCTACTAGGACTCGAACCTAGATTGTGCTCTAATCTGGAGCCAAGGACGGTTTATAAGGCCGTTGTTTTGCCATTAAACTATAGGGACAAATTTGGTCGGAGTGGCAGGACTCGCACCTGCGATAACCGAGTTCCAGGCTCGGGAAGATTGCTGCTACTTTACACTCCGAAAATTTATCAAATACGTATCTATCCTTGATTGTATTTGATCTCTAAATCTACTATGAATATACTGATGATGAGTTGGGCATAATGGAACCAAATTTTCTGGTCTGTTATCTTCATGATTTTCATTTACATGGTGAGCGGCAACTATATTTTGCTCGCTACAGATCAAACATTTTTTGCCATGATGCCTAAAACAAATCGTTCGATAGGTCAACGATTCTTCATTTTGAGAAGAACCTCTTGGCTTCAAAAGATTAGAACATTTATAAGAACAAGTTACATTTTGTGCATAGTTCTTTATAGGAACATGACATATAGGACATAACTTTGTATTCAATGGATTTAGATAACAAAATGATTTATGTCTCATTATCATGGATCTTGAATATAATTTATTACAATAATCGCAGTTCTCTTTTATTGTAGTAACATTTACACCATTCTTCATCAAGTTGTTGACATTTACAATCCGTTCTGGATTTTGCTTACAACGAATTTGATGTTGTACTTGCTGTTTTCTATTCTTATTTGTTCGATTACAAAACTTACATTCTAACATACATCATCCATTTTAGTCAGGCTGATGTATTTAGTTGGTCAGGATGAGAGGACTCGAACCTCCGATTACGTGCGCCCAAGGCACGGGCCATAGCCACTAGGCGACATCCTGGGCAAAAGATTAAAATTGGTACACGCGACTGGACTTGCGCCAGTATATCCCTGCTTGTAGGGCAGGTCCGCACCTATTTCCGGACACGCGTGCGCTGAAAATAATTGGCCCTCTTATCCTAAAGGGCAAAGGTTCAACTGAACTCTGACATTCTGTTGAATGTAGTTGGTGGACCGTAGCGGTAACGCTCCGCTTTCTCCGCGGTGCAAACGCGGCATAATACCTTCTATACTAACAGCCCAAATTTGGCGCGGCGGTATTGACTTACATCAATGCACTTATCGTCCAAAGCCTGCTTGTTCAGGCAGGATGGCCGCATATATGGAGCGGCGGCACTGATAAATCAGTACACTTACCTTCCTAGAGCACGAAACAAGTTTCGCGCTGTCAGCGTAGGATGGCCGCATATATGGCGTGGTGTGAGGAGTGTATGCCCCAACTTACCAACCATCTCCTGATGGTTGACCACATAAAATGGCGTGGCGTTGCTACTTATTCCTAGCAAACTTACCGACTGAAGGCAACATAAGCTACCTAGTAGGCCACATATAAAATGGTGAGTGTCGTAGGAATCGAACCTACTCAGTCATAAGACAGCAAGGTTACAGCTTGCTGCGCCTCTCCAACTGCGCCGGACACTCGATATTCGTTCCATTTGTTACCAACAACTATTGATGATCTAACACCAATCAAAGCACTTTTTGGTATCAAATATTCTTCCCCAGATTTTGTAATCACATAAAGAATATCATAATCCAACTCATTAGCATATTTTTGAACTTTATCGCCCAAAGATCCACCAATCAATCTCAGTTCAACTATATAAGTTGATTTTGTTCTACCTATCTGTGATGTAGTCTTAACTTGAACCTTTTTCAAGGTTCCATTATCATCAATAATCAAATCATAATCCTGACTATCCGTCAAAGGAATAGCAACTGTATAACTACGACGTGTAAAATACGCGATAGCTGACCCTAGACCATAATCACCTTGCTTTTTACTATTTTTGAAATTCAAAATACCTCCCGAAAATGAACGGTCTTTGAACACCTAAGTTCGGGAAGGACCGTGAGCCCATGTATTTGGAACCCCCGACAGGACTCGAACCTGCATGTATCTGGGTAGAAACCAGAGCCGTTATTCCATTCCGGTCACGAGGGCAAATTTGGCTGCTTTGGTAGGACTCGCACCCACAACCTCCTGATTAACAGTCAGGGGCATCTACTTTGATACTACAAAGCAATTGGTGCCTCATCTCAGACTTGCGCTGAGTTCTGCGGCTTACAAAACCGCTGCATCGCTATCTATGCTTATGAGGCGAAATAGTGCGGTAGCAATCCATGGGGCACAACCACTTCTAACGCTACCGGAATCTGTGCCATCTACCATTATAACTAATAATCAACAATGTATAATCATAGACTGTGAGTTTCCTGCCTGACTCGGACATTCGGCAAGTCATGGAGTTATTTCCACTTATACACGCGACTATGGGAAAAACATTTTTTTTCAAATCAACTGCTAGGAGATACATTTTTCCAATAACCTCGGCAGTCAATGGTCTCCATGAAAAAAGGTAGAGACCAACCCCAAAATGCTTCTGTTTTCAGTGGAGCACTAATAGGCTTACCCACGTGGCTGGCACAACAGGTTGCTACCTCTGTTGTGAGTTCCATGCTGGCTTCCGGTTTCGGTTGATGTCCCTAGTGCGGTTGAACCAACATCCCAATCAAGAGACCTATTATAGGTCTAATCATTCAAAAAGTAAAGTATAATATTGTCTCCTTCAACTTCAAGAAGGCATATTATACGTCAAAAATCTACTAAGTAAAGCTTATTTAGCCCAACAATATCAATCAGTTATACAATATCAAAACAAGTTATTGATTTTCAATCAAATATAGTCTGCTGCTGTTTCGGCCATCTGGATTTTATGGCCTTGCGATAAGTTCAAAGTATCGCAACTCTTGAAAGCGAGAGGCACGCAGCAACTCCTTGGTGTTTATTTAGCTGGCTTAACATGGATTTTTGATAACAACACAATCTTTGTAACCAGGAACATGACCAAATCCGCAATCACAACAAAATACTTCTCGAAGACAACCTTCCATTATTTTATTATGACTAAAGCCACACTGTGGACAAAAACTTTCTTTCAACTGTTCAGATTTTTCATGAAACGGATTTCTTGCCTTAGATTTCGTAACAGTTTTTCTAGTGCGTCGTTTGATAGACGTGCTGCGCCTTTTGGACTTACGTGTATTTCGCTCCCTGACTTTGTTAACATAACGTTCCTCAAGTTTCTTGAAATTTGTTTGTATAATCTCTTTGAGAGGGATCTCATACCTATTAGCAAGCTTGACAATATAGTATAATACATCGCCCATTTCCTCTTTCAACTTTTCTTTGTCTAAAATGTTTTTCTTTGGATCTCTGGCATGCTTCTTTAGCAATTCAAGAACTTCACCACATTCACCAGCCAGACCCATGGCCATGATATAATCATTTCTCCAGGACTTCCTACTATACTTTCCATATCCCCAGATATGTTCTACCCAGGCACTGAAAGCCTTTAGAAATGCTTCATCGCTATAGTTCAAATAACTATGAAAGGATACCCTAAGTTTGATATCTTCAATATCCTGCATCAGATAACCCTCAATGAAACCAATACTATTGTCAGGAAGCCCATCAATACCAAAATCCAACCCACTCTTACAAATTTAATCACTTTATTTCCTTCATTTGTTTAGCAATATCAGCATAGGCTACAGGCATTCTTGGAATGGTATAACCTTCTGTTTCAATCCAAAGTTTGGCACCACAAGAAAGAGGATTGTCTGGTTGATAGACCAAAGAACAAGGACCAACCATGTCTATGGCCATGCAATAGATTACTTCCTTCGTTTCTGTATCTTCTATACGGATAGGAGGAAGCTTGTTACCATATTTCTTGTTATGACGGATGACCTGTTGATTAACGTGTATTCTTTTCATGCTTATAATAGTCTGGTAATATAAGTTGTTTCATTTCATTAGACCAGTTCTTGGTCATCATATAATAAGCTTCCATTTCCTTCTTGGAAGGGACTTGGTCTTTCTTCTTGAATGGTATCACATTAGCCATGATAGTTCTTCCATTTTTTTGGAATATCCTCACACATCATATAAATCATACCAACCACCAAAGGTAGAGCCAATAAGGACCAAAGATTGATACGTGCTGCCAAAATCAACAAACCTATTGCTGATAAACCCCACCATATAGTGAATATTATATCTAAAAGCCAAAACTCCCAAGCACTCTTTTTCATAACTATACCTTTTCTATAAAACCTTTTCTATAAACTCTACCTGTGCCCAAGGCACCAAATCTGATTTGTAAACAGTCAATGCACGAAGTTCTACATACCCACCAGTGATGGCCATGATCTTGCGTTCACCAGTAATCACTCCCATGCGAACTTTCCAAACCTCTCCAACTTTAATAGATTGATCAGTCATTATCTTGCTCCAATTCGCGTGCTTCTGTACGTGCTTCATCCCGTTCGCGCTTCTCCGGTCCGGCGAGAGCGGCGCGCGCAATGTCGATAGCGTTCTGGATATTAGCCATCAAACGATCTTTGGTTGCGATACTGCCGCATTGATTGAGCTTCGCGCCGATCTGCTCCAGCGCTGCGCGCAAGTGCTCATTTTCCTTTGCCAAATCAGCAACGATAGTCATCATTTTGTGTTTTGAATCTTTCTTTGTTTCTACCTCGCGTTCCAAGCGGTCTATATCATGACATGCAGCATCCCAATTAGCACGCATATTCTTACAATCTGATTCAAGAGAAGCAATCTTCCTATCCTGTATCTCAATTACACTAGCAGCCTGATCAACCTCTTCATCAGTAGTAAAACTACTACAAGGACAAGTAGGACCACACCTACAACCTTCTGGACGACTACAACCACCAGAATAACAACCACAACGGCATTCACCGCGTAGACGTTCAATCAATTCATCATTTGTACTCATCGTGTAAACCACCAAATAAGTAATGCGACTGCTCCTGCACTATAAGCAAGAGCAACACCACGAACATATCCGCGCCAAAAAGGAGTTAGTCGTTTCACTTTAAATTCTCTGTATAGAATGAAAGTAAATAAACAATACCTTCACCAGATACTTTATAAAAGATTTGGAGTCTGCATCCTCATGGATACTTACAACTTTAACTTTCTTTCCATTGACTTTGCGATCCTTAGACGCAATCTCCAAAACCTGACCAACTGTAAAGGTATTCATTAGTCCTCTGGAATCAGTTCAAGCACATCACTACGAACCCAGATTGTTTCACCAAGCAAAGAACGACGAACACCCACAAACTTTTCGCCATCAACATATTTAACCTGGTTCTTGGAAATGATATATTCCAAACCATTCAATTTGTTTCGATAGCGTCTAATACTAGCAGCTGCTGATTTCATATTTTGTTCTTCCAACCAAAGTATATCTTGATCAGTAAAATCTATAGTAAATTTCTTGAATTTTTTATTCATCAAATCCTTCATTTGGATTCCAACGCCATTTTTCCTTCTTGCCTACCTTATGAATCCTCTTTCCACCATCACCAGCATGGCGATCATTCTTTCTTTTCTTCTTGCGCTTTTCCTTCTGTTCAAAATGATCACTGATAAAACCTTCTGGATCTTTATCTTCTACTTCATCAATCATGGCGTTCATGATCCTTCCAATGCTCCTTAAATCGTTCTATTAAATGTTGTTGACGACCAAATGCTTCAATCTCTTCTGGACTTTCATAGTATCCATCAGAGTCCCCAGGTTTGGGTTCTTCAAATATTTCGCCTTTGTAACAATAACGTGTATCATCAATCTCAACCAACTCACCAGATAAATATTGTTTGACATGGACCAATTCATGAAAAAGATATTCTAATATAAGTTGCGTTCTTTTTAACTGGTTTTTTACTTCTGGTTTAAAAAATTCTTTGTTCACCCAAATATAGCATCTTTTTCTTTTACCAGTACCATCATAATGACATGTTCCAGCATTGTCCTTGTCTTCTTCAGATGGCATGCTAAAATTGATTATAATAGAACAATTTTTCTTATATAGATCATCCAACAGATAATCTAAAGTGAATTTGGTAGCATAACGTATCAGTGTCCTATCACTTTTAGAGAAGTGCCCACGTATGAGGATCATGTGCCATAAAGCCTCCTAACTGGATGCATTATTTAGCACAACACCATATTTTAGACAGCATTCTCCTCATTCCATGACTTAATAACATCACTCCAAAGCCAACGCATGAAGAGAACTCCAAGACCAAATCCACCAAGAAGACCAAGCAAAAACATATTAAACATCATAAAGTTACCTTGAATTCTCTGTTTTAGGTTGCCAAATCAATTCACCATTCTGATCTTTCAACTCATCCCAAGAAGTCTTGTGATTGAGTGGACGATCATTATAGTAGATACTTTGATATGCAAATGGATCATTTTCTTCAGCTGAATAGAAATCTTCATCAGCTGTTGGTTCTATTTTCTGTAACCAGGCTACAGGACAGGCACCCAATGTTCCATCAATATCAACTTCAACAAAAAGTATATTCTTATGCACACCATGAATACCAAAATCTAGCTGGCCTGTTTCAATGCCTGACTTCACTATGGCTATAACACCATACAACTTTTGTGCTGATGTCTTACAATACCACTCAGGTGGCACATAGTAACAAAGGTCTCCTTTCTTTAACATTTGTCTACCTTCAAAAGGATTGTATGTTTATTTATTCTACCACTAGTCTTGGTAGGCTTTGTGCTCAAAGCATCAACAATCTTTCTGGCCTGACGGGATGTCATGTCCAGGACCTTGGGCAATACTTCCAAAGGTTTCCTGAGCATTTTGGTTGTAGAGGTAGAGGTATCAAAGTTCTGAATAGTAGTACTCTTGACTGTCAGTCCTTCACCTTCCCTAGCCATATAATGCGTCAGGTATCTGTACTGTGTATTGAATGTCCACAAACTCTTAGCACCAATCAAGGAAGTAGGATCAATGGACTCAACCTTGAACTGGTCTGACTTCTTCATGTAGTTCAAGGCACCCACAACTTTCTCAGGCTTGAGTACCTTTTGCTTCCTGGGTGCACGGATAGCATTCTTGTTTTTACGAATGCGCTCCAGGTCAGTCAGTACCTGTTCATATACCTCTGGCTTTTCCAACTGTGTTTGGATAAGCTTGATTTCCTCAACCATGTAACCTACATGGAGAGGCTTTACACCAAGACTATTAGCAAACTCATACCAGTTAGCATCACCAGCCGTGTTAGCATCCATGCGACTTTCAATCGCACCAACATAGTCCAAAGCTTTGGCTTTGGTAGCAGCCTGGATGTCAAACTTTGGCTTCTCTGCTTGCTTTACTTCAAGCTTGGCTGTATGCTCCTTGAACAGTGACTTCATCTCAAGATAAGTCTTCTGTTCCTTTTCTGGAAATAGGAAGCCTCGACTGAGCAATCGCTCAGCCCAGGCTAGTGTCTGGAACCGCGTAGCAGTCACGACATCGGTATCCAGATATTCTGATGCCTTCTTGTCTGAAGCATTATCATTGTACCAACGGAAGGCCTGTATAAGACCTGCTGTAGTCAAAGTTGTCGGTGTGTTGGCTAGTGGCTCAGATAGAAAAGGAGGTGTGGGTAGTTCCAACGCATATGAACGTGCCATTTTAGACAATCTCCGTCTCGCGCTCTTCTATGGTGATCGTATCACCCAACTCAAGTTCAATAGTTGACCAAAGTGCTGGCAGGCAATCATGACCAAAGCCTGCTGGTGACTTCCGTAATGAGATCCGATCTAACTCACAACCAAGGCTATTTCGTAAAACAGCCTCACGGATGGTCCTGAACTCACTCATCGTACTTCTCCTGGCGGACGAGGAGAGACCAACGCACGCCTATTTCGACACCAGTCGCAACCACCATCACTTTCTGGGTCAGAAGTGTCATCAGAGGTGCAATCCGGACACAGAGCTTCTTGCAGTGCCGCGCGCAGCTGGTCGCGCTCCTCCCAAAGCTTCTCGATGGCTTCGCGTGCCTCGGTGCTCAATTCATCTGGCGTGTCATCCTCATTGAAGACTTCGGCCAGTCGGTTACACAACCCATGTAAATCACGTTTAGTGTTCATGGTTATCTCCTACTTGAGGTAATCATTATACTCTTACAGAGACAGGAAGTAAAGCACTATAACTTGTGTAATATCAATCAGTTGTGATCTACTTGAATTTCGAGTTCAGTCTTTCTTCTTGGACTGGTATGAATGATAACGTCCTTGACTCTATCTACCCTGAATGATCTCCAGTCTTCCTTATCCAAATCCCACACACTTATTTTTTCTCTGTTGGTACTGACAATGTCTTCAAACATTTCATAGAGAGTACAATTCATTACTCTTTCCTCACCATTCATTTTGGTAAAGGTCACGGTAACTTCGGGATAGGCATGAAGAATATTCATCAAACTATCATAATCAAACTCACTCATACCTCTTCAACCTCATCCCAAGATTTGAAAGCACAAGAAAGACGAAAGTCCTCTATATCATCCTTCTCTGGTTGCTCATAAAACTCTAAAACTCCGGCATCATTTACTTCCATGTGATTAGCCTTGAGTCTCTTCTTTGTTTTCTTGATAGTAACTTCATATGTTTTCATAATGATTCACTCACAATATTGTTTGCTTTGACTGCACTAAAAATCAAACAACCTGCATTATAACGCATTTCTCGATGCTTTCTATCTGAAATCAACTTATCTTTCTTCTCTTTTAGAAGTTTGAAATACTCTAATGCTTTATGTGGAAATCTTTCAGCAGTCATGTAATAGATTTCAATATCCTGACACACCAAAGCAGCCACCTGCCTATATTGATCTGGATCATTATCCTGAATATCATCACTCATGATTTTCACTAATCCCCTTCAGACCAAATTTAATGATTTCAATAAGTCCCTGACGATTCAACACAACTGGTCTAGAAGTATCTGTCAGCTGATCTCTGAAGATAAAGGTCAAACCACCACCGGTGTTCAAGTTGATATCTACCAACTCTTCCTTTGGATTATCAAAATACAAATTCAAAGCATCCTTGGCTCTTTCATGACCAATGGAACACTGATATACAACTTTCTTTTCTTTAGCCATTCAATCTACTCCTAAAATAATGAACTGTCTTCTCTAAGCCTTCATCCAAAGAAACTTTTGGTGACCAGCCTAACTCATTGATTGCTGATATGTCTGGACGACGACGTTCTGGATCATCTTCAGGCAATGGCTGATATACTATATTACTGGTAGATTTTGTAATAGTCAATATTTTCTCTGCCAATTCATTCATGGTTATCTCTTGTGGATTACCCAGATTGACTGGCGTCTTGGTATTACTAATCATCAAAGTCAAAATAGCCTGTATCAAATCATCAATATAACACATAGAACGTGTTTGATTTCCAGAACCACAGATAGTCAATGACTCTCCTCTAAGTGCCTGTACTATTAGATTACTTACTACCCGACCATCATTTATGGCCATGTTGGGTCCATAGGTATTGAAAATCCTACCTATGCGAATATCAACCATGTCCTTGAAAATATAGCAAAGAGTTTCTCCTACTCGTTTACCTTCATCATAACAGGCTCTAGGACCATAGGGATTGACATTGCCCCAATAAGATTCAGGTTGTGGATGCACACTCGGATTGCCATATACTTCAGAAGTAGATGCCTGAAAATATCTTGCTCTGGTTATAGAGGCTATTTCCAAAGCATTAGTTGTGCCCTGAGTACAGGTCAATACCGTGCCATAAGGATCACTCTGGTAATGTACCGGAGAGGCTGGACAGGCAAGATTGAACACTACATTGATATGATCTTCTTTATACTGGCCATATTTCTCAAGAAAATATTGATCTGTAATGTCTATTTTATGAAACTTCAATCTTTCATTATAATGCTGGTCCCAAATATCTTCAATATTTGATAGACTGCCTGTCTGGAGATTATCAACTATTTCTATCTCATTATACTGAGAACTATTAATCAAATATTTACTTAGATTAGAACCAATGAAACCACATCCACCCAAAATCAAATAACGCATTATATAACCTCAAGTATATTGAAACTCAAATGCTCCCTTATCAAACTTTAGCTGATCATCAATAAGAGTAACCTTCAAACTCTTCAACATGTCTAGAATGATTTGAAATCCTGAAAGAGATTTCTTAATAACAATGCCTTGACTACCAGAAGAAATTTGATTTTTCACAAAGGTCAAAGGATCACCAAGGTAAGTCTGAAAATAAACAATGTTCCAAACTTCCTTTTCATTCTCTAACTCACTCTCAAACAATACAACCAACCAGCGATCCATGTCCAGTTCTTCATTGTGTTCATATTTATGGCCATCCCCGAGATGGATAAAATGATACTTATAGACATTCGTCTCAGGCTTGATATCCTTTTTGAAATAGATACCATCAACTGTCTTGCCATTGAAAATGTCTGAAACTTTCACAGAAGTTGCAAATTTAATAGTATCCATAGATCCGTGATACCTCTTTCTGCTCTTTGGTATTTATGGTCACTGTCATTATAGTTTGCGGATGGAATGGTCTGTCTAAGACTGCCCCTCGGTTGTAAATCCGATTATACAGTCTTAGACAGTATTGCAGTATTTGCGGCCGGTGCCATAGATCTGCTATTTGGTTCAGGACAACCTGAGAAATTCATCTCAGGATATTCACTCATTTGCTTCTTGTGGGCATTCAATGAGTAAATAACTTTCTCACTCGGTTCAGGTTTTATTGTCCTGTCTGCCCCACTTGTAGTGTCCGTGAGGGCTCACTAATGACTACCAACCAAATAGCAGTCTTAGTCTCTGGTTTTTGCAGAGGATCTCTTATTCCATGAATATTTCAATGCCAGTAGGCATGTTTTGTAATATTATGTATTCTTGTATGTCGTGTAATAGTTGTGTGTATAAGTATTCGCATTTGTCACAACATTCCCAGGGAGGGCAATGGCATTCCATGGCTCTCTCGCCAACGGATATGCTCTCTATGAGATTATTGTTTGTCATATATGGGATTGTGTATATTGTCCGTATTTTGCTATGAAATAACTGTCTATAATGTCTGAAATAGGACTAGATATTTTGGTTCTCTTAGGGTAGAATATTTTATTAATATCTGGATTGTTTTGTTTAAGAAATGCATCATACATCATTTGTTTGTCTGCATTGCCTTTGTCAGTTGCAAACTTTTTGATTACAGTAGGAGGGATGGTATTCAATAGCCAGCCTTTTTGATGTACCTTATGTTTGAATAGACCAGTGGCCTCTGCGATATTGAAGACTCTACCCTTGGAACCTAAAGAGTAATCTTCTAGATAGATAGTTGGTTTGGTATTTGGTTCATAATGATAAGAATAATCTGTAATGAATTGTATCAAAGTATTACTAATATTATCATAGCGTTCTTCTGCAGATTTGTATAAGAGATGCCTTGAAGGTCTTATCCAGGTATCTGACATAAAATCAAATGGAGTTGATGAATCAGCAATAAATTTGAAATGAGATAGTTTGAAAGTGTCTCTTAGTACACAAATACAAGGACAGGTGATGCTGAAATCAACTCCAATTATCATTAGTTTCACTTGCCTCATCGTCATCACTTTCTAATAGATCGCCATCATCCTCATCAATAACTTCTCCACAGAAAGGGCAATAGGATGGGGTCATTTTAGTGTTTTCCTCTGAGAACTTGATTGTGAAATCTACATCACAAGGAAAACAAAATAATATCACAGATTTCTTACTCATAACTCTTTTTGCCTCTACGTCCAGTTCGTTTAAATGTCCAACCACTTGGTGGTTTACGATGAAGGTTTTGCCAAGTTGCGGCACAACTTTTATTACAAAATATATTGATACGATTATGTGCGGTATTTGGCTTAATCTCTTCTTTACCACATTGTTTACATATTATATCTCACATACCCCAGAAACGCATGCAAGAGTATGACTATTTTTAGTTGTATCAGTTTCCTCTTTGAAGTTGGTCCAATCAATATCAACATTCATTTCTTTTACAAAACTTTCATATTCTTCTTTTGTAATCTCTGTATAAGGTGCTTGACGATAAGAGCCATTATCTCTGGGCAAGAAACTAACACCAGATAGTATCTGAATGTTCTTATAGCACCAGGTTCCCACCTCTAACCATTCATCCTCACCGACGTATATAGTGATACTTGGTTTGTGTTCACACCAATGTTCTTGATAAACCTTCCAGAGTTCTAGTTGTTGAATGGCAGAACGATCATTTCTTGTGATTGCTCCATTAGGCGCCTTGATTGGAAATGAGAACACCCAATTGGTTTTTTGATAGAAATCTTCTTCAGCCTTGAAGCCAGATTTGATCATGTAATCAGCCAAAGGATCCTTCTTATCCATCCTCACTCTGCGTATATAGTAAGCTGAGTATCTAGGATGGATCCCAGAGGCACTATCTACCAATTGTGATACTGTTCCTGATGGTTTGATGCAGGTAATGGCTGCTGATGGATTGATACCCATGTAACCAGCAAATTCTTTATTGGTTGATACTGCTACTTCTCGCATTTCATCTAATATATTTGGATTTACTCCAGAATTCAATAGAGAGTTATCCATGATCCCTGTAAGACTAACACCAAGCAATCTTTCTTCTTCAGTATTTGTTTTCCATTTCTTATTGAGATAACGAAAATCTGAAAGAGTTGATTGAAGGGTTCCTAATATAGAAGCCAATCTAATTTTTTTCTTAATATCATTCAAAGTATCTTCTGCTCTAATGACTACTTCTGAAAGATTACAGAACTGATAAGGACGTAGAATGATTTCAGAACAAGGATTGGTACCATATTCTATTTCAACATCACGTCTACCATATTTTGCGGCTTGTTGCTGAGAAGCCTTTCTACTAAAGATCCCTCTTTCACCAGAATGACTTTCAAACAGACTGAGCCATTCTTTCATAAAGATACCTATTTCGGGTTTCTGTTCATAGACGGCCGAATTATTTGAAAGAGCTCTGTGAGCATTCTTATTCCACCATTCACCAAACTTAGCCAATCTCATATGATCATCATTCAGATCACTAAGAGATATGAGAGCAGAACGTCTGACTCCTCCACTGACAACCACATCAGCAACTTTACAAACCAAATCATGGCATTCTATTGTTGTTAGTTTTCTACCTTTGGCTCTGGCAAATAGATCAATGGTATAATTGAGTAGATCAACTAGTGGTTCTGGACCTGATGATCTACCACCAAAAGTTTTCAATCTTGCACCAGCTGGTCTAAGTTTTGATACATCCCACTTAGGAACCTTACCAGAATACAATAAAGAAAGAAACTCTCTATAACCTGATGCCCAACCAATACGACTATCCTTAAAAATAATAGTGGTATCAGTAGGATGAAACTCATCAGGAACTTCTGGAAGTTTATTTGTGTATCGACTTTCAATAGAAAATCCTACACCAGTCCCGCACATTAAGATATACATTATTTCATCAAATGCTTTTACATTGTCTATTGTTACATAAGAACAATTATATCCAGCGCATTGATCTATATCAAGAGCATCACCAGCAGTCATTAGTGCTCTCATTGAAGGCATGACTTCAAGATTCAAAATGGCCGCATGAAGTTCATCCCAAGGGATCTTCCTTGATCCGGCGGAAATTCTATTCTTGAAGTATTTGATATATCTCGTTATTGTTTCTTCCCAAGTTTCTCTTCTTCCCAAGTCATCATAAAATCGTGCATATTTGGATACATGTATCCAACTTTGATAGGAGGTTGGTAGCATTATTTGCCTTTTTATTTCGAAGGGTTTTTGTTATGTGATATACTTAGTAAAACTAAGTCTTAGTTTTCAATAAAAGCTTTGACTGCTCTAGGCACAATAGGAGTTATCAAATCAATCATAGCCTTAGCATAAACTCTTATTTCCATTTGAGCATGCTCATGTAGTCTTAGTTTCAAAAAATGAAATAAATTATGTAGATCAACTGTAGCAAACATTCTACTATAAGTTGATAATGGTAATACAGTCCTGGCTAGTTCTCTAGGACAATTGGATTCAATCAACCTCTTATAGACTTTGAAAGAATCTTTACAACTAAGTTCTATTGATTTACCTAGAATCTGAGAAAAAGGATGCTCTTCAGTAGTCCTCATTTGTTTATTTGAAGAACTTTGAGTTGTTATATTCTTGAGATCAGGAACATAAAATCCTTCATCAAGTTCAGTATATCTGCCACTGATTTCATTATAGGACCAGGTGCGATGTCTATGCCACTGTCTGAATACAAATATGGGTGCCTTGACTTCAAAGGTAAATATTACACTTTCAAATGGGGAAGTATGTTTATTCTTCCAAAGATATTGTATTAGTTTTTCATCCTTCTTTTCATCACCTTCTCTCCAATCAGCATTGTAAGATACTCTTGCTGAACGAACAATACTCAAATCATCTCCCATGCTATCAACTAATCTAACAAAACCAGGCTCACCATCAACACAAGGCAACACATCAATCTTTTCCATTCATTTTACTCCAAAATATAAGTTCCCATCTACCATCCAGGTGTTCAACTAATGCTGAACAAGATTCAACCCAATCACCTGTATTCATATAGGTGAAAGTATCTTCTATGATAATGGGTTTGTGGATATGACCACAAATCACTCCATTGTAATCTCTCTTTTCAGCATAATGGCGCAGGTGTTCTTCAAATTTATTAATGAATTGAACTGCCTCTTTAACCTTATGCTTTAAAAACAGACTCAATGACCAATAATCTTTTCCTAATAAATTTCTAAACCAATTGAACTTGTCATTGATTATAAGTAATATTTCATATGCCCAATCTCCAAGGTGACTCAACCAACCCAACTTCATGAAATGATCAAACAAATCACCATGGATAACCAAATACTTTTTACCATTTATTCCTGTATATACAAACTGATTATCAATATGTACATTACCAAAGTTCAAAGAATGTTTGATGAAAGGTCTAACAAATTCATCATGGTTTCCAATAGCCCAATAGACTTTGGTTCCTTCTTTGGCTTTTTTCAAAATATGATGTATTACATTTACATGCGTCTGAGGAAAATACCAACGACGATGAAGAGCCCATCCATCAATGATATCTCCAATCAGATACAAATTTTCACAATCATGAAAGCTTAAAAAATTATCTAGTAAGGTACTCTTACAACCTCTGGTTCCTAAATGGGTATCACTAATAAAGATAGATTTATATTTGATCTTAGCTGGTACCTTCATTGCATACTCGTTTTGTCCTTGTCATCTATTTACCACCTTTTCCAGCAATCAAAATAGATTTGAGCCATAGTTCCTTGATAAGTATGCGTTTTCATAATAGAATGTATTTCTGGAATAGAAATACCATTAATAACCATCTCATTAATATCTTTACCATTAATGTCATCTGGCCAAATAACTACAAAATGACCAGCCGCAATGCTATCTTGAATGTGTCTAACGATTTCCTTATTCCTGGGTTCATTATCATAAACCAGAATCAAATCACCACAATCAGGATAAGCCTGTTTAAAATCTCTTGCTAACAGATCCAGACTGGCATCACCAGAAGCAATAGCATTATCTAAAAACATGCTATCTATTTCACCTTCAGTAATATAGATTGGTCCTGGGTGAATATCTTTCAAACCGAACAACTTGCGACTATTCTCTTCACCAGCAATCCTGGTCTTTATATAGCGCAACTTATTTCCGGCTGCCAGACCTCTACCACAAACATGGGTAATATTACCATTCAAATCAGTTAGGAACCAAACTAATCTAGGATCCTTTTCTACTAACTCTTTCTTATGCTGGGGATAAAAGTTATCCATGTATTTCTTGAAGTCATTGGTATAATATAAATCTGGCCAATGTTCTTTTGGTATCTTACGATTTACCACATACCAACGCGCATAATGTTCTTCTGGTAATTTATCAATAGGTTGAATAGAGTTATCATCGAGTTCTATTAGTCGTTGTCTAAGTTTGTCAGGCGTAATATCTTTTTTGATAATAGTATTTTCTGTCTTTTTTGGGTTCCAATCATTTCTTTTTTTTCTATTGACAAACTTCTCTAAGACATATTCTCTATGATAAACTGGATCTATATTCTTTAACAAAAAACTGAAAGTGGCTGAAGTACCACAATTGTGGCAATGATATCTAAGATTATTATCAGCCTCATAGACATAGCCTCTTGCCTTCAGATTATTAATCTGACTATCCCCACAGATAGGACAAGAAAAGTTGAATAGATTAGTGCGCTTCTCTTTGAAGTTGCGCAATCTATTAGAAATAAGTAAAAGATATTTTCTATCTATCCAAAGACCCATGATATCTTCTCAATGCAGCTATTCGTAACTTTTCTTTATGTTCTGGAGATTTGGGTTTGCCTTTCAACGCTAAACTATGTTTTTGTTTAGATTCTTCACTAAGTGTCCAAGTTTTTCCAAGACAAGAATGATGACCTTTGCCGAACTGATTTCCCATCATTTGAATTCTACGTTTTTCACGTATATCTAATCGTTGATTCATTTTAGCAGTTTGGGGTTTAGGTAATCCTTTATGACCCATACCAATTTTACGTTTATGTTCTTCACTTTTAGGACCAGAAGTACCTTCTCCGCCATTAGTATGATTCAACAAAGGCCCTTGATCTAAATCTCTTCGCCCAAATATTGCTATTAGATCCTGTTCAAACCAAAAAGCATCTGATTCAGAATCTACATAAGCGATTTCTATTAAATGATGTAATCCCATTTCATTTAGTATTCTAATACGACCTTGAACAAATTTATTATGCGAACCAAGATCATATATCCGTTTACCTTGACCTTTACCAACATAAAAAGGAAGACGTGTTCTTGGATCAATGTATAGATACGTATAGAACATTATATACTGAATATGTGAAAGAGTTTAGGCTTTGAGTTTGCTTTCTGCTTCGAGAGCTCTTTGACGCCAGTAATCTCTTCTTCTATAGGCCATTGCTATCATTTGCTCAACACAGCTGGTGCCATCACCAGGCCAAGCAGGCACACTACCTTGATGTAATAAAGCATCTAGAATAGCAATCATGCAATCAGCACTATTATATTCTATATCATAATCAGCTACCCAACAATCACCATTCCATCCTCTCCAAAGTGCCTGATACATTCCATGCTTATAATCATATTTTTCTTTAAACAACGCATCAAAGTTCTTACTAATTTTTCCCTCAGCCACAGCCTTATCATAGGCTGCTTCAATCTCAGGATTATATGTCTTTTTATAGTTTTCTAGAGTATCACTCATTTGCCACCCTTGGTAATATTTTTGGCAGTGTTTATTATCCATTGCTGGAGATTGGTAAGTTCTGTAGCATTTTCCTTGGCTATTTCATTGTTCTTTGTAGCTATAGATAATGCTGTCTTAGCATCAGTTCCAGCATCCCCAGGTATGGTTAATAGAGGCTTAGCAGGAACCATTATTTCTGCTGGAGGAGTGGGCATGTATGGAGTTTGTACTTCTACTCTGGTAGTGGTACAGCCAACCAATAATAGAGACAATAATATAAGTAATCTCATTTGGTTGCTCCTGTTACTGATTGATTATACAAGTCTACCCATTCTTGACTTAGAGCACAAGAAGTAGTTCCATTTTGATTTGTAAGTATAGTCAATGAATTTGCTGCTATCTCAGCCAACTTCTTTTGAATAGCAGCATTTGAATCTTGTAAGGTTTTGATTTGACCTTGTAACTGATTCACTGAAGTCGCATCAACGACAGTCTGCGTTTTTTGAATATCAATAGTCTTGTTCTGATCTTTGATTATTTGAGCAGCCTGTTTAGCTTCTTCATGCTGTTCACCTTTTATCCAACCACCACAAAATGCTCCTCCTACGATCAGGATTATTAGTCCTACTCGTATCAAAAGAGCATAAGGTTCTGGTATTAAACTTTCAATGAGATTCATAATAAAAACTCCATATTAGCCATTCTGGCTTGATGTATTTTGTCCTGGCTCTGTATCCTGCTTAAGTTTGATAGTTACTCCAGCTGCACCCATGATCGTACCAAAACCAATAGACCAATTTATATAGTCAAATGGTAGACCCTTATGAAGGACATTCCAGGCTGTCATTGCTAGGTAAAATATTGAACCAAAGAACCAAGATACTCTGGCTAGATCATATGTCTGTCCATCAATACCAGTCAAACAATGCTTGATTAAAGTATCAAGCAACTTAGGAAGTTTAGGAAATTTTATTCTTCTCATATAGCCTGCCCATCAGTTACCCAATATTTGTAGTTGTGAAAAAACTGTCCCTGTGTTGCTGCTCCAAGAGGAGTGTTATAATATTCCTTGTAATAGTTCCAAAGACCATTCAAATCAGTGGCAGAAGGTAATGTACCAGGTTTTCTGGCATAATGTACTCTGGCCATTGCGATGGCATATGGATCATTATTTATGAGAACTTCTGCGGTATTGTTTCCGCCTGCCAAATCTTTGATTTGTCCTGATAGATCATCATGATATTTGAGATAATTTGTCCAGATATCATCATGGTCCTCTTTTTCCATTTGAAATATGCCTCTAGCAGGACCATTGCTCTGAACTCTAAATGTTCCAAAGGCACTTTCCTGCGCACAGGTAGCCAATAGAAGTTCTTCAGCATTTGAGCTGTAAAGATTTAGTGGTTTGAGAGTTGATTCAATCAGATATCTTAAATTTGATGGAGTATATGGCAAATAGGTAGTCACTTCTCACCTCATAAATTATCACTTACCAATCCATTAACATTATATGGTGGCTTTGCTCTTTTCAAAAACTTTTTGGTTCTGTCTTTGAAGTTTTTCTTCATTTTCATCACTGGATCAAAACCAGCTACTGGACCAGCAGCAGGAGCAGCATTGGTGAAGCCACCAGTACCAGCTGCCATTACAGCACCGCCATCTTCTTTGATTATCTTCATTTAAGTTCTTTCAAAACCTCTATGGCTTTTGGATCCAGATTATATTCATCCACTACTATATCTTGTCCATTCACTCCATAAACAACTGGAGGAGCAAAACCCAAATAATCTACAAATGGCAACAGTACCTCTAAATCTTTATGCTCTAACTTGAAGAATAATAATCTTGTCCCTTCTGGTCCAAATACATTATAGAATATTACCAAATGGTTCAAGATTAATCGTTCTTTCAAAATTCCTGTTGTATAATATTTCGTCAATAACCTCTTGATATATTGTATACGATTTATATCTTCTTCAAATTCATTCCAAACCGCATTTGGTTTGTCATATGCTTTTGCTGCTATCAATAAAAAGTTGTTCGCGGTAACATTATCTATCACAATCTCACTCTATTTCTGCTTTGCGTGTCCTCAGGTGATGTTGCCCTTGCCAAATCTGTTCTTCATCCCCACCCAGACTATCTAATATATCTAACTCTTCAGGTGTAGTCAGTGTTGCATATACATTATATTTAGCAGACACTTCTTCGTCCAAATCAGTATCAAAAATGACATGTAGATAATAGGGAGGTTCTTCTATCCCATCAAATAAAATCTTGAAACATAATTCATCATCAAAGTTATCTATTACAGGAGCAGTTACTCCATGAGTTTCTAACTTGAGAGCAACAGCATGCCAGGCATCTGGAATGCTATCAAATGTTTGATCTGATAAAGTATCCAGATCATTGTTTAGATTATCTACATCAGCTTCTAACATATCTAAAATCCATGTAGTTTGAGTTTTGAAATGGAATCTGCGGCCGAAGTATGGAGGATTCCTATACCTCTATTCTTCATCCATTCCTGAATATTTTGATTTGTATCATCAATAAGAATATTACTTATCACGTTTCTGTTCTCTATTTTGGTAGCATAGTTCTGTTTATGTTCTCTAAAGACAGCATGAAAATGATCTTTAGGTATACCAAGATACTTTTCACACCAAATCCATTTACCTTCACGAGCATATCTTTGAGAACTTTCTGATGGTGGTTCACCATTGATCCCTCTAGGAACTGCTGTCAAAATATGTGGCTCATAAGGAACAACATAGTTCCATAGAGTATGAAAGTCTCTAGTTGGTGGTAGATTTTCCCAAAAGTTAGGACATTCAAATACTCTATGATTTCTGGCTAACTTTTCTTGCCTCGAAACAGGAGCATTCCAATCTATTCCGGTTAGTAGTTTTACTCCTCTTACAAAATCAACCAGGACCCCATCCATATCAACATATAGCGTAGCACGCATTATCTACCTCTATTTCCTAATGCTGATATTGCTTTGCTCTTGTTTAGTTTCAAAGTTGGTTTAGTATCAATAGGATTTGCTTTTGAACCAGTAGCAGTATAGCCACGGAACTGACCCAAGAACTTCTTGCGCTTACCTTCATCAATAATCATATCTTCTTTGAGTGTCTTAGCGCGATCCTTTCTAACTATATGAAACTCTCCAGCATCATCCCTAATATGTAGTTCAGTTTTGAAAGGAACCAATTGGCTGAAGGTATGTTCACGATGAACACTATGAACAGTCCCTGTTTTGTAACTATTTGTCTCAGGATGAAAATATTTCACTTTTTTACCAACCCAAGGATGATTATTGATTTGACCTGCTTTGGTTATTCTACCTTCATCAATGATCATATCTTCATTCAATTCAAAATGAGAAATAGTTGACAGTTTTTCAGGAGTTGGATGACCAACTAAAGCATGATGATATAACTTGACATTTTTTACATTGTGTGCTTTTTCAACGTGAGTAATACGTTGAGCCATTGTCCATCCTGGAGAATGAGTAAAAGTATTATCATATGTCTTTTGAAGTTCCATACGAGTTGGTCCTGTATGTGCTTCTGTTATTCCATGCTGTTTACGCAATCTCATAATACCACCATGAGCCACATTGCCTGGTGCTACATACTTATGAGCATCCTTGATGTGCTGAGCATGATAATGAGTACCGCCACCAGGTGTAGAATATTGTCTTTCAGAAGCATTTAGTTTATCAACAATACCCTTTGCTTCTGTTGGTGTATAGAGTTTTGGTTCATCACTTTTTGGCCAGGCATTCTGACGACCACGACCAGCATTACCTATCACTACATGAGTTGCTTCTTCTTCATTCATTATTGATTCAGCAATCCAACCACCTACATGCCAATGAGTCTTACCTTTATGAGCATGTAATGGTCCCCATTTCTTAGTATGATCTAAATGATAATCATGAATTTTATTTAGATCGGTATGTGGCGTCTGATGATGTTCAACTTTAGCACGGGATAGCTGAGTATCTTCATCATATGCACCACCTTCACCATGCTTAAAGCCGCTTCTATGAACATTATTGATATGATCTTGAACATGCTTTACGGTTGGAAATTTGTCAATAGGAAAGTTAGCATTATAATTATGTGCACCTTCTGTTAAAGATTCTTCTTTCAACTTTTTGTTAGCCAAAGCCACTCCCTTGGCTCTTTTGTCTGCCATCTTCTTATGCTTTTCTGCACTAATGTTATCAATACCATATTGATTGGCATAATCTACAGCATGCTTGATTCCAGAGACCTGTGCTTTCCAACGATAGTTGTCAAGAGTTTTCTTTGAGATTTCTGTTATAGTTTCTTCATCCATGTCAGTATATCTTTTTCTTTCTTCATCATGATGTGCGGTCACTTCTGATTTGGCAACAGGATAGTTACTCAAACCATTGTTGATCAAAACGTGGGAACCAAAGTCTTGTTTCACGACTCCAAAACCACCCACATGCTTCACGCACGTGCCCACCCAATCAGAAGGATGGCCATCTTTCCAACCTTCTGTTAGTGTTTCTAATCTGATCTGTAGGAATGATTTCATTACTTTGATCCTTGATCCTTTGCTTTGGTCCTCAATGCTGAATATTTCTGAGCAACACGACTCTGGGCTGGACCTATGTGAATAGGTTCTTTGTTCTTTTTATTATCAAGGAGATGAGTTCCCTTGAAATCTTCTCTAACAGGATTCACTGGCTCAGCCGCTGCTGCTACCTGAGCAGTTCTCACTGTTCTGATTAGTTGATCATGAAGTTTGTGTTGAAATTCAGCAGCCTTCAAGTGAGCCTCAGCAGCACCCTTATAATCTCCTAGCATACCCAAACGAGTTGCCTCATTTGCATATTGTCTTGCTAGTTCACCACAATTTTCACCATCATAGGCACCAGAACCAGAAATACTGATCTCCTCTGCCATGGCTGGATCAATCTTTGACTTTCTTGCCTCAGCATAAGCTTCTTTGAAACTCTGACTTACTTTATTATCTTCTGAAAAAATACTCATGTTTACTTAGTCTCCCAGAACTTGATGTCTGTGGGCTTCAAACCCTCTTGTAATGTAATAGCACCTTTGCGTTCAAACTTCAAACAGGTTACATTGTCTCCATCTTTCACATAGACGTTATACTGCTTATTTGAACGAAATGGTTTATTAGTCTTTATGACTCTACCTTCATATATAGTCTCTTCACCTTCTACTCCCCAATCTTCATAGACTTCAGGAGTTGTATATGAAAGATCAGGTGATTTCAAAGAATAATCTTGACGAAAATCTTTGAATGATTTCTCTTCACTATTCATGCTCATGGTTGTAGAAATGCCCTGGTTACTACCATCAGCCTTTACAGAACTAGTTCTAAATGTCTTTACAGCTTTCTTTGGTTTACCTGGTTTGACTGCTTCATCCATCCACCAAACCTTTGGTTTGATATGATGCCAAATATTTTTGTGTTTTTCATGGTGAGAATGAACAGCAGCAATCGCTTCTTCATATTCTGCCTGTCTTCCATGACCTTCAGCTTTACTTACTTCATGTGCAAGACGATTATGTTCCTTCTGGACATCGGCAATATGTGTTTTGAATTCCTTATGCTTTGTGCGCTTTGCTAGTTTTTCAAGTCTATCTTGTTCTCTTGATTTTTGTTTATTGGCCTTATTTTCAGCAGCCCATTGAGCAAATACTCCATGACCTTCACCAATCGTGCCAACACCAGCCATGTCATCCCCTTGACGAGCATCAGTATGAGTTGCTGGAGCCTTGGCTGCTTTTCTAGGCTTATATTTTACATTGGCCGTGCCTGGAGTTGCGGCCAATGGATTTGTTCCATTGGCACCTTGAGCAGCAAAAGCACCACCAACACTATCTGATGGACGGATTGTGCCAAGAGTTGAAGGAGCCTTCACAGGAGTTACACCTGATGGCTTATTTTGGTTACTAGTTTTCCAAAGAGTAGCCTCTGATGTAGAAGTTATTCCAGCACCAATATCAGCATGAAAAGTTGAGTTGCCAGGAATGGCTGTCCCTGGCAACTTTGTTACCTTGGTTTTACGAAACTTCTTGAAACCTGTTTCTTCTTTCAAACGACTTGCACCAGTGCTAGAAGGATCATGGGGACCAGTAGCTATGACCTTTGGAGCATAGGGAACCTGGATAGTTGAAGCATTAGTTCTTAGTCTACCAGTCTTAGTATCTCTTACAAATCTGCTTGATTTATTATTTTTCTGATTAGGATTTTTAGGAGTTGGTTGTGAAGTGGTATTCGTTGATACTGATGTTCCTGGAGTTTCATTCAAAAACTCTGCTACTGTTTCATTGATAGATTTTTGACCAGTATAGAAACCAGTGATCAAATCATTTAGTTCATCAAACCATAGTTGTGTTTGTTCTGTTCTCAAAGGACTGCTATTATCAAAGATAGTAAACAGATTGAATTCATCATTCAGAACTTTAGCATTATATAAAGAACGAGTATATTTCTCTAATCTAACTTCTTCAGTGATAGTCTTGGCACCTAGTTTGATTCTTTGCTCATTTCTTGCCTGACTAACTTCATCAGTTGTGTAAACATATACACCAGCAGTTCTATAGCCTACTGTCTCAAGCACTTTCTTGGTTAAAGTTATCTTCTTGAAATCATCAGCATTACCATTGACAATCAATGGCTCACCTTGATTGACTTCTGCAACATTCTTTTGTTCATTGATAGCCTTGTAGAGTTTTTCTAGATTTATCTCAACCAGACTTTCATCATTGAGAACAGTTTCCCTTAGGAGAGCATCCTTGCCTGATCCTGGACCACCAATAAGGAACAAAGCAGTATACTGTTCAGCCTTTAGACCTTTTCTTGTTGCCATGTATAACTCTTTCGCATGTTGCTTGCTTGGAACTCCTTTACGGAAACTTTCAAAATCACCTTTTTGAGCATGCTCTCGCATCTTTGAAGCACTCATACCTTCAACACCTTCTGAATCAGGATCTCTATGACCAGCTGAAACAACATGAATATTATCAAAGGTATATTCATGTCCATTATATTTATGAAGTAGGTTATGAAAGGACTTGACTCTGTCTTCACCCACAACCATTGTAACTCTTTTATGTCCCATCTTTTGTAAATGCTTCATTGCATCCAATGGTGTCTTGATCTCAGCACCAGGATGAACATTTGTCCCTGGCAACATTGATTGAATGAAATGAACTTTGTCTCTGTGGGTTAGAGGATTTTTCTTGTTGTCATGGGTACCAGAAACAAATACATAATGATTTGCCCCATGATGTCTAGCTAACTGTTTGACGTGGTTTATTAGTTTGGCATGTCCTGATGTTGGTGGGTTCATCCTACCGAACGTAAACACCGCCGCTTCTTTGACTTCTGGTTTTTCCATCGCAAACTCTGTGTTGCCTGTATAATCAACTATTTATGCTTTGAGAGATTTATTCTACTAAAGCCTTCTCTATTGACTAGTTTTGAAGGAAAACCATGATGAATGGCCACAAATCCTTCTCCTGGACCTTCTCTACCATCAACACTGGTCACATAATGATTGGTCTTATCTAGAGCATCAATAAGAACATTCTTGGCTTGTTGTAAGTGATGATGTAGATCAAAGAGGCTTTGATATTTTTCATGGTGTTCATCCATGTGATTGAGATGAGACAGAAGTTGTTCTTTCTTCTTCAATCTACCTGCCACAGTTTTCAACTTATCAGCCTCTTGTTTGTAATAGTTTGTAATAGAAGCCTTTAGACCAATGGCTGTAGGTTTCTCACCATTTCTTACAGTATCATTGATATATTTCTTGATGAAGTTAGCATGACCTACTGTTTCTTTGAATGTCTCTGGATGAGCCTTTAGATAGGTCTTTTCAGCATCAGTTATATGTTTGGTGAAATTATTATCAAAATCTTCTCCACCCAAAGATTTATCCAAATGGAAATTAGGATCAATCAAATGAACTGATCTGCTACCACGAAAGTTGTGCAAATCTGGTTCAAATCCAGCCGTCATTGATCCTAAATCTTTCCCATGATATTTGGTATGGACTACTATACCTATTTGAGCATGCTTAATCTTTTCTGCTTCTGGATCTTTCTTTTTGATACTATACATCAAGGTATTTGGAGTGAAATGATATGCCTTATCATCCTCATGTATAGTATCTTTATTGTACATGAAATCACCCTGATAAACTCCTGTATGAGGAACTACTCTTACCAAATGTTCTCTAGCTGATTTTAGTTTGGCTGCTAACTCTGGTCTATCAGAATAATGCTTTTCAATATCAGCTTCTGTGAAGTTTAAAGTTGGTTTGTCAGAAAGAACAGCCTTGGTGCCAACAAAGAACTTACCAGTCTTAGGATCATGCCCAAAGACGATAGAAGGACTACCATCAAACTTTGTAGTGATTTTTGTAGTGGATGGTTTGCCTAAAATACGATCATGAACAGAATGAAGGAGGTCTTTGACATGTTGGTACCCACGAGCATCATCCTGCAAAATATGATCTTCTACATGCTCTAAGTGTTTCAGTTTTCCAAAAGAATCTAAACTCTCTGCAATATATTGTTTGAAACTCACTCTATCTCCGTTATCTTATCTTTCTTGATTAATGTTAAAATCGTTTCAGTCAAAGCAATCTCATGTCTAACATAATTCATTTCTATCAATAACTTATCCAAACATTCTTGATAATAGGCCAACTCTTTTTCCTTTCGTTTCTTTAGATCCAAGACGTCTTTGAGTAAAATAATTTGACCCATAAGCTTATGCGAGCAAAGTATTGTATAGGTTCTCTCCCAAATATTTAGCATTATAGCCAAGTGATGTAAGTTTGTCTATGTTCATGTAGAAAGATTTGATTTGCACCAGATCATGGAACTCTTTTGGTTTGATGAATTTGATCATACTTTTTGAACCAAGTACTCTTCTAGCATAGTAAAGAATATCTGCAAAATACCAAGATTGGCCATTACCAATGTTATAAATCTCATCATATTTGCCTTGATCTATGACAAGATTTATTGCATTTACGCAATCTTCAATATGGATATAATCTCTATAAAACCTACCATCATTATATACCTCAATGTCCCTCTCTGCCTTGATCTCATTGATGAGATATTGTAATGCATTCTTCTTTTGGGATACTTTCTTGTCTCCTGGACCCACAACATTAGCAAGTCTAAGAATACGATAGTTTAATCCAAAGGTTTCACAATAAGAAATCAATAACTGTTCAGCACATCGCTTGGTTATGCTATAAAATCCTTTTGGATCACAAATAGCATCCTCTTTTACATCCTCTGGTACTTGTTGATTGCCATATACGAACCAGGAAGAGATTAGATTATATACACAATCAGCAGATTTGACATTACGCGCGAACTTACGCCAGTTATCCAAAGTGGTCATCAATACATTCAGATTTGTATCTATGTCTAAATGAGAGTTATCAAAAATATTGTAGTTGTGAACTGTTGAAATAAAGTTGATAACATTGGGTGTATAGATTTCATAGTCATCACGATGATTTCTACTTGACCAGTTAGGATCATGGGTACTCGCATCCAGACTATTCCAATAATGACTCCCTACAAAACCAAAACCACCCAGAACAGTTATTGCTTTCATACTGGATCCCAAGAAGCAAATACCTCTCCAATATATTTGATAATTTGATCATTATAGAAAGGAGGGCACCCAATAAAGAATACATGGGATAATGCCATGTTAGCATTTGGAAACTTAGTAGCATCACCTAAATGCTTATATCCAGGATGGACCAAAATGTTCCCAGCAAAATAGTTTCTAGTTTGAACCTTATTTGCTTCTAAATGATTGACTAAAGATTGTTTGGTTTCTGGATCATTGCAAATAATAGGCACCCCAAACCAAGAAGGTTCAGATATTATTTTAGTATTATATATTGATTCAAAAGGTATTGCTGTTCTAATGCCATCATAATAGTTAACAATCTCTTCTAACTTCAAGAAGTTTTCTTTTCTTTTACGTTCAATTTCTGGCCATTTTTCCAGTTGGGCCAAACCAATGGCTCCCTGAAGATCAAGAGGCTTAAGATTATAGCCCATGTTCTCAAATATGTATTTGTGATCCATGACCACATCCACACCTTCATCCTCAAGCCATTTTGAAAATCTGGTGCCACAGGTTCCACAGGCCAAAAGATTGGCCTGACCTACACAATGACAGGCTCTACCCCACCAAGATACACTACGAGCAGTCTTCATCAGTTCTTCATCATCAGAACACACCATACCACCTTCACCTGTAGTGATATGATGAGCAGGATAGAATGAAGTAGTCCAAGCAGTATAAAAGTCTGTAATAAGTTTACCATTCCATTTTGAACCCAGACTGTCGCAGTTATCACCAATCAACATTACTCCATATCTCTTTGAAATATCGAGTAGCTTGTCCATGTTTGGAGGATTGCCAAGCACAGGACTTACAAAAATAGCCTTGGTTTTCTCTGTCAATGCTGAGCGTATATCTCCAACATTAAAGTTCAAAGTAGCCATTTCAATATCAACAAAGACTGGCTTCAGACCATTTTGAACAATAGGAGCAATGGTTGTAGGAAATCCAACAGGAGATACTATGATCTCATCTCCATCTACCCAACCAAATCTTTTCTTCAGAGCAGTAATTAAAACGAGATTAGCAGAACTACCACTATTGACCATGTGGGAATGTTTGACATTGAACACTTTAGAGAATATATTCTGGAATCTAAAAACATATGTTCCAGTAGTCAACCAAGAACCAGTTAGAAAAGCTTCCATGGCCATTTCAAGTTCCCTATGATCCCAATAAGGACCAGAATAAGGAATCAATGTCTTGCCTGGAACAAAATCTTTCATTCCATGAAGATACTTTGGCTTGGCTAATCTAGCCAATTTTTCTATGTGGTGATAGATAGTATGAGTATCTACTCTTTCTATATTCACTTCTTTGCTCCTAGTTTATATCGCTCTATCTGCTGCTGACTTTTATACCAGTTGATTGTCTTCCTCAATCCTTCTACTAATGGTGTTTGCGCAGGTAGTTCTCCCAATGAACGTAATTTTTCTGTTTCTACTCTATATTTCAAATCATGACCCAATCTATCATTTACCATTTCAATATCAACTGTAGAATCCATCATATTCAAAATCAAATCAACCAAATCTAGATTATTGATGTCTGGTCCAGGACCACCAATATTATATTTTTCTCCAACCATCCCTTCTTTGATTATAAGATCAAGTGCCTTACAAACATCAGTTACATATACCCAATCCCTTTCATTCAGTCCACTTCCATATATAGGAATATTTTTGCCATTTAAGGCATTTGTAATAGTTTTAGCAATAAATTTTTCTACATGCTGTCTTGGTCCATAGGTATTGGAGCCATTTGTAATGGTATATGGCACCTGATAAGTAGATCCCCAGGCTATGACAAAACATTCAGCTGCAGCCTTAGAAGCAGCATATGGAGAGTTTGGATGAAATGGATCATGCTCCATGAATGGAGCTGGACCATCAGGATCTCTACCAAGAGGCAAACTACCATATACCTCATCAGTTGAAATATGAATTAGTTTTGATTTATGTTTAGCTATTCTAAGAGCCTCTAAAAGATGGATAGTACCATTGATATTTGTTTTGATGAATGGAGCTTTATCATTGATAGAGTTATCTACATGGGTCTCAGCAGCAAAATGAACAGTATGTTGTGGTTTATATTCATCAATAATATTTGCTATACTCTCAATATTCCAATCCCAAACAAGATCACAATAAGCATAATGTTTATATCTAGTAGTATCTATACCAAACAAATTGTGGTTATGGGCCGCATAAGTCATTTTGTCTATGTTGAGGATGAACAAATCTTGATATTTGCTCATCATATAATGAATAAAATTAGAACCAATAAAGCCACAACCACCCGTAACTAACATATATTTCATAATATAAATCCTTTATTTTACTTGTTCATTCTAAATGATATTTTCTTTAGTCCTGGCATACCAGCATTAGCATTGTATTCAAATCGAAAATCTGAACTATCGAAATCTTTGACCAAATATTCTACAGTCTTGAGAGTCTTGTTGATCTTCATAAAAATCTGGGTCACTTTGATTTTCTTGGCTGCATCATTTAGCACACTTAAATAGGTGTTATTTTTATTTAGTTCATCAATCAAATGATAACCTAGAGGAGATATTATTAATCCCCATCTCTTGGCCTTGTTCTTGACTATTCTATCTGCTATTTCATCTGATGCTCTTCTGTTTGCTGACTGATAGAATCCTTCTAGATCACTCAATATGGCTCTGAATGTTCTATATCCACTCAACGCATTTTCGCAATCTTGAGCAGTAAAATCTTTTTTGAAAAAATGTTTCTTTAGCCAAAGATAACCAGGAGTACCAATATCTCTTGAAGCAGAAATAATACCATCAACCACACTATTATCTTTGATGGCTATCACTGCCTTTCGAGCATTTTCTTTTTGACCACTAAACTTCATCTTTTCTAATTCATTAGCAATAGTATCTATACTAGGTGGGGCACCTTCATTGGCTTTGGCTGATATAGATATCTTTTCATTCTTATCAACATTAGCAATGTAGTCTACCAATCTTTGATTTGATGCTATAGGATAAGTTATGGATTGTACTTTTGGTTTATATACTACCATGAACCATAATGCTCCAGACACTTCACCAAAATCTTTTGCTATTACATTCAAATCTGAATCACTAATAGTTTCTATGGCCTTGGATTGAATTTTACCAGATCCCAAAGAGGCTTGTAAAAGATCACCAAGAAATTTCTTCACATTATCATCTACAGACCTGATATTATGAATACAGTTTATCGCCTTGTTTAGAAATTGGTTTCTATCTAGTGTCTGTCCACCCAATCCTAGTTTATCAGGAGTGAGATCCTTTGGTCTAATAGATCCAGTTGATCTTGTAGCCAGAACAAAGTAAATCTTGTCACCTTTTTTAGCACCTTGTATATCTTGAAGTATGGTTAGTTCTTTAGTAGGATATGAACCAGAAATCTTTTGACTGCTATCTTGTAAGTTAGAAGGTAAGATTGAATTTAGGAGTTTCGCTACATCACCTTTATAGCTAATACGGAGGTGTGGACCACCTCTGGATGATTTAATCGGTTCAATGCCTTTCTTTTCTAGATGATATTTGAAATAGTTTATGATAGATATTTGATTTTCTTTTTTCGTAACTACCGTCATGACAAGTCCTTTTTTTGAAAGAAATATCATATATGTCAATGATTTAGTGTTATTTATAAAGATTCTCGTATCAAATATAAAATTTATACTATTCCATCAAACTTTTTCTTAGAAAGATCAGTTATCGTCTTCATAACTTCTACAATATCAGTATTTTTTATAAAATCATCTGGGTCTGGTGTTTGATGAGCATCCTGAATGTTTTGTTGTTTATCATCAACATCATAAAGTCTTTGTTTATCTCTATCTACTCCAACTACAAATCGTTTGTTTCTAGTCACATCAGCATATCTTGATTTGATTTGTTTCACGACCAATTGATTGAGTTTTTCTAGTTCTTCTGAATTGATCATCACTACCATCCAGTCTGCAGTGGCTGGTAAACCAAAGCTTTCAGCCACATCAGTCATATCTGGATCAGAACTAGAGAACCCATCCCTGGTAAGCTGAGTGGCTGTCAATATTGGTAGATCAGTTTCTACAGCCAATCCTCTGAATTCTTCAGCAATGGCCTTGATATAGGTGTAACTATTGATATTAGAACCAGGCTTGATTCTGCTTGAACAACAGATATTGATATAGTCAATGATGACAATATCCGGATAAAACTTCTTCTTCAACTTACATTCATTCAGGAGTGCTTTGAAATGATGGGCCCCAGCTGAGGCTGTAGGATATTCTTTGACGATTAGCTTGCCTTTGATATTCTGTTTAAGCTTACCAATCTTGCGATCATAATCTTCTTTGGTAATGCTTTCTATATCATCCAAACCAATATTCAAAAGATTAGCATCAATCCTTTGTGCTATCCTCTCTTGTGCCATTTCTAGGGTGATATAGAGAACATTAAGATTTTGAGCCAAGTAAGAAGAGGCCATGTGACAAAGAGCAAGTGTTTTGCCAACATTCACTCCACCAAGCAAAACATTTAGTGTCTTCTTAGGCAACCCACCCTTGGTTATCTTATTGAACATTGTTAGATCAAATGGAACTCTTTGCTCTATATGATGATAGTATTCATAACGACTATTAGCATCCTCAAGATAATCATGTCCCACATTTGGATCGAAGGAAATAGCCAAGGCATCAGAAAGAATCTTTGGAATCATCCCTTTGCCTTTGTTCTTATCTTGACCATCCATGATGTGAATACTGTCAAGGATAGCATTATGAAGAGCTCGTTCCTGGCAGAACTTCTCTGTTTCATCTATTAGCCACTTTAGGTCTTTTGTTTCTGCTGGCTTTGATACTTCTTTTATTAGATTAGAAACAGATTTGAAATCCGTCTCACTAATCTTATCCTTTCCATTGAAGATAACAGAAAGTGCCTCACTGGTTGGAGGCATGTTATATTTGGTTATGTAAGAATGAATTTCCTCAAATAAAAGTTTTTCTGCATTGTCTCCAAAAAATTCACTCTTCAGATACGGAATTACTTTTCTTATGTAAGGCTCTGTTTGTATCAGGTTCTTCAAAATAAGTGTTTCGATCTTCACAATATTCCTCACCAGGCTTTATACCCATTTGAATAGTTTCTTCATCACTATATAATCGCTCTAATATATCTAAGAGTATATGATGAGCAATCTTGCGAAATTTTTTATGGTTGATTTGTCTAATAGTCAAATATGAATATATAGCTGTTTCAAATCTAATGCTGTGTTTTCTTATAGAAACTTTGGTAAAATAGAAAGTAATGCCTTTGAATTTACCCCTCAATATTCTCCAAACCTGGACTGGTGCTCTATCTCTCAATCCTGAGTTTTCTGGCGGATAATGAATACATTCAGGACGATAATATCTTCCCTGGGCATAATACCAATGATCAAACTTCTGTTTCATCAACAGGAACATTTTCACCTTCTCCATATTTGAATAGCTTACCAGCAGCCACATCAATAGCATCAAGAACAGACTTATCAAACCACTTCTCAGGTTCTCTATAGATTACACTTTCAAATCCAGACTTACCATTTGGAAACTTATACTTGGTGCTGATCTTTTCTACCACACCACCCTGTTCAGCAATATCAAGTAAACCATAATATCTGTCTAAACCTCTTGTATGATCAAATAGAGTAATGATCTTCTTTTCTTCACGAGTAAATCTGGACTTATCTATCTTTACAGATATTAGAGCACCTGTAACCTGGTTGTCTGTATCCTTCTTCTTTGATTTGCTAAGATAGGTAATAATAGAAGCAGCATACTTCAGGCCACCACCACCAGACATTTCCTTTGTTGGTACATAGGACCCAACAACCTCATATGTATGATTGGTTACGATCATTGGTACTTTAGCTCTATTCAACTTCAACGTGATTGCTCTGAAAGCACCACGAATAAGTTGAGTTCTGGTCATGTCTCTGGTATCTTTACCTTCAGCCATGTCATTGACTTCTTTATTAGTAGAAACATTACCAAGGCTATCTAAAATGATTAGTAATGGTTTTCTATCTGATTCAGGAGTACTCAAATAATCATTCAAGACTTTGATGGCCTGAGTTCTAAACTCTTGAATGGTGATGACAGGTAAAATAAAGAATCTTTCTGTATCTATTGATCTAGCCTTGAGCAAATCTGTTGTTTGTTTGCTATTATCCAAAGCACCTTCACTTTCAAAACAAATCACTGCTCCATCTTCATACATTTCTTGAAAGTGTCGAGCAATGGATAAGGCATAGAAACTTTTGCCTGTGCTTTCTTCACCAGCCAGAGCAGTTACCTTATTGTTCGGCATACCGCCATAGATAGTACCAGATAAAAGAGCATTCAAAGCATAAGAACCAGTATCAACAAACTGAGCTACATTTTCTAAACCTTCAGAAACTTTATGAGCAAACTCATTACCTGCTTTTTGTACTAACTGTTCAAAGAACTTTGGCATTTGATTTCTTACCTTCTATCACATAAACAATCTTTGGTGGATCTCTTAGACCTTTTAGAACTCTTATAGCTTCACTCTTACCAGTTACTTGGACTACTTCTCTCCAGTCATTATCCCACCATTCTTTACCTCTACCATAAACTTTTTTCCTTAAAACTGGTGGCCAATATTTTTGCACTGACCAGGTATCTGCTGGTAATGGTACTGTTGTACCATCACGCCATATTGTTGGTACTGTTCCGCAAGTTATATTTGTCTTATGATAAAATGCAGTAACAATAGATACTAAACGATAACCTTGTTCCCAATCATCTGGTCGTTTAGGTTCTGGAGGATCTATTGAAGCTTTTCTATTAAACCAAATCATGATTTACCTTTTTACCTTTATCAAGACCAACATAATATCCAGATATGTAACTACCCAATAGACAACCCATTATTATCCAATACTGAAGTGTATTTGTTACGTCTACGATAGTGAAACAAGCAATCGAAAGAAAAACAAAATAAAGTATATACGCAATCATGAGAAAAAATCCTCTAAACTATCTGTTTCTTCTAACTGCCAACCAATAGCATCCAAAATAATCATCAAAGGTTGAATGAATGTCTTATTGAATTGGGCTTCATAATCAATATATTTCTCTAATCCAAATTCATCTGGAATTTGGTCTAAGAAAGCAATCACCTTGGATTGAAATGGATTGGGCTCTTTCAATAAGATATATTTGATCTTATCTCTTGCCTTGATCAACTCATATTTCTTATCCAAACCAAAATATTGAATATAGTGATTGAAAACCAATGCACCTTTCACATGGATAGGAGTGCCTGTTCTATATATAGTCTTTTTGTCTGTATAGTCATCCAACAAGTCACTCATTCCAGTAGGTGAGGCTATCTTAATCATGGGCTGTATTTTGAATTCTTTTCTAAAACTTTCAACAAAGGTTATGAGTTTGACTTTGTCTTTGTGAGATAGAATAAAACTCACAGCCTCTTTCAACTTATCTCTACAAAATTTTGGTCTATCAGTTCTAACTGCAGCCCAACCAGTAATCTTGATATCTGGTTTATCATATTCAACACCTTCATTATTATAGACACTAAGAATATAGTTCTTCTTGGCGGCCCAAATGGCTTGGTCTGCTATGGCCTCTCTCTTCATGATCATTTTTTGATCATAGGCATTCACATAGGTAGCCAGGTCTATATAAGATTGATCTATGAATGGTCTAATCTTTTGTTCACAAATTCTATCAATCGTTGCTACTATCTCTTTTGGATCTTTGTCTTCTATACCCAACTTCTTAATCAAAGGAGCCAAAGACAAATATACAGAATCAGTATCAGAAGCTAGAACATAATCTGTATTAGAAGTACCAAGAACTTTGTTAAGATATTGATTGATAGATTTCTGGATCCAACGAATAGACAGCTGCCCAGAAAGTGTAACAGCCTCTGCTATTCTTACATCAAAGAAGCGAAAGTATTTGTTAGCAATAGAACCATAGGCACTATTCAGAGTAACCTTGAGTGCCATTTGAAGTGACTTATATCTCCCTGCAAGAGCCTTTAGCCTGACTTTCTCATTAGGGTCTGTAGTATGCTCTATTTCCTTCTTTGTTTCTATTTCTAAGTTTTTATATCTGGCTCTTTCTTTGAACATTTCCTCCATGATTTCCCCAAGAAAACCTCTCTTATCAGTTCTAAACAACTGACCATTTGGAGTCAAAGTAAGCTTCTTAGAAGTCAACCAAGAAAGATCAGGTTGTCTATTCAAAAGAGTATCTACATTGATTGGGTTTACTCTCATCCATTCTTTTATATCTTCATCATAATCATCAGGCTGAACTAAAGTTTCTGGTGATAGATTGTACATCATTATCAAATGTGGATACAGAGAAGTCAAGTCAAAACTCACTAACCAGTTATACCAACCAGGTCTGGGTTCTTTTACATAGGCACCTTCAATGGCCTGCCATTTAGCACCATCAGTAGAAGGAGGAACTATTATAGAACGTTCTTTAAGCTTGTTATAAATCCTAGCATCCCAAATACGACCCTGGGATAACACATCATCAATATTGACTTTGTTCATATAGGCCAGTGTCATGGCCAGATTAACCAAACGCAATTTGTCTTCTATTCCAACAACCAACTCAACATCATTGATGTTATATTCTATGAATAGTTGATGGTTTTGAGTTCTGAGCTGATGGAGATCCTTGTAACCCAAAGAACGATAATCAACCTTATGCTTCCCTAGCTCTACTGTTGCTATGTTCTCCAACATATAAGATTCTTGATTGGGTTGAGGAGCATATTTCTTATACAAAGCAATATAATCTAAAGAGTTTATGCCTTGGAGAGTATATGTTTGAAACTCTCTATTACCCAATCTTTGAGACCAAGTATTAATGTTATTCCAGGGAGATAGTTTTGCTGCTGTAGCTGCTCCTAATAGTTTTGTAATCCTATTAACCAAATATGGAATATCAAAGATTTCAGTATTCCAACCAGTCAGAACATCAGGACAACAGCCATTCCAAAGAGCCAGAAATTTCTGAATAAGGTCTATTTCATCCTTACATTGAAAGTATTTGATATCATTCCTCTTTGAAACAAAAGGTTCATAACCAAATACAAAGTAAGTATCCATCAAATGAACTGTAATGGCTGTGATCTGTTGATCTGCCTTTTCAGGCATAGGGAAACCATTAGAACTATCTACTTCAATATCAATGATGCCTGTTGTTATTTTGCTAGCATCAAAGTCAATAATGCCTGGAAAATTGTCTGCTATGAAAGCATATTGCCAGCGCTGATTACCATAGATTTTGAAGTTAGAAACACCTTCATATTGTTTTACAAATGCTCTAGCATCCCAAATGGTCTGGAACTGTTTCTCTTCAAGATTGAAACCTTCTAAAGAAGTCCATTTGGTAAGCCTGTTTGTATTTACATACAACTTAGGCTTGTAAGTTATCTTCTTCTTGACTTTTTGGCCATCCTGAATTCCCCGATACAGAATATCCTTGCCATCCAAGACAACTGAAGTGTAAAAATCAGACATTCTTTAACCAGTAATAAGTTGCTTGCTTGGTGTTACTAGATTGCTTGTTTGTTGTTTGTAAACAGAGGTGAGTTGTTCTGTTGGTCTGGCATAATAAACGATATGAGTTCTTTGAAACTCTTTCATTTTTCCAGACAAGGGATTATAGGGTAACAAACCATATCCAATCCTCTTGGTATCTTGATCTAACTGATAAACAATAGTAAGGATATTATCTAAATGAATTTCTTTATCATTTATTAATTTTACAAGTCCAATAAGTTCTTCACCTGTAATCAATTTGATTACGGCAACATCATCAATTTTAAATTCTATCATATAACCTCATTATTTGCTGTGAGTGCTTCCTGCGTCGCATCATCCACTACTTCACCAGATCCAAATTTGGCTCTCATCTTTTTATTTCTAACTTCAATCTCATTGCAATGAGCAGAAATAAATATCCGTCTAATCTCGCCATCTCTATGAGGATCACCAGTACTAGATAGTGATAACATTCTCTTAAATCTACGAGGCAACTTTGCCTGGTAGTCTGATCTATTCGCCATTTACTTTCACCAAATCCTTACCCATAGTCAATACTTCTTCACATTTTGTTTTGAACCGATCAAACTGACCTTCATGGAAACTCTGGAACATATGCCACACCATATCTTCTCCACCAACAGGAAACCCATAGGTCGTGCCAATTCCATAATGATATTCTGGTTGTTCATCCTTCAATGGCCAATAAGGCCTGGTATCAGTTTCCCAGGCCATCCGAAATGGAGGAGCATCAAAACGTTTTGGCATTATTAATGCTACTGGCACACCAGCTTCTTCTGCTTTAAATGTCCATTCTTCTGCTACATCCCCCCTGGCTGTGGGTCTGGCTGATGGCTTGCCAATCTTGAGAAAAGTATCTATTGACAATGCTACAGCAGGAGATCCAGCATATATGTGCTGATTGTTCTGTATATGATTGGATCTCTGAGCATTACCAACTATATTACCTTGTTTTGCTGTAAGAATATACTCATCCATTGCAGCAGGATGTAGAGGGATACAGTCTATATCCATGAACATTACCACATCAGGAGAACCAAGCTTTTGTGTAATATCATTCTTAGGATCAATACAAGCATTCATCACAAAATCCATGGAGCTTCCATGATCTGATTGTGTCTGAATATAAAAGAACTTGTAATTTTTCTGATTGAATTTTTGATTTACTTTAGCATGAAGTTCCAACATTTCTCTGGGTATGTTGGACATATAAAATGCGATAATTGCTGCGTTCATATATTTTTCCGTTTTGGTTTCTTCATAGATTGTTTTACGATACTAGATCGACCACGTTCATAACCACCACAAGGGATTTCACCTTTCTTTATTCTGATTTCTTCTACACCATTCGTTATCCACATAGTATCATAATGCGGATGTTCACCTGGTTTATAAGTCTTACCAAACATAGGATTATTTTTACCAGAAAAATCTGCATGATATTTCTTCAAATTTTCTCTATGATCCAAAGACTTGGGTTTACGCATCTTCTGTTTAGTTGCGGCAGATTTCTTTATACCAGTTGTTGATTTTGAAATCTTTCTTTTTATTTCATCTGACATAGGATGACTATTAGCTATTTTAGCGGCCAAGATTATAGCTTCAGCACGTCCTATTTGACCACTCAATGTTTTCCAAGCAATCCAATCTTTGGCATCCTTCATTATAATAGCGCGATTTCTATGAGCTAATGCGTGTTGAATGATAGTTAGTGGATAAAGATTTTCTTTATCATTTGTGCCACCCGCATGCTTGGGTATAATATGATGATTATGTAATATCATTTACAGCGGTTTTATCCATACAAATTTTTCACCTTTTTTCATATAACCAGGAACCATTTCTGCTGCAGCAGTAGCAACAGGACCATAGTTGATATCATCACCTATTAGAACACCACCTGGTCTCAAAATGGGTAACCAGTTCTTTAGATCCAATTTAACTGATTCATAATCATGAGCAGCATCAATATAAATGATGTCTGCTAGAATCTGTGCTCTTTTTATAACTACAGCAGCATTTATTGAATCAATAGGGAAAGGAGTAATAATGTTCTGTAAACCAGTCTGAATAATATTAGAAAGAAACTGCCTATAAACATTTGGTCTTCCATTTTCAAAAATAACCATGGGAGCTGCCCCACCACGCCAATGCTCTTCTGAACCCAAGAAGGTATCAACACAAACTACTTCTACATTAGGATTTTGCATTATAGCCAGGTTAGCCATGTGACGAGCACTTGCGCCCATCCAGGTGCCAACTTCTATAATAAGTTCTGGTTTTATAATGTTGATATATTCAGCAAAAACTACAGAATGTGATGCCCAACCATGAGCATTCAATGGCAAAATAGGTTCAGGATTTAGATATGGATCATGCGTCCCAAATAGATACTGTCTTACTTTACCCAAGGGAGTTTTCCATTATATTTTTGTAGCATAGCTTCATTACCTCTAGAGAAGAAATCTGCTTTGACAGATAGAGCAGAGTTTCCCACAGTATAATTCACTGTGTATTTATGGCTGCTATGACATTGGGATCCAACTTTATCTAAACCATATTTCATTGCTCTATCTACTTCCATTTGGCCAGGTTCTCTAAACTTGCGATGCATTAGAGGAGTGATAGCCAAAGCAAGAACCTTTGGTAAGAAATAACAATTCATATCTACAAAATAGTCATTAGGGTTTAGAATAGAAGGCCATTCACCCAGACTCTCACAGTTATCCTGACATAGAAAAGTTCCAGATTGATCTATTATATTTCTAAATGAATAAACCCAATGCATTCCCCATGGAAACTCTTTCAATCTATCAAAACAAGATTGAATGTGATCTGGTGTGAAAGTGTTATCATCATCCAAAAAACAAACAATATCACCTTTGGCCAAATATACACCAGCCGCCAGATTGCGATGACCATTATATCTATCTTTACCAGTAGAATAGGGTAAAGCCACTATGCTGATTTCCTTTGGTTGATCTGGTAAAGCAGCAAGAACCATGTTATGATATGGTGACCCATCAACAACCAACAAATGCTGAATATCTGAATAAGTTTGATTTTGTACAGATTGAAGACAGTTTTTCAACAGAGGACTACCCACTGTTGATGTAATCACAGTTACTTTCATATTACTTCTTCTTATTCTTCCAACGTTTCAATCTCTTCTTACTACCTATTTTAGCACGACCCTTACCACGTCTATTCAACCCCACACCACTACCCATTTATTTCTCCTCACCCAATACGATAATATTTTGTATTTCCTGAAAATATAGTATTGCCTGAATATGATATTGTAACAGAAGCAACCTTTTCATAGTTTTGATCCCAATAATAAGCAGTTAGTGGTTCCTTTATCAATAACTCACCACCAGATACCATGCCCAATTGTGGTATACCTGCATCATATCCTATTTTGATAGAATATGGTTCACAGGTATACTTTAGTCCTTTTTCAGTAAGTTCTGTAATGGTAAGTATTCTATTAGAATGCTTTTCTAGAAACTTATCACCAACTTTTACATTATCAAAAATCATAAAGTTGTTTTACTTTCTGTATTTGATGTTCCTTTGATTGATGTATTTGACATTCCAGCAATCATTTCACGGTCTTCTGCTGTAAAGTTCAATGCACCAGCAGTAGCAATTGCGCCCCTAGCAGAACGATACATTTTCACCTTTTCACCCAAAGTGGTATAGGTGCCACCAACAGAAGCAGCATCACAAGTATATTGGGCTGATGAGTTAAAATTAAATCCCATAGCAACACCTTCAGCAATAGCATCCATGTTAGCACCCAGGAACAAAAATCCCCAAGAATAAACACTCTGTTGATGCTTTATCATTTCTTGGATTTTGGCCTTAGTAAATCTTGTAGAAGCATTCTCTTGACCATCAGTAATAACCACAAAAAGAACCTTAGCTGGTCTGACAGCTTCTGGCATTTCAGCCAACTTGGCTCCAGTCTTTAAAATAGCATCACCAATACTATCAAGTAATGGGGTGCTGCCACCAGGGACAAATGTTTTATCTGATAGAGGCTCAACGACCTGAATATTACTAAAATCATTTAAAATAGTAATGGGATTGTGAATATAAGGGACCACAGGCATTGCAATCCCACTCCAGGCACCAGCTCCTGGAGTAAATTTACCTGAACTAAAATGGATCTGAGTTAGAGTTGCCTTGCCAGGTGCCTCTTGCTGCTGCTTCAAAAATGTATTGAAACCACCAATAGTATCTTCTCTAATATTAGCCATAGAGCCTGAACTGTCTAGAACGACAGTGATATGTGTATAATCTTGGTTCATTATTCTACCTCTATTTCAAAATATTTGTTACAATCAAAGTTTGGATTTTCATTACCATAACCATGAGGATTACATAGAACTCTACATTCGCCAATCATGTAATCCATACTATCATGAGTGTGTCCATGCACCCAATACTTTATAACAGGGTTATTTATGATGAAATCTTCTAGTTGGGTATTGTGAAATGCATAGTTAATCTGATTATCTTCGCCACCCCATTTTGGATGAGAAGATTTCATTGATGGAGTATGATGCGTCATTATAATAAACTTTTCATTTGGTTCTGTAGAGTCAATACACTCCTTCAGAAAAGTTGTATGTTCTCTATTGAGCACCCAGGCATCATCTGGAGTGAAAGCTTTATCACCATTTCTAATAGCCTGATGATCATTCATTCCCCAATGAGCTGCAGCCATAGCTTCTGAGTCACTATTATTATAATCTGTCCATAATGAACTCATTAATAACGTCCAATCTTTAGCCAATGATATACTAAAATCATTATGAAGATTGAAGAATGGATATTCCTCAACTCTATCTAATAGATTATCAAAACTAGTTTGAATATTCCCACCATAATATTCATGATTGCCTGGGATCATGAAAACTTGTTTGTATTTGCTAAATTCATGTTCCATGAGTTCAAAGAACTTATGAGCCTCACCACGTCTTACAAGACTATTGATGACAACTATATCTCCAGCAAGCAATAGAACATCACCACCAGGAAGAGTAAAGTTCTTCCTTAGTCCATGTTCGCAATGGAGATCAGAAACATAACTTATTTTCATACTACGCATGGTATATAATTTGTATTAATAGCAGCAACTGGTCTATCACCAGGGATTATCCATGGCCATGGAATAGTTGTTCTCAAAACACCAGCCTCTTTGAACATGACTCCAGCATAATTCAAATCATAATGAACGCCTTTACCTATGCCAGCAAAAGTAACATCAGGCCCAATGACTTCAATAATACCTGATTGGATGAATGCTCTGGAACAGGCTTCACAAGGAGAAGGATCCCAGTTCAAATAGGCTCTAGCTCCTCTGAGTTGAATACCTTTTCTAGCAGCATTATAGCAAGCATTTCTCTCAGCATGCTCTACCCAAGAGTATTTCTGAGGACGTTCCCAACGATCAAACTTATAGAGAGTATCACACCAATGGCCTTCAATCTCAATCACTCCTCGAGGGAAACCATTGAAACCAATACTAAGCACAACGTTGTCTTCATCAACTATAACACAACCAACTTTGGTTGATGGGTCTTTAGATTTCTGTGCTACCATGATTGCCATCGTAATAAAATATTCATCCCAATTCATTATTTTTCCTCATCATATCTAGATATACATCATGCTGATACCAAATCCCAGTCTTTGGATCAGGTACAAATCCCCAATCCATGTTGTGGGTTTTTCCTCTGGTAAAGAGAGTCCAGGTCTCTCCAGGATTTGGAACTTCTACCCAATGGAGATCCTGTGGCACAGTAATCTTATCAGGCATGCCATTAAGATAAGAGACCCATTTACCACCTCTAACAAATCTTGAATGCCCAGGACCACGCCAATGAGTACCCCAGGGAGTATGCTCCCAGTAACCACCTTTCAAAATGATGGAGTGATACCAAAACCATGGATGATTATGAAAGACTGGATCATCAGAACGCAAAAACCTATGCAAAAAGGTATTGAATGGAATATCTTTGCGTTCACGCTTGACACTATCGGGCCAAACTAGATAATATCTTTCTAAGTATTCTTCTACATCATCTCGATCTTTGATGATGAGTTTTCTACCTTTCTTATCTAGTTGATTTAGAGCATATTTTACAAGAGATTTCATCATACCATTATATAAAGAATATCTGTAAGAGTCAATGAATTCCAACTATTCTGAGTATCAACCAATACAAAAACCATAATGTAAGTGTTATCCCTGCTCCGATCCCAGCAATGAATATACACATTGCCAAGAGAAGGGACATAAATCACCCATTAATTTTTGTTATTTCCGATAGAATATTTAGCCACTAGTGTCCAGTTACCCTTGTCTTTGAAAGGGATTATTTTAATCTGAGACATATTAATCTGTTCTTTGATGCTTTCTGGATTGACCACAGTTATCAAACCCCACTGCTGCAATAGATCACAAATCTTGTTTCTGCGAGCAATGTCATTATCATCCAAAGAACTAGGTTTGCCATCAAGCAAAAACATTTCTTTGAAATGTACGAGATAGTAATTGCCTCTTTTATGGAGTATATGACAAGATTGATATAGAGTATTGGCTTGTTTATTTGCCACACCTATTCTTGTCAATGTTTCTCGAACTTTGAGGAAGTCATCATCATTAGCCAACTTTATTTCTACACCCACATCCATGACAGTCTCCAATCTTATTGTTAGTCACTGTCATATTTATGGTATTACAAATCCTGATATAACTTCCTGATGGAACTAAGTTGTTCTTCAGTAAGGATATTCAATGCCTGGAGAGCCTTGGTTTGAGAATAACCAAAATGCCTCATGACTAGTTTGATATCTTCATTATTCTGTTTCTTTGGCCAAGGTACAAAGTTTCTCTTGCGCGCTCGAATAGACTTCAAAAGATACTCATACTGAGCCTTCTTAGGCAAATGATAGAGCCCATTCATTTCATTAGCAAAGAATAAACAATCCTGATGAAGTGATAGGGCTCTATTGACCATGAAAGCATTATAGTCTTTCTCATCCAATTCATCTCGAATGAGATATTTCTTGGTTTCCATTATAGAAGGAAGCCATTCCTTGAAGAGATCAATTGCCATTTTATTTGAAAATATAGATTATGGATGTGCAACTAGCCATCCCCAAAAACATCAATGTGAGACAAATCCAGGCTACTATTTGAACTCGTTCACTCATATTATCTCTTTGGTAATGGAGTTACTGTGAGTTTATCATAGGTCTCCATAATCTTCTCAAGTTCTTCATGAGTTAGATTACTAACAGAAGCGATTTCTGTAATAGACCAGGCTCTGATTTCTATGTTCCAGTTGATAAACACAGACCAGGTTCCATCATCATTCATTTCTAGTTTGACTTTTCTCATAATCAATCCTTATTGCGATTACCTTCTTTCACCATCATAAAAATGAAAAAAGAAAATACACCAATCATACACAATATTTGTACTACAACTGGAGGTAAAAACATTATGGCTAATGCGGATAATCCCAGTGCAACCCACAATATGAGAATCCCTATCAAACCTGCTTTAGTCGATGTTTTCATGGTGTATTACAGTTTGCTGTTGTTTCAGTCACGGTAACAGTATCATTCAATGTTCTGTCTACCTGATCCTGAAGCTCATTCATTTCATCTTCAGTCAGATTAACTGTTTCTAAAATAGAAGTCAGCCATTTGGCTGTATATTGTTTATCTCCAACAATCAATATTGTTGGCGTGTTATTTATTACGTCTGGAGGAGTGTATATAATCTTTCTCATTTACCTTTACCTTCAACCTGATCTGTATGAGTACCTTCAACTGCAAAAACTGAATAGATAGCTATTGATGCCATTGTTACAAAAAATGAAAGAAATATCCACATCGTTACATTAGGAAAATAGACTATCCCTGATATAAATGCTAAGAGAAATAACCAAAGTCCAATAACCGCAATAATACCTCTCATATAAAGTGCTACAGAAATCCATAAAAAGACACATATGCCCAAAGCACTCCAAAAACTCAAAAATATAAACAATGTTATATGGGTGCCTATTATGGCCCAAAATAGAAGAATGTATAATATTGCTTTTAGGCGACTCATTCTTTCATCTCACACTGTAGCATTATTTCACTAAACAAAGCCATTAGATTGATTTCTTTATCAGAGCAGAATGCTCCTCGGTACATGTACTGACCAAGCAATACAACAGCAGCAGGGACAAACTCTGGTTTGATAGCATCACCCAAATGGTCATAAACCTCACGCATTATCTTATCAGTATCATTATCAGAGTGCTGTCCGACCCATTTTCTCAACTGACGAAAATCTTTTCTCTTCAACAAACTCATAACTTCTGTAATATTGCTGTTTGTTAGATTAGTAAGAATACCAACATCAATCTTTCCAGAAACAGAATATCTTTGTAACTCATTCAATACCCGACGAAAGTCAGGAAAGAACTTCATTATCAACTGAGCAACTGTATTGGTATCATATTCAACATTTTCTTGAGCCAATATCTGCTTTACTCGTTTGAAAAACAAAGCAGCCAGACTTTGTTTCTGTTCTGATGTGATACTAAAGTCTATCACAGCACAACGAGAATGGAGAGGTGGAATCAAACGGTTTTTATAGTTACAAGTAAAGACAAAAGAACAGTTTCCAGCAAATTCTTCTATTACTCCACGAAAGGCTGGTTGCGTGCTATTAGGATTAAGGTAATCTGCCTCATCAATAATAACAACCTTACGACCACCAGTCAAAGATACCGCACTAGCATAGCCAACTATCTTGCCTCTAAGGGTATCTATATTACTTTCATTACTACCATTGATCATTATATGATCTAGACCAAGTTCATCGCAAAGAGCCTTGGCTACAGTAGTTTTGCCCATGCCTGATCCTCCAGCCAGGATCATATTAGGGATTTCATTCTTGGTTACATAGGTCTGGAAAGTTTGTTTCAAGTCATCAGGAAGGATACAATCCGCAATCAAATGTGGTCTGTACTTTTCAACCCAAAGCAAATGTTCATCAATCATATATTACCTTGTACTTAGCGGACCATACTGTAAACCATACCACCAGCCACCACCCAAATAGAAGTAGGGAACAAAATAACTAGAATCACTTGGTACAGTTGTGCCCATTAGGCTGCTTCCGCATTAGATTGACCAAACTCACTAAGATTCTTTTCAACAGCAACCCAATAGGTAACATTCTTTGAAGAGAACTTAGAAATACCCTTGGAAGCGATTTCAACTGTATAGTCACCAGGCAGCAATCTAAGATTTTCTACCTTCAATACAAACTTGAAATCCTGTCCTGAAGTATTCTCTCCAATGAACAAAGTGCTATCATCAACACCTTCTCCCTTGGCATCAGCAGCAGAGATCACAACATTCTTACCATCATTCTGAATGATGACATGGGGACACTTCAATACTGAACCTGTTTCCTCAATCCATTTCAAATCCCTTTCTGATAGATTGATCTTGACATCAAAAGTAGCAATATTGATCTGCTTATCTGGGGGTACAATGATCACCTTCACATCAGAATAACGAACACGTGATCTTCTTGAACCAGCACTTGATAGTACAAGATACTCTTCAGCAAAATCTACTTCAGGATTTTCATGAAGTGATAGAACTCCAAGAACCTTATTCAGATCATAGATACCAAACTCTTTGGGAAAATCTTCTGTAACTTCTGCTTGAGCAAGAACAGCCTTATTTGTAGAAATTGTTCTAAGAATATTGCCTGGCTTTACTACAAGTCCAGGATTAATACTCGAAAAGTTCTTTAAGATTTCTATCGTAGATTCACTAAGTTTCATAATAACATTACCTCACATTTGATACTATATTATCCTCTGAATATCTCTAATAGTCAAGGCAACATAGTTCTATTCCAGTCAACTACTCTAAAACATGTTTTCCTATTATCATTATAATGATATTCTCTACCCATGTCTATTGATGCATCATATTCATAAGTACTCAATAATCTGCCATCTTCATCATATAAAAATATAATACCCATATCCAGTAATGCAACAGTAATATAGGTTTGATCTGTACCTATTCGATCAACATTAGCTAGAATGCCATACAATGTGAAAAGCTCTCTCAAAACAGAAAGCGTATTATCATTCATTTAAAAAATTCAACTACTTTGGCAACTATAGATTTCAGACTATCCAGTGAATAATCATTTTTGATAACCATTTCTACATGACTATTACACCAATCCCATTCTGAAATATGAGGAAGTTGTTTGAAAATATGTTCTCGTATTTCTGGTAGATATCTATTTTGTTTATACATAATAGCCATCTGCATCCATTCTGGATCTGGTCCTCTTTTGACTCTGACAATATGCGCGCCTGCTATCTTATTGAGAGCATAGATTTCATTTTCAAATCTAACATCAGTGATTACATAATTTTTCTTTAGGTCAAGTCTATTGATCAGACTTGAAGTCCAAAGATTATTACCAAAGATTTGTCTACCTGCTTCTGTTCCCATCCATTGTAAGGCCAAGCGAGGAGTGAATTCTGGTTTATTAAGTTCCTTGGCCCAATAATCATCAACGGTATCTCGCCATCTTCTTGACTCATCCGTATCACCTTCAAGAAGCTTTCTATCCCAACCAAAAATGATCGAAACTGCATCTTTTAATGGTTTGGCAAAAGCCTCTGGAGTAAAACCATGATCTTTCTTAAGTAACTCTCCAACAGTGCTTTTACCAGAACCAATTAAGCCTATCAAACCAATAATCATAGTTTATAATCCATAATATGTTTTAGTAATCTCTTCAATAATATATCTTTTTTTATTTTGTAAAAAGTTTTCAAAATCTTCTACTATTTGATCTGAAGCGATTTGATCTGAAGCGAGATCATATCCATATTCATATTGTACATTTATAGGATAACGAAAATGTCCTCCGTATCTTGTTATTTTATTGACTTCTATACAATCATAAGGATGTATGTATGGGACAGAAGGAGTCAAAAATTCTGAATGATTTAACCATTTCCAATGACACCAAAGAGTTACTAGATTAACTGATCCCATCATGACAATGTATTGTTCATAAGATATAGAAGGAATATATGGTCTCAATATTCCTTCAATTTCTGATACAGAAGCAAAGACGTGCTTCTGAAGAAGTTGTTCCATCATAGAAAAAGATTTTTATAGCTTTCCTAAATGATTGGCTACAGCTGGCATGTCACCAGTAAATGCATAGGTACCAATGTGGTGCGTACGCATCCAAGGACACAACCAAACTTTACCACCCATGTTGCGCCAGTTCTGACAGAATGTATAATCTTCTGAAAGATAGCGATCAGAACCACCAACTTCCTTGGCTACTCCATCTACATTAATTGATCTCTTGCGATCAATCAAGCAATCAAAGAAAGCATGAATATAACGACTGCCATCAAAATGAGCCTGTCCAATATGGTCTGGCTTATAACGATATTCAGGATACTGGACCATGTATCTTTCAAATACTTCTTTCTTGACCATCATGTAACCAGTACCAATTTCCATGACTTCAATAGGTTCGCCAATATTGAATTGACCTGTACCAGCCACAGCATTGAATACATAATCACCAACCAGCTTTTCTAGTTCTTCTGGTTTGATAGAGTTTTCTTCTGCGGATTTAGCCAGGTCAGCTGGTGTTGGGTTGCTGCCCTGAGCCAACTCAGTAACTCCTTTCCAGTTCAAACTACGTACAATGGCTTCTTTGATAGCCCACCATTTGATTGACTTCTTTGGATATGGAGCACCAACGATATCCTTATCCATGGCTAAGAGAGTTAGAACGTCTCTTGGATCAAAATGAATATCAGCATCGATGAAAAGTAAATGAGAATATCCTGATCTTAGAAATTCATCACAAAGATAGTTTCTGGCTCTAGTGATTAAGCTCTCATTGAAGATAAAAGAAAATCTGCTTTCAATACCAAACTGTTGGCACATGCCTTGAAGATCAAGACAAGACTTGGCATACATACCATGAGAAAATCCACCATACATGGGAGTAGCAATAAACAGTTTTCTACTGGCGAGTTGTTCTCTTGTTATTTCTAAATTCATATTATACCCTCTATATCAATTCAACCACTTCATCGGTGTCATGTAGTTCAAGACGCAACCAATTCACAATATCGACTAAATCAGCCTCATTATTATTGGTCATTTCAGTTATATAGTCCATCAAAACAAAGGATGAACTAATGTTGCTGTATTTAGTATCCCTGCCCTTGATAAACTTCTCAGATTGAGTATCTTTTCTATCTATATGTCTTCTTTCTAAAATCATTGGATCTGTATGTATTAATAATATTTTAAGATCCAATTTTCCTTCATCAACCAGTTCTGCAGCCTTTTCTAAAAATGAAGCAGTGAATAATCTATCACCTTCAAATAAGATATTGCCTGGACACTCTTTCAAAAACATTATGGCTTCAGGCTGAACTGCCATGGATAGTTTATCAGTACCAGCAAACTGTTCATTCAAATCTGAGTAGTCTCCCAATATGTAAAGCTGATACTTGGGATCATACATTGTTTTGACGAGTTTTCTGGGTTCCTTGACTTCTAGTTCTCTATCAGCCAGGAACCTCTTCATAATACTTGTTTTGCCTGTAGCTGGCAGACCACCAATAGCTATCATTTTTTTCATTCAAACACCAATTCATTCACATTATGATAATACTTACTATTGAAACTATTTTCAAATACTGGAAAATCCTGATCCATCATTATCACTTCACCAGTCAATCTAAAATGATTTTGTTTCTCTTTTGATAGACCTGTTTGTTTGTGAGTAGGATCAGATGGATTATCTTCTACTCGTAAGTATATAGGCAGAGTATCTTTACGTAGTTCGCGTTGATTATCAAATCTAAATCCCCAACGTTCTTCTGCCTTTTGGATCCTCTTATAATGCATATCCAAATATACACCAGGATATCGGCGATCCTTTCTAAACCAGGATTTGTAACAACACATTGTACTTTCTAGTGTAAAGTAGGAATTATCTGGATGTGGATATTGTTCTGAACATTCTTTCAGAAGTCGTTCTCCTTCTTGTTCTAGCCAAGGAAGAACTTTGCTATAATCTCCATTGAAACCTGGATTCAATGTTTCATGCCAATCCAAATCATCCCTGCCCAATATTTTACACAATCCATTTCTATGTGATTTGCTGCCATTTATATCATCCAAAAATAGACTATCACAATCAATAGGCAGACCAGCAATCCTTAAATATTCCAAATAAGAAAAGGTGGATAATCTACCAAATAGAAAAAACTTTTCCATCACGTAGTTCCATAATCTACGGAACCGGATATAGTTATCTCCATCAGTACCACAAACAGATTCAAAAAACTTGGATTGTGTCTGGCCATCAAGATTTGTAAGATATGATAAAACAATATCACCAATCTTTGATTTGGTATATTTCCTATCCATGTCCCATTCTAGTTTGTGCCAATGTCTCATTACAAAACTATGAAGTTGATCTGCCTCATTCTTGGTAGGCAAATCTGGAAAATACCTAAGCAAAGTTTCTGTAGTTACTATGTTTTGACAAACCCCATTTAGAAAACAGGCCCAGAGTAATCGTTCTTTAGACCAAGCAAATCTATTAGCCAAATAAGGAAAAGCAGCATAAACAAAGCCTGGATGTGCTTTGTGCTTATTATGAAAATAGTAGAATCGTTTAAAGACTTCTCGACGATTGATGGGTAAACGATAATCTTGATTAGCTAATAAAATCATCCAACCTTGCCTCCTATAATCCAAAACATAGATTTACTCTTGTTTATATGAGCAAATAAATGAGAATGATCTAGCATAAAGTTCCATGCCTTGGACTCATAACGAGGATGAAAATCTATATTTTCATATTGTGCTTCTACTAGTTCATTATAAGTGCTATAGCCATCTTTACAATATGAACAACTCTTTTCACCACAACCATTTTGAGCATCAAAGTGTTCTATTTGAATATCTTTTTTATACAAACTATTGATGAAACTAAAATCAAAGATAAAGTCTGGATCATAACTATGCACTTTACCAATAGTGACTAATCTATCTCTAACATAAATTGGATTATTAGAACCAAGATTACCTACACCAATCATTACAACTCTTTTTATATTTCTTGGATTGAGTGCCAGGCCATGAAGAACACTTACAATGCTGTTACAAGAACCAGCGGAGATAATCAATGTATCAACTTCATCAGGTATGTTTGATACCTGAAAGGCACTCACACTATGAAACTTGGCTATGTACTCTGCTTCACCTGTTACTGTAATATTTGTTTCTAAATGAAAGAGTTCTGGTGTTACGAGACCTTCAGCCTTGGCTTCTAATGTTTTGGCATAACCCACATTAGACACAACGAACTCAGCACCAAACTTTTGAGCCATTTCAAGCATGGGATAGTTTATAATAGTTTGAGTTCCTGTTACATCAATATCTTTGAGACCATAATGATTACAAATAGCAGCAACCATTGGGTGTTGAGGAGAACCAGAAACAGCTCCATGAACAACTCCTGTCTTACCTTCTTTCACAGCCTTTTCATGGATTAGCCAAATACATTGTCGGCATTTGGTGCCATTGATGGAATTTGGACCAAGAGGAGCAAAGAAATCTTCCCTCTTGAACCACATATGACCAACTTTTTCTACTGGAGTTAGATCATACAAATGCTGATGCCAAGCATCAGTCCATGGGGTCAATACAGATCGTGTCACAGAGCAGCTCTCCTTCCCTTCTATACCAAGTCAAATGGATATAGGTGGTCTCGTCGAAAGATTCTATCTAATATTCTTTGTGAGTAAACTCTTTCACAAAATGGGCATTTCCATTCCATGGTTTCAGGAAATTGTAAGAGTAAATAGGGAGGAGGGGATTGATAAGAGCAAGGAGCTTCAATACAGGTATATCTCATTCAAAAAGTTCCTCTAAGGTTGTGTAAGATTTAGTTTTTGTAATCAAATGTTCTTGATGTCTAGATCTTAAGAAGTCATACCATTCTTTAGTCTCAAACATAGACTGACTAACACCATTCCAACCATCTCTAGCCAGTACATGATTTGGATCTTTGCGTCTGTGTTCTACGAAATCATATCTGGCATCTTCGTATTCTTTTGTGCCCAATTCTAGCATATCCTCACGAAAGTAACACACAAGACTTATTCTCTCATGATCATCACCAGTTATAGGAGTATTACCATGGATATACTCATGATTGTTGACCAGGAGCAGATCACCTGGTCTCAAATTCACAGCAGCTCTGATTTCTGGAAGTATTAGATATCCTCCCTGATAGTTTTTGTTCTTAGCCACAACAGAAAGATTACTAAATCCAGAGTTCAAATCTCCAGCATCTCTGTGAGCAGCTGTTCTGAAGTTTTTATTAACAGTTATTGTAGTGAACACAGTACCTGGAATAACAAACTCTGGATCTAGTTTTTTAGCACACTCTAGTTGATTGGCAAATCTATTAGGTAACATTTCATAGAAACTTAGACTTAGTTTTTGTAAGAATGGAAAAGACAATTGGAACTTATCATAGTTGTGAGCAGTGTAACTAGTTGCTCTACCATAAGGAATACGAGGATAGCGTCCAAAGTATCCAGCCACCCCACTTTCTACTGGATTGGCATAAGAGGTATCACTTATGAAAGTGTCTAATACCCATTTGGCTGCTTTTCTAATATCTTCTGGTTCTGTGAAAGTAACTACTGCTCGTAGCCATCTGTTCCAATCAAAGTCATGCTTCTTGGTTTCAGAAGTCAACCAAACTTCTCCACGACATTCTGGATCCTTCTTTGCTCTGGCTCGTAAAGTTTCAATATCCTGTGGAATAGGTAATGTTTCAACTTTGCTTAAGAATTTGAGAATTTCTCTTTGTTCTGGAGTAAGCCATTCCCTCCCTTGAAGTTTCTTTCCCTTCGGACCAGCAGCCACTCCTCTATTTTGAGATTGTTTGGCTGCTTCTTTCAAACCATCATAGGCTCCAATCTGGTCTGCATCACTGAACCAATTCTTACGGAACTTCAGAATAATATTCTCTTCATCAGCTCTTTTATTATCAAATGGATCTTTGCGGTAAACATCACAATCTTCTTCTAATAAAACATCGTAATGTTTTTCATCTAGGAATGTTTGAAGGAGATGCTCGCAATCAATCTTAGACAAGAATAGTGTTTTCATATTTTCTCTTAGATAACCCACCCACACTATATAGACAAAATAAAAATGGGGTCACAAAAGTGACCCCGAAGTGAGGCTTGCGCCTCTTGCGCGTCCAGGAGACGTTTGGACTGCGCTTATCCGTTGCGACTGCTACGGGTTCCTTGATGTTAGATATATTCTACCTTCAATATCCGTAAGAGTCAAATGTCAGCATCATTTCTTCTCATCCCAGGACTTACAAGCTAAGACAAGCATGAGGAAACTAACTCCAAATCCTAACAAGGATAGTCTAGTTTCAACATGGCTTGTTATGAACAATGAGCCCAAGCACCACAGTACATTTTTGTTCATTAGATTGTCGTCCCACCAACCATGTTGTTTTCCACCAGCCGACGCACCATGTCCTCAAACTGATTTACCTGCGTTGGACTGGGCATTTGGGTCAAAGGCCTAAATGACTTGTTGCCATGTGAGTAGACTGAGAGGTGTTCTGTGCCATTGATGAGTTCATTCTTGATAATGACTGCCTTCTTGTAGGCATGGGTCAATTTACCACTCAGAGGTACATACTCAATGTCTGTGGTGGCAGCCGTCTGCTGAACAGTTTCTGGCTTTGCTTCTTGTGGGCTAGGATCCACATCCAGCTTATCATACAGGTCCAGAAAACCCTTAGCAACCTCTGCATCAAATCGATTCAGGCACAGCTTGATGGCCTTCTTCTTGTTCTTGAAGATGGCATATGCCTTGGCAATGTGAACCAGGCGGCGAGTACTGATGACTTCATCAACAGCATCATCCTGATAAGAACGGCGGATCTGGTCAGCCCACTCCACCAGAACTTTGATGAACCGGTCAATACCTTCCTCACCATCCAAACCAAGCTGCTTGAAGTTCTTTTGAAGAATCTTGGTCTCTGTGTCAGCGTTAGGATATTCCTGTTCTACCGTGATGGCAAATCGCTCCAGGAATGCCTCATTCAGAACATTGGCACCGATGAACCGACCATCACTTGAACCCTTACCCTTGGTGTTGGCTGTGGCAATGACCTGGAAGCCTGGTTGTGGATAGACAACCGTGTTAGTCTTCTTATCCAGGAATGGCTTGCCCTCCAGCACTGGCTGGAGGCACAGGAGATGCTCTGAACCATAGTCCGTCTCATCCAGAAGGAGGATGGCGCCACGACGCATGGCAGTCAGCACCGGACCTTCGCGGCGAACAGTATTACCATTCACGAGCTCATAGGCACCGAAGAGATCAAGCTCATCAGTATTCTTGGTAATGTTCACGCGCACCACTTCACGACCCAGGCAAGCAGCCACCTGAAGTGCCATGAGTGTTTTTCCATTACCACTCAGGCCTGTGATGTAGATGGGATAGAAAATCTTGGAGTTGATGATATTCTTCAGATCAGTGTAGAAACCGAAGGGCACATAAGTGGGATCCTTCGGTGGCACAAAAGAATCAGAAATGATCATTTCTGTCTCTGGTGTTACAGCCAAATGAACTGCTGCTGGCACAGGGACGGATACTGATGCTGGAGTAATGACTGGATTGGTTCCCTTGCAGCGATACTTGCCCCAGCCTGCGCTCCTTGACTTGTTGTAGGTCAGGAAGTAGGGATAGGGTAGACCATTGGCCTTGCAGAATTCATTGATCTGCTTGTTGGTGACCACATCAGTCTTGAAGTGTTCTGAAATCCGATTACAGAACTCTTCCTGGCTGGCGCTATCAGGATAGTTAGGCTTTCGCATCGATTTGTCTCCGACTCACAAAATGTTATTCAACAGAGGGTATTTTACCACAAGTCAACCACAAAGTAAAGCACTATAATTTATCAGTTATCAATCACTTAGACGGTCCTCAAGACCATCAATAGTGGATATATCCTGGGCAAACTGGCTCAGGATGATCCTGGATGCCTTCTTCATCTGTTGATGATTTGTGAATGCCTTTTGAAGGACATCCTGACCCTTTTTGGTCTGTGTGTTCTCAAACTTACGAGAAGTGAAGTCATCCTCATAACCCATGAACTTGGTGCTCACGTAATAATAGTTATCAAACCCAAGAACAGGCATGGCTACAAAACCATATTCCTTCAGATTCTTCATTTTCTCTCTATTGCTCTGCTCATCCTTAGTAGAAGTTCGATTGCGGATCTGAGCCTCAATCTCATTGGAACTGCAAATGTAGTATCCAATATGACGACACCCAGTGATCTGCTTGACCAACTCAGTCAAAGAAGCTTGAAGTGTCACGTAGTCATAAGCATCTGACGATACAAACTGGCCAGTGATAGGATCAGTGATGATTACTTTCGTCAGATTCTTTTGACAAGTTTCTGACCTTACTGCTGAAGGCAGGTTAATGCCATTACCAGCACCATCAGTCAGGTAGATCACATTTACAATGTCTACCTTGGTATTCATTTTGAACTCTTCAATCATCGTCCTTGATGTCATAACTGCCTCACTCAGAGGAGTGCCAGACATTGAAAGACCAGTCGTCGTTGAGTGACTGAATCCCTCCAATCCTTTTTGTACCACTTGATATTCTTCTGATTGGGGATCCATTCCAGCAGATAAAGAATGCACCGCCGCAAAGAAGGACAGCATTTTGTATGCTCGTCTTTGAAGACTGGCTGGAATGTTAGAAGACATCAGATGCCTCAAATGAAAGCCTGGACTATGAACAGGCAGATCACGCGGCATTGAGCTGAACTTGGCACCACCTTTGCGTGTAGGCATTGAACCATAGTCATTCCGGTCAGCAAAACCATAAACGTCGAAGGGGATTTTGACTTTCTGACAAAAAGCAGTCAGGATGATGATCTGCTCTATTGAATGGAACATGTAGTCTCCATTCATTGAACCAGACATATCCAGAAACATAATCATGCCATGGCTTTTGCCCTTTGGCACTTCTGTGATGCGGCGGAACACATCAGACGTGAACTTGTACTGAGACAACCGGCGCATGTCCAGTTCACCAGAGCGATGAGTCTGTGCGCGGTAATATTGCCGCGCATCCTTCTTCATTTCAAACTCTTTGACCAACACGTTGATGTGATCTCTGTGCTTTTTCATGAAATAACTCAACAGCATTTCACTGCGATTGTGATATTCAGGCAACTTGCTTTGAATGGCTGCTTCAAAAAAACTCACAACATTATTGACATCATAGATCATTTTGTTGTGGTTGACACGAGGTAGAGTGACATTAGCAACTGAGTGGCTGCTAGTGTCCATCAACTCTTTTTCCTTTTGACGGAAAATCTTGTCTGTAACAGCAGTTGGCTTAACTTTGGACTTGCCATGATCTGGACTACCCTGTTCCGCATCAACTACATTTGATGACTTTTGGTCTTCTCCATCATTCTGTTCATTAGGATCCTGGCCTTCAGCATCAGAGCTTTGGCCATCTTGAGCCTCGCCTTCTTCACCATCCTGGCCATCACCACGCTCACGCTTGCCCTTTTTGGTGCCATCCTTAGCAGCAGCCAGGTCATCAAGATTCTGAATGGCTCCCCTTTCCTGCTGGCAGGCCACATAGATTTCACGAGCCAGTTTGAGCACTTGCTCAAATGTGTCTGCCTCATCCAACCGACGAACGAAATCTTTTTCCTTCTTATTGAACTGAACACCAACCAGTGCACCAATCTTGAAATAGAGATTGATGCGGTCAATCAGATTAAGTTCATTCAGGTCAATGTCCTTGACACCAAAAAAATCACGATCAAAAAGTTCTTTGTAACCCTGTACAAAGGATTTACGAAGGCCAGGAAACTTATTCTTGATTTTCTTTTCAATCCTGGCATCCTCACAGACGTTCAGGAAAAACTTGAAGTTTTCATCAAAGCATGAAGCATCATGCGCATGATTTTCTTTGCATTGCATTATTGCATCATGCCAACCTTCTGCTGGAGTGTTGAGAGCATGACCCACTTCATGACCCATGAGGAGATCATAAAGTTCGGGTGATGTGTCTTTCCAGTCAGGGACATGAAGGACGCGCTCTTTCATATCAAAGAATGCGGTCCTGATGCCTTCATGAAACACCTGGATATTCTCTGCGGCCATTAGCTTGGCAAGCAGAGATTTGGTGGTTACTAAACTGGTCTTTCTAGCCAAGGCAGTCTCCTATTTACAGGCTATCATACTCTCTATTAAGAAAGAAGTAAAGCACTATAAATGATTTAGAATCAACCATTTATAGTGCTAGGCGGGATTATTTCTTCTTGGAACCTTGAAAGCTTGTTTTCCATTTCAGCCCGCTATTGTAGTGTATTTACCTTCAGAAGTAAAGCACTATAACTTATATGATATCAACCACTTAGATTGCCTTCAGGAATGGAAATAACTAGCTTTTCTGCCTTTGGTTGTTCCACAGGTTTATTCATAACCATAGTTTTAGCCTTTTCCTTTTGCTGTTGCTGCATTACTTTTTTTATTCGACGCAGATTGGCCTTCACTTTGCCTTTAGCATGAGTGATTTCAGATTTGCTCAAATAGCTCGTATATCTTATGCCCATCAAATGATCATACTCATGAAGGAAAACTCGAGCAGTCAAACCATCAAATGATTTGTTTTGAAATTGACCATTGATATTATAATAGCAAACATCCACATGCTGTGGTCTCTTGACCTTCAAAAATAAACCAGGATAACTCAAACAACCTTCATTTTCTTTTGTTTCTGCTCCTGATACATTAAGGATTCTAGGATTGATGATTGGTTCTACATATTGACCCGAACCCATGACAAAAATCTTATAACGCAAACCAACCTGATTGGCTGCTAATCCTAATCCCAACTTTCTCATCATTGTTTCTATCATACTCATAACAATATAAGAAATATCACCTGGAGGATTTCTAAAGTCCCAAGGAATGGCTGGCAAGTCAAGAATACTATTATATTCATCAACTACATTGAATATTTCATATTCATAGGTGATGTTGTTTATTATCTTGACTATTCTTTTTTCACTAGGAACAAATTTTGGTGCAGGTTCTGATGAAGATTTTTCTGGAGTCAAGCCTATATCATCCAAAAATATTGGAGGCTCTGACATCCACTCTAATGGAGTAATGGGAGCATTCATGAGATCCCGCATAGTATCAATCATTACACCTTCAGGATTACTATTAAAGCTTGGTTCTGTCATACTAAAATCTCCGAAAAATTGCCCACCAATTCAAAACGAATAATATTGTTAAACTTATCAGCCAAAATCTCTCCTCGATGACTAATCAAGAAAGTATTGGTCTCATTACCAAACGTGTTTAACAATCGCATAAATTCATCCATTCCATCAGCATCCAAAGAACCATCCAATATTTCATCTAAAATCAATAGATTGGTGTTGACTGAGTTTTTTACCTTGGCTACTGCTCTCCAGGTAAATAACAAACTCAAATCAATACGTCTCTTCTGTCCTTCTGAAAAGTTCTCATAAGAAAACTTATCTCTATGTCTTGATCTAATCGTTTCATTGAACTCTTCATCAATATTGAAGTTGACAAAGAAATCCATGGCCGAAAGATACTTATTGATCATTTTATTTATCACAGGCAGATATTGTTTGATGATCTTGGCTTTGATGCCATTATCTTTTAACAACAATGCTGCTGTATCTAAGTATGTCTTATTATCAATAGCCTCTTTGCGTTGATTGTTCTGTTGTTCTAAATCTGAATATAACTGTTTAGACACTTCCAACAAATCATCACTAATAGGCTTCTTATTTGAAAGATCATTTATTTCCACTAATAATAATCCTACATATCTTTGAATTTCTGAGATTTGTGATTGTAGTTTAGTTAGTTCAGATTGATGCGCAGTAATCTTCAGCTGTATTTGCTTGATCTTTTCTAATCTGGTTTCTAGCTTCTGTTGATGTAGTTCTAGATCAGACAGACCAGCTGAAAATTCCTGGATCTTGATATTACACTCTCCTATGACCTGCTCTTTGTTGTCTATGTCTTGATGACAACGAGGACAAGTTTCATTTTCATTGAAGAAAGTGATTTCTCTATTCAACTTTTCTAAATTGTTGGTTATTTGAATATTGTATTTCTCTAGTTTAGTAATACGTTCTAATACGCTAGGATTATCAGCTATTTGAGCCTGAAGACTATCTACATGCTTTTGTACTAACTTAGCATCATTGGTTAGAGTATTAATCCTGGTTTGCCATTCTTCTAAATCAGCCTGCTTCTTAGTTATTTGTTCTATTGTGATCTTTTTACTATCATTGATATGACGTTTTTGTAGTTCTATCTTCTCCAATATGGTAGATATTTGGGCTTTGATCTTATATAGCAATTCATCCAAAGATTTGATTTTGGTTTTGATAACCTTATTCATTGTGCTAAAGATTTCTATGTCTAGCAAATCTTCAATAATAGCTCGGCGATCTTGGGGAACCAATCTCATAAATGGAGTGAATGAAGTGCTACCTACCACAACAATCTGAGTGAAGGACTTCATGTTGAAGCCTAAAATTTGTTTTTCTAAATGCTTTTGATAGTCTCTATTTGCTGCTTCTTGATTTAGTAAAACATCATTTTGATAGATTTGGAATATAGAAGGTTTCATACCTCTAATAACTTTGTAATGGGTGCTGCCTACTCTGAACTCTACTTCAACACAAGTTCCAGCATCATTGATTGAGTTTATTAGACCAGGTAGATTGATATCTCGATAGGGTCTACCAAACAAACCATAACAAAGAGCATCAATAATAGTACTCTTGCCCGCACCATTCTTACCAATGATCAAAGTCATTGGGTTTTGGTCAAGCTTTATTTCAATCCAGGCATTACCTGTAGAAAGAAAATTCATCCATTTTACAGAGTTGAAAATGATCAAGTAATGTCTCTTATATTATCAAAATTCAAAGCATCAAGATAGATATCTCTCATTATTCCCTTGAGTTTGTCTTTATCCAGACTAGTATCTACACCATCAATAACTTTAGAAATAATAGTGATAGTATCATCAGCTTGGTCTATCACATCATCATCAGAGATATTAGTATCACTGAAATCTTCAACTATAGATATATCAACTGGCTGTGCTATAGATAAACTATCCATGAAAGCATCAAATAACACAGGATTGTTCTTTTGTTGAATGATTACCTTTACAATATTATTAGCATACAGACTATAGTCTGCTGAAGTGATATTCTCTAGGGTTTCATTTGTGTCATCATAGATAATCTTGTGATGGATACGGAAAGGATTCTCTATAAACTCTAACTCTCTGGTAGAAGTATCAAATATATGAAAGCCTCTTGTATCATCATAATCAGCCCAGGTCATTTCACCAGGAGAGCCTACATAGAAGATATGTCCATCAGTTGAACGATGATGAAAATGACCAGATATCACCATTTCATATTTGTTGAGTTCTCCTCTAGTCATACCCTCTACACAGGTATGACCTCTCTCCATTTCAAATCCTTGTATTTGAAAATGTCCAAAGCAAATCTCTGATTTACTATTCTGAATGAACTGTTTGATTTGTTGTTCATTATCAGGACAGATCCAGGGAATAAAATCTATGGGGATTTCATCGAATGTAATGGTGGTAGGAGTATTATAAAAGTTGATGAAACCATGAGAAATATATTCTTTCAAAAGAAGATTGATTGAGTTTACTTCAAGAGTATTCCTGTAATAGATATCATGATTACCAGGATAAGTATGAAGTTTAAGTGGTTTGAATGGTTTTGAAAATTCATTAAAGAAATATTCTTTGCTTAGGTGAAGTGTATTGAAGTTGACAAACTTTCTACGATCAAATAGATCACCAGTTTGTATGACTTCTGTAATATCATTGTCCCATAGATATGGAAAGAAAACTTGCTCATAAAACTTTCGATAATAGTCATGAAAAGCAAGTTTATCACTACGCATTCCGAAAGTGGGTGTCGCCCAAGATAGCAATCTTCATGGTTGACCCTCCTTGCCTTTTGGCCGTTGAAAAGTTCTACCCCAAACCCAACCATTGGGTAAAGGTGTATTAGAAAAAATCATTTTAGACTTGGTACCGTCAGTAATCCAACGCATCCCTTTATTAGATCCATAAACATTTCCTGGTTTGAATTCTGTTGATGGAGAAGAATGTTGGCCTTTATGAGATAAACTTAGTTTTTCAATATGTTCTTCTGATAGAGTTTTATTAGTATTCCAAGGTTTAATCCCTTTACGTTTTTTGCTCCATTCCTGTTTCGTTTTTTCAGAATGTTTATAGCCTTTATGTGAACCTATGGGAGGACTTCCACCACCAGGACACAAATTATAGTTGCTATTTGATTTTACATATTCTTCAGTAACTATATCTGCTTCTGCTTTCTTTGCTTCTTCTATTGTTTCAAAAATCTGTAAATCTACTCTATAAAAATGTTCTTTACCGTGCAATTTGATTGCTTCTTTTAGAGATTGTTTATCTGGATTGATAGATTTTGCCTTGATTTTATTTATTTCAGATTTCCAATCTCCACTACCAAGATATCCTGGAGTATTGTTATTTGTAATACCATGGTATGTTTTACCATTAATACTACAAGTTGTTACATAAAGTACATAACTCATTCGTCTACGAACCTTTCTACACCTTTCTTGGCTTTGGCTGTCTTGGCTTTTGCTTTATCTAAGTTCTTTTCAAACTTACCAATGAACTCACTAATGTTATCATATAGCTGTCCTTGCTGGATATTATCTTCGCCATTTTCTTCTAGTTCTGCTACTTCAGCATCATCCAGAACACCTGATTGTTGGGCCATTTTGTATTTGGTGTATAGTTCTTTCTTTTCAAGCCAAATACGTCTACTGAATGCATAGATACAATATTGGGTGAAATATCCAAAAGGATTTTTTGATGGATGATTGGGGTCAAAGTTATCAAAGTAACGAATACAGTTTTCTATAGCATCACTTACCATTATATCACGAAAGGTATAGTTGCTATAGCAAGGTTTTCTAGCCACATTTTCTGCTATTAACATCAAACAATTTGCTATGTAATCTGAAATCTTAGGCTTTGGCTTCTTGGCCTTGGCTGCTTTCTTACACTTGGCTTTGTATGCTATTATTGCTTCTAAAAATGCTTTTTTATCTATGTAGTTTACAGTAGTTTTGTTTACCATTAATTGATTTTTTTCTTTGGTCCGAAAACACTCTCCAAACGCTTTAGTGCTTTTTCCATCGATGTTTCTGAACTATCTACTCCTTCTGTAGGAGTTTCTTTATTATTGAAAGTATATAGACGCTTGGCGTACTGTTCCAGACTATTGGCAACCTTTTCTATGATGGGAACAGTATATAGTATTTGTTTACTTTCAACAACCACGTCTTGAGCATCAGTGCATAATACAGGCAACCAGGGATACAGGATTAGCTCTGGTCCTTTGTCTGTTTTATCCACGATGACCTGTAGAGGCAAACGTAACTCTGTAAATCCAGGATTTCCCTCATGAACATCAGCCACGATGTTATCCCCATTAATAAATCTAATATAACGAAAATTTCTTTTACTCATTTCAACCTCCAAGGTTGATATTGTATACTTTAACTTTGAACTGTTCTCTTTGATATAGTTTCATTCTTTCAACATAATGTAGGAGAGTATAGTTAGTATCTCCTCCTGTCCTCAAATCATCAGCAATATCAAATAAAATAGCTTCTGACTTTGTTTCAGAAACTCTTAAGCCTCTACCAATAGACTGTAAGACTCTAATCTTAGACTTACTTGGTGATGCAAATATTATACTATGAATATTCCTAATAGATACGCCTTCTTGATAAACTCCATAACTTGCTATAATGATAGCATTTGTTTCTTTTTCTATAATCTTTCTGTAACTCTCTCTAATCTCTACATCAGTGTAACCATAGATAAAATAGATTGGTCTGCCAGAATCTTTGAGTAGATTATAAAGCAATTTGCCATGCTTCTCGACTAACTGGAATAATATAAGAGTATTACCTTTAAGACTTAGAGCAAGATTTTTAATGAAGTTATTTCTCTTTTGATGCTGAACCAAAAACTCTAACTCTTCATAATAGTCTGTTGGAATGACAAGTCGGCATTCTTTTTCAGGATATTTCAATACCAGACATTTGATTGTCAAATCACTACTGATACCTTTCTCAATCATTTCCTTATTTGTGGCGATTTTGACAATAGGACCAAAATATCCTTCAAGAGTTAGACGAGGTATGTTCCCATCTTGCACAGATCCAGTAGTACCAATCCTGTATTTGGCATTTACCAATTGACCCATGATTTTGATTAGAGATTTAGATTGAAAGTGGTGAGCCTCATCTCCTATTACATAATCAAATTGCTTAAACCACATTTCATCATCCAAATCATAGACACTTTGCCAGGTAGAGATAACAATAGGCTTTCCTGTATATTTCTCTTGTCCTGAATAGATTTTATTTACCAGTCCATCAGCATCCCACTTATTGACAGTGCTATATTCTTTGAAATCATTATAGAGTTGTTCTACCAGACCCACATTAGGAACAATAATAAGTCCTCTGAGGTTTTTCTGTTGAAGGTATCTACAGATAGCATATATTATATAAGACTTACCAGAGTTTGTTGCTGACTCAAGTATGCAGCGTTTATATCTAAGAGATTTTGTAATGCCGAGGAGTTGGTGTTCATGTGGTTCTAATAGTTTACCATTAGACCAAATCTTCAAATCAGAACACAGATTTTGAGCATCCACTAAAGCGAAGTTATCGGCTAGATATTGATAACCTTCTATTACATGGTTTCTTTCTTTAGCAAAAATATGCACATGCCTAAGAAGACCAGCTGGTAGTCTCTTACTTCGTTTGTTATATAATCTTATGAAACCATCCCATTTGCGATCTCGATAGAGAGGAGAATGCCAGGCATCTGGGACTTTGAAAGAGAAAAATTCCCAAAGTTCATGCTGAATATCAGGATCAGAATGAACTTTTATATAAGCATCATTTAGTTTCTCGATTAGTATTTTACTCATTTAATATGCTAGAAATATTATAGATAATATTTGAGGGGTTTTCATCACTTGTTAAGGCTTCTTAGATCTTTTCTAGTTTTCGATTAGGACCAGTATTATAGATACATTTCCAAAAGTTATTAGCTGCTTCTGGTTCTTTACCAAGTTGTAATATCTCAACTGTGCCATCTTTTGTATCTATATCTACTATGGGGCCATTGGCTCCATAGATAATAAGATGCGAAGCTCGTGATAAAGAATCATTAAGTGTTATTACATTATTTTGTTCCATATTTATTGTCCTGCTATGAACCGCTCCCACTCCATGTATGATCTCAGCTGCCACGTCCTGGCATTCAACTCTTTCAAAATACTTTCACAGACCCTAACAAGTTCATCATGGACAGCTTTCTTTTTGACTAGAACCATGATTTCATTATCAGCATCCACATATTCTTTTATCTCACCCTTGAGAACAAACTTGAATGGAGTTAGACCATATTTTTCTAACTCTTTCTGATCCATTTTACCACCATAATAATCATACTTACGTTTCCTAAGAGCAATCAAATCTTGATCAATCTTTCTAGACAACAATGAATGCTTACTCAAAACACGTACATATTTGGCATGTAGTCTTGGAATATTGATGAGTTCTTTACCAGGTTCAGTGCTATCTAAAATAGCATCCTGATCCCAGGTATTCAAAAGTTCTGTGATTGGGTCAATGACTTCACTCATCACAACATTATAATATCAATATTTGTAATAGTCAAGCAGTCAGATTATTGTCAATATTCGTAAATGTATAATAAGAATAAACAAATGAAGCTGATACTGTTAGAATAGCATCAGCTGATACTTCTGTATCCATCTCAACAGGACCAAGATTAACAGGAAAACAATCCAGAAAAGCAAATTTGATTTCTTGATTATTCTTGGCGGTATAGATAGATAACTGAGCATCAGAGTATGGTGGTCTGATACCTGTAGAAGGAGGACCACCAGAACCCAAAGGAGGAGCATTATTTGCCAGCTCACGATATTGAGCAGCTGATACTGGTCTACCAATACCCATCATCCAGTTGAAAATATTATACCAGGCATTCATTTCAGCATCAACTAAGAAAGTAACAGTCAATGGTTCATATTGAACTTTGGTTCCTGGAACCTTAAGATTAACAAATGGGGTTGGTTGGGTTGCTGTGCCTAGCATAATGCCTGGTACTGCTACCTTTGTACAATAAAAAACTGTGTTGGCTATTCTATCAAATGAAAGACTAAATTTAGTCTTTTGTAAGAGATTTTGAGATAGATTTGTCATGCTATTATCCAAGAACCACCAACCCAACGTTTCCCTTTATTATGAGCTGGTTTATTGCGTTTATATGGAGCAAATGGTGACAGAAATACTCTACCTCTCCAATAACCTTCTGGTGGTATTTTATCCTTATGCACTTTAATATTTATGGTGCCATTTGTATACCAATATTGATTTCTGCTATACTGATTTCCTTTAGAATGTAATAATGGTTTACCTTTCTTTGATTTACTAATATTTGCAGCTTTTTCTGGAGTACAAGGTCCTCCATCTCCTCCAGGAGTCATATTATAACCTTTACCATATGTTTGATATTCTTTGATAAAATATGGTTCCATTATATTTTTGGTATGGTTTTCATCTTTAGACATATAAATTTCTTGAACTTCAAATGCTTCCCAACCATGTTTGCGAATAGCTTGATGAAGATTATACATAGAACCCCTTTTGGCATTTGATCTATGTTCAGCTATCCGTTTATCAATAGAACAAGAAGTAAAACCTATGTATTGTTTACCATTCTTCTTATTCTTTATCAAATATATTGTACAAAACATTTTAAATATTATATAAAAGAAAGACCATCATATGATGGTCTTATATTTAGGTTTGGCCATATAGTTCAATGAGCTAGAACGTTCTATAATTAGTCCGAAAGATGTCTAGTGCAAATCTAGACTATGGCCTTCCATTTAGTTACACAGAATACAAAAGAGGGATGTTTCCATCCCTCCTTCATTTGGCCTTTTAGGCTCTTGTTGGTATAAGAACAAATCTCATTTTAGATTGCTTACAATAGCCTTACGGTAGTATAGGTTACTGTTGGCAGTTAGAGCTCCTAGTCCCTGTGTGTAACCCTGTGCGAATGGGTTAGCAACCAAGCCATAACGGGTCTTGAAACCAATCTTAGGCTGATAGGTGTTAGGATCAATTGCACGTACCATCTGCAATGGAACATAAGGACAGTAGAACAAACCTGCATCGTAGGCATTTGATCCACGGTATCCAGCAACATAGTAGTCTGCGCCTGATACTGAGTAAGGATCAACGAATACCTTCACCTTACCATTTAGGATGCCAAGGAATGTGCCTCTCTCATAGTCATCAGGCATTGCAACACCACCAGTAAGTTTATCGAACTTGCTTAGGTAGTCAAGCATTCCTGACATAGCCAGAGCCGATCCCACGTCTGAAGAGACGATAAGGATATTGCCCTTTCCTCTACGAGTATCCTTCTCGATTCTGTTACATTCTCTTTCAATCTGGAATACCAGACCCTTATAAGCTTCAACTGCCCATCTACCATATGAGTCACCAGTGAATGATGAACCAGTAAATGGTGTCAAGTTGAATGTACCTACAGAGGTTGATGTCTGAGCACCAACTGATGAGGTAATGTAAATATTACGGATAACTTCACGATTGATTTCAGCCAACAGTTCTGTTGAAAGAATGTTAGCCAATTCTGTCTCAGCATCAAGACCATGAATGGCCTTCAAATCCTGTGCCAGTTCAAGGGTGTATCCAGCCTGCAAGCCACGGCCATTTGCTGTAACCGTAACTTTTTCGATTGAGAAACCCATGTTCTGCAAAGTTGTACCGCCACCCAAATCTTCTAGGTTAGCAGTTGGCCAGCCACCACCAGCACCATAGGCTGTGTTGCTACCACCAGGATTAGCATTCTGAGCTGAAGCATTTGAAAGAGGACCAACAAATGCTAGTGATAGATTACCACCATAATTGTTAGCTTCCTGATACAGAGCTTCATTGTTTACACCATTGATCTGTGCGTTTGATGTAGCATATACAGAACGCATTGCGAAGATCAAACCAGTAGGACCGGTCATAGGCTGAACACCGCAGACATCATAGCCCATCAAAACAGGCATGTTTCTACGGATCAAACTAATCAGGATTGGGTCAAAACCAGCAACTGGACCAGCTGCTGTTGCGGCAGTAGCATAACCACCTGTACCAGCAAAATTGACTGGAAGTGTTTCTGTGATCATTCCACCACCAACGAAACCACCTTCAACCAACTGACGACGCTCTTCAGCTAATGAACGCTCTGTGTTTTCCAACAGCACGGCGCAATGTAGTCTACGAGTAGCATCCTTGATCTTTGGAAGGTCTTCGTGATCCAATACTGGACCCCACTTCTTCAATAGTTCATCGTTATTATATCTCATCGTTGTCTCCTGGACTCAAACAGATTGTGTTATGATCTTGCGACCTGTCTACTAATACCTTCAACATATCTTGCCATTGCACCACTTACTTCTTTCGTTTCAACTGGGGTTTCCAGTGATTCTGCCAAAGCAATTTGTGATTGTGGCTTCTTATTCACCTGGTTGTTAGAGAAATACTGACCACGTATAATGTTCAACTTTTCTCTATATTCACCTTCTGTGGTGAACTCAACACTCTCTGTGAGCGTCCTGAATTTTTCTACTTGTGTGGCGGTGAGCCCTTCACAAACAGCAGAGATTAATTCGGTTTTCTTAGCTTCATTAATCTTTTTATTCAGTTCTACATTTGTATTTAGCGTTTCATTAATTTGAGCCTGTAGTTCCTCTACTTTAGCAGTCAAGGCTTCTACAACATCAACCTTCTCTTCTGGAATGTTCATGTTGTGCTCAACAAACAAATTACGCAAATCTTCAATAAACTCTTCAGTGATTTCGCTCTTTAGACCTGATGTAACAGCAACTTCATTCTTTGACATCCATTGCTCAACCATGTGGTCCAAATAACTATCAACCTGACTTTCTAGTTCTTCTTTGATTTCTTCTACTGCTTGTTCTGAAGCTTCAAGGATTTCCTTTTCAAGCTTTTCAACTACCATTACAGCACGTGTAATGACAGCAGCTTCAAATATAGTCTTTGCTTTTGTCTTGAAATCTTCTGATAGTTCAAAACCAGCAAACATTGCGGCCATGTCTTCTTCAACGGATAGAGACTTCATAGTCTCGCGAATACCTTCTAGACGAGCAACTCTTGCTGCTTCAATCTCTTCTGCTGTTGGAACAGTTTCTTCTTTATAAAGAGTATCAGCTGCTTCACCAGTTCCTGGAGCAGTATCAGCATTACCACTTTGTGTAGCTAGTGGTGGTTCTGCATCTGGTTCGCCTCTATTTGCGGCACCATCAGTATCATCCTTTTCTGGACCCTTGTGCATTGGTTCACCAGCAACAGCTGGTCCTTTTGGAGCAGCAGCCTGTGAACGATGTGCAGCAGTTACCTGACCAATATTTGTACCTTCAGGCTTTGTGGTTGTAGCACCACCCAAGTCTACAACAGCACCTGCGGCTGCAACAGCACCAGGATCACTGCCACGCTCTGGCCCTCTATGCATTGGTTCTTGACCAGCCTTAGCAGAAGCCTGTAGGACGTCTACGGCTGCTTCTGATAATGTTTTTCTTTTGGTGGTTGTCATATCAAATCCTCTATGAGATCTCAGTTATTTATGTATTCTCTTTTTTACAACTTGTTGATAAAATGGCTAAATGCTTTGAGTGTTGTTTCTTCCAAATTCTTACTCTTAGCATTCTTTACTTCTTGGTAGATAGCATGAATATCTGCTTCTTGAATTAGACCATTATTCCAGACCCATTCCCTTTGTTCCATTAGTCCACGAACAAATGCATCAGGTGCTGAAGGATCGGCAACTATATCTGCACCAGTAGAAAGGTGATAGTCATCCTGGACCATGTTTATACCTTCTACCATTTTCAAAGAACCAACACCTCTTGAAGAAACACCAATTTGACCACCATCCTCAATGAGTGCTCTAACTGTATTTCCCATAGGTGTTTCTAATATTCTTGCTTTACCTATCCAGTTATTACCTTCTGATTTCAAATTAACAATACGATGAGAAGCACGATCAAGATTGATAGTTGGACTTTCTGGATGACCTAGTTCGCCCCAGGCACAGTTACGATCAACTTTTTCCTTTAGATAACGTGCTACTTCACGTTCAAGAATAGCTCTTGGATAGATACGGCTATTGCGATTTTTTTGTTCAGCCTGTAAGAAAACTCCCTCAATATAAAGGGATTTCTTACCTTCCTTTTCCTCAGTTAGGTAGCGAACGTCTTCTATTTGTTCAATCAATAAACGCATTATAGTTTGTTAACTGTATTTGATACTGAATTGACTACGCCTTGAACTGTATTTGCTACGCCTGTTGCCTTTGCTTCAACTGAGGTAACTTGTTTCTTTACCCAATTATATACAGCAGGAACAACTACGCAAACAACACAACCTGCAACAAAACCTACAACTAGTGATACTAGATCCATGTGATGTACTCCGAAAGCAATGATTCCAATAAGAGTATTTAGTACATTCCAAATAGTTAGAATAAGTGTTAACATATGATCCTCTTACAGTCCTAGACTGTGTCTCCTACGCATACTTCTGGCTCTTTTCATCAATATTCTCGCTCTTTTTGACTTGAGTTTGAATTTTGCTCTTCTGGCTCCTCTCTTACGATGAAGCTTTTCAGAAGCACTCATTCTTACAAGTTTTCCATGAGATAATCTAAATCCCTTTACATTAGAGATTTTGACATTTCTCTGAACTTTACCACCACGTATTCTTATTCTTACCCTCTTTATTCTTGGACCTACTTCTGTTAGAAAGGTCGCAAAACTACCCATTTTAGACGTAACCAAATGGTGGCTGATTTTCTACATTTGCCCAAGCACCACAAAGGGTATTGGCTTTAAAGTTGACTATCAATGTATAAGTATCATTAGCATCCACATTGCTAACAAATAGATTGATATCTCCAGTAGCATTAGCACCAAGAGTATTTGGTATATAAACTTCAAAATCACCTGATTGATATTTACCCATGGTAACTATAGTCTGATTAGCATTAGCTCCAGATGACTGAGCACTTGCATATTCTAATGATAAAAAACCATTAGCTATACCACAAGCAAAGGCTATTCTAGTTAATTCAATGATACAGTTACCAACTGAAGCATTCGCGCCAGGTAATGTATTTGCAACAATAATCTTATTATTAGAAACTGCAGTTGTAGTGTTATATTGGCCAGTAACCTTGAATGTTGAAGTATAATCTTTGGTCCAAAGCTTTGTTGTAACTGGTGCATTGAATGTTGCCATATTATTTTTTCGCCTCTTTATTGACTAAATCACTGGCGAACTTCGCCACTTTCACTAATCCCTCTGGACTACTATTTATCAATTCACTAAGTTTCATTTTATTTGAACTATTAACCTTGTGCCAGAGATCATGAACAGCCTTAGCAGTGACTGGATGAACTCTTGATGTTGCTCCATTATGGAATAGAACTTCATCCTCTTCACCTTTCCTAAGAATAGTATTTATTCGATGCATTGGTGTTTCTTGTAATACTTCTTCTTTCACATTTCCCTGTCCATAGTCATGAGACCAGGTACCTACCACTTGATCTCCATTATAAGCAATAGTGTGGCCTTTTGATTTACCAGCATAACCCAATGGAGCACGATGACGTTGAATAGTTGTTGCTCCTTTTGATTTTACTTCATCTTCCCATTCACCGTACAAACGATGAGGAGCATTTTCTTTGATTGGTAACATATTTGATGGTTTTAGTTTGCCCGTTGTATAATCATAAGGAATAGCGATAGAGATTGATAACTGAGGATTTGTATAAAGAGCTACTCTTTCTCCATTAGGATAGTTTCTAATAGCCATCCTTCTCATTTGTAATAACATTGGAGGATCAGCGGTTTCTAAAACCATATTTTCATGAATAAAGTTTCTAAAAGTTTTCATTTGATATACTCTTACATTTATCAAAATGCCAACGTTTCATAACATTATATTGACCAATTTTGCCACAATGAATACATTCTATCTTTTTTCTAGCTAAAGAAACCTTTCTAAGTTTTTCTCTAACTTTTGGACGTTTGATCGGACTATTATCACCTCTAAACTTATTTGCTATTTCTTTATTGAACATAGGATTATCAGAAATCATCATTTCAGTATGACGTTTCATATATTCAATATTTGTATGTAAATGATGATTTGCCCCAGATTTTTTCAAAATAACTTCTGGTCGATACATAGGATTATCTGTTTTCAAATATTGAACAAACTTTCTTTTCAACCAACCAAATTCTTTGTTATTTACTCGTTGTCCATATTTATCCCAACTCATTACTTTTACAGCCCATAATAATGATTTATTTCCTGGATATATCTTTACTAATAGTTGATGCGCGACATAGTGTTCTTCTGGTGTAAGAAATGCAATATTGTCCTTGGTGTATTTGCCTCCTAAGCAACCAGGAACTATTCGATGTCGTTCAAAGTAACCAGTTTTTGGTTTTGTCTTTGGAGCACGATTTATAAGTTTGTCATAATGATATTGATAGTTCATCATTACTTCTTGTGCTTTGAGAAATAAGCACCTAGCGCACGGCGAATGCGTTGTTTCTTGCTATCACCTTTAAACATTTTATTCTTTGAATGAACAAAGTCATCAATATAGGTAGAAGCAGAAGCATTAGGAGAAAGAACTTCATTGATCTTGTTCAATCTAATAGTATCTTCTTTCAAACGTCTAGGATTGCTTGGATCATGTGGCCATAAATGCTTCACAAAATATCCGTGCATTTTCATCATATGGTCTCGATTAGTTCCCTTCTTAGCCAAAGCATGTTCTTCTGGAGTTCCAAAATGCTTTGCCATAAGTATAGCATTCTTATCATGGAAGTTTTCATCTTCATTCTTGCGATACTGACGGATTAAAGCTTTGTGATTTATAGTCTCATTCACAACTTCTTCAGCAGCAATATTATCAATATTTTTGGTTCTTAGACCATCAATATTTTGCTTAGCATTTTCAACCGCAGACTTCTTGATTTTTGGAGTTGCTTCTTCTTTAGCAAGTTTTTTAGCAGCTAATCTAACACCAGCCAAACGTTTATTAGCAGTACGCTTTGCTGAAGAATCGTTTGGTGTTTGAGCAAGTTGATTCGGTGTTAATGTTGAAGCCTGATGTACTCTCATAGCATGATGTACTGCGGCATGCATCATAGCAGAGCTAGCAGCCTTATCAATATATCCGGCTAATGTCTTCTTATTGAGTTCAGTTATAACTGTTCTTATTGTTGATAGGGTCTTAGACATTTATTTCACGTGTCCAAAGTTGCGAGCAAAGTTTGCCATTTTAGCAGCATGACCACCAGCAGCCAAACCTTTTTCAATATCAGCATGAGTAATAGGTTGATCCTCAGACTTACCCAACCAACGATGGAAGGCACCTTTTGCTATGTGGCCTACCTTTTCATCGATGGCTTCCCCACCAGCAGCTGGAAAAACTTCCTCTACACAAATGTGGCCTTCATTTCTCTCATTATACCAACGACCCAGTTCCTCACCAGCACTTAATGCTACAAGGCAGTTTGGTTCCTGTGAATGAGCAGTTACTGCATCAGCACCATGCTCAGAAGCAGCCTGCTGCCAAGAATCAAAGTTATCAAACTTCATTTCGCCACCACCAGCAGATTCTGCTTCAGCATCAGCAACTTCATCTTCAAACAGTTTGCTGGCTATTTCTGCCTTCTTGGCTTCTAATGCCAAACCGATCTTTTCTCCAAGCACAGTTTCTAAATGTGTTTGAAAGTTGTGTGCCTGTTTTTGGTCTGCCATGTCTACAAATCTATTCATTTGAGTTTCCTCTTATTCTAACTGCTTGGAGTTCTAAACTATTTAGGATTTTGGTTGTTTCAAGAACTTCTGGGTAATATCATTCAAATCTGGAGTTTTTTGAGTAGGTTCAACCTCTTCTCCAGGCTTTTGTTCTGATCCTTCAACAGGTATTGGGGCACCAGGAGGCATTACAGGTGGCCAACCAGCCAATGGTGGATGTCCTGCCGCTTCTGCGTCTTTGAACTCTTGATCCATTTGCACCTGCATTTCTTCTATTTCATCATCAGATAGTCTAAGAATATTCTTCCAAACCCAAGTCTTTGAAAAGAATGTTCCCATGTAAGGCTGGATCACATTTAGTGTGTTTAGTCTTACAGTTAGGATTTCTACATCCTTCAGTTCAGCAAAGTTATTGTCTTCATGGTATTGATAGAAAATGTCCTGTTTGAACTGGTTCCATTCTTCTACTGTGCAAACACCTTTGAGTGCTAACTGTCTTTCCATGAGACTATCAAACAATTCAGAGAACTTTGAACGCATTCTGTGAATGTACTTGTCAAACTTCACTTCATCTCTAGTGATCTCACCTGGTCTACCAATACCAAAAATTCCTTGTGGTTGCTCAATACGAGATTGTGGCAAACCAAGAGCTCTATACAACTGCTTCTGGAAATACAAAACATCATCCATTTGAGATAGATTTTGTCCTGCTGGAAGTGTTGTTATTTCTGTTGTTTGCTTACCATCACGTCTTGGCATCCAGAAATCTTCTAACATAGCAAAATGCTTTCTATCATCCCTTATTTCACCAGTAGAACTATCATAGGTAAGTTTGTTACGATAGTTGGTCATCATATTCTTTAAATACTGTTCAGCCTTCTGCTTATTCATTCCACCAACATCAATATAGAACACTCTTCTTTCTGGTGCTCTGGTTACGCGATAGATAACAGTGGCATCTTCTACGAATCTCAGCTGATTGAGTGGTCTAATAGCCTTGTGAAGATAACTCAAAATAGTATTCTTGATTGGATCAAAGATACCTGATGTGATCTGAACAACACTATCTTTTGATAGACGAACACCAGCAGCTACTGAAGTTTGAAATAGAGGATTACCACTATTTGGATTAGTCATTAAAAGTTTATCATTATAGATATAGAACTCTTCTACTCCAGTGATAACTTCTGCTCCTTGAGCATTCTTTTCTTTTGTGACCTGACGAACTTTCTTGATCTTTCTACTATCAATATAGACTAATGTCTGAATGCCTTTTCTTGGATCATTGTCATCAATCACGACATTGTAATAAAGTCTGCCATCAATATACCATTTACGGAATATATCATCACCATGGTTATTGAAATCTAAGAGCTTGATGACATTATCAAACTCTTCTCTGATTAGTTGCTTGATCTTGTCTGGTTCTTTTAGTTTATCAGTGTTGATCTTGACAATCTGTCCAGAATCTGTATCATGGACAATAGCCTCATCAATAATATCATTGATAGCATTCTCCATTTCTGGTTGAAGTGCCATCTGACGGTATTTGTGAATGAGATCAAGTTCAGAACGATAAGAAGCATCCAAATCAACATAGATACCACTAACTGGTGCTTCAACTATAATGGCGCCATCATCACCTTGTGGCGTGATTACAGTTTGAGGAATCTCATCCTCGTCTTCTCTTTTAATCTCAAAGCCAAAAAGTTTAATGTTCGCTACTCCTTAACCATCACAAATAAAAAGGGCACTATTATACTTAGTGCCCTTCTAAACCCAACCAAAAACAATGATTTAGGCTGTAAGATCAGATAGTGTTGGATCACCATAATCATTGACAGCGAAGGTCATTGCAAACTCTTCAATCGTATCATTTGCGCCCCAATCCAAATCAATAGGAGCAATATCCATTGGCCAAATGCCTCTGAATAGATAAGTCTTGATTACATTGCCAGCCTTACCATATTGATTAACAACTGCATCAACACCATAACCACCATCCAAAACTAGGGCATTAGGATTACGGATATTATTAGCAGGATCATTGATACCATTGAACCATAGTTCCATAGCATTTCTGATCAAGAAATCTTCATCATTGATAACCTGTATTGACCAGTCCTGATATGTTCTATTACCAGCCAGTTTAACTTCACGACCAAAATAGAACAAAGGAGCCAAACCAACTGTTGAACCAGGTAGCTGAGCAGCCTTGCAAAGGAATGTCACTTTAGGTAGTGCAATACCCCCAAGTGTTACCCAGGTTGGAAATGCTAGAGTAACATCAAATAGATTTGGTCTTGCGCCATCTGACTGAAGTTGTGATCTAAAATCATTTACATTAAATGCCATTCTTATGCTCCGACTGAACCTACTATGTAGTTGAAGTTTACACCATTGTCCACAGCAATAAAGTTCAAAAGTATATAGTTGATTGACTGGTTAGGTATGATGTAAATATCACCAACAAACTGATTAGCATTTATTACTGCTGGAGTATTGTTCGTGTCATCGCAAACAACTCTAAAGCTGCTGATACCACGACGTCCCTGAACCTGACGTAGGAATGGTGTAACCAGGTTTACAAAAGTTGCTTGTGTAAAGGCATCATTGAACTCAAATAGTTCAGCCTGTGCTGCCTGTGACAGAGTCTTTTCAAGGACAATAAACAAACGACGAACATTAATGCGACTGAACACAGAAGCATAGTTAATGAATGTCTTGTCTCCATATAGCACAGTACCCTGACCAGGGAATGTGACAACAGGATTTATAGCCTGTTGGTATAGACTGTTACGATCAACCAATCCTGGATTATAAGCCAGATTGATTACATTCAATAGCTGACCTCTACGGAAACCAGCTGGTGACCACCATGGGTCATTGGTATTGTCTGTACGAGCACACAAACCAGCGACGTCACCATTCAATGGATTCCAACGATACACATTGTTGTATGGATCATATTGATACTTCCAACCTGAGTCAATAAAGGCATAGGTTGAACGTGTAAGACCCGTTGTGTAGTTTATAATAGAAGCTGGTATGCCTGATGGAGCAGTCACATTAGCAAAAGGAGGAGAAGCAAATACTACAATGTCCTTACGATTGATTGCAAGAGCAATTGCACCATTTGTTTCTATCTGACCACCACCACCAACCATGAATAGACTAATGTCTGTGGTAACAGGATCACTGAAGATGTTCTGTGCTGCTGTTGTATTACCTGATACGATTGTTCCATCAAATCCACCAGACAATGATGAGATATTAGCATTAGCATCAGAAGCTGCTGCAAGATTAACACCATTAGCTGTCTGGATTGTGACATCCCAACCATTTGCATTAGCATTAGGAATACCAAGATTGTAAATCCACTGAGAGTTCTGGTACAGATATTCCTTGTAATAGTTACTGATACCAGTTGGACCAATACAGTTGCTCAAACGACTCAGTGAAGGCCATCTCTCAAGAATAGAGTTTGCTGTACCAGTTATCTGACCCAATTTGTCAACAACAAGCACATGAAGCTCATCACCAGTTACTGTTCCATTAGTTACCTTTGTAACATAAGGAGAAGTATTTGGTGCAAAGCTGAATTGGTTAGCAAAGTTGTAAAGAGGATCAGAAGTATTTCCTGCATTTGCTGTCCAGGCTGTGCCATTAGCAAATACGATAACTTCAAGAGTATTACCTAGAGCTCCAGCATATCTTGCAGCAAATCTGTTTGATAGTGTACTTGGATAAACATTGTTGAAGTAATCTGTGGTATTCATGATCAACATTCCAGTGCCATTTGATGTAGCATTGAATGTATTTGAACCCAAAGCACGAACTACTTCAAGGTCTTGTGAATACTGTAAGAAGTTCCAGGCTGTGAAGAAACTATTTGCTGTATTAGCATCAGGAGTTCCAAATATAGAACTCAACTGAGTTGTTGATGTGATCTCTGTAATCTGTAGAATAGGACCCCAGTTAAAGGTTCCTACCAAGGCACCCGTAGAAACACTAACAGCAGGAACACCTGTTGTTGTATCTATTTCTGTGGTATATACGCCTGGTGATGTTGGGAATACCATGCTAACTGTCTCCGGATATTATGTGTTTAGTTATCAATCATGATTATTTAGGGTTATTGATATTTGTCAAATATTTGTTATTAGTGACCATTTCCGCCTATCCACCAGGTCTGAATGATGTGCCAAACACTTGCTATTACACCAGCAGCTCCCATGGCCAACCATTTTACTTTCTTCTGTGAGTCTTCTAACTTTGCGATGCGTTGTTCTGTTTCTTTATTGTCATCAGACAAACTTTCAAGTTTATCACTGACTGAATTGATTGTGGAGTCTATGGAACCAAGCCTCTCTTTGATCTCTAAGAGAGAGTTTAGAACGAGGTCTTGTTTTTCCATGGGTCTATTCATCTCTTATTCTTTCCAAGGCCATCTATTTAGCATTTCTCACAGATAAAAGAAAACACCTGGCTCTCACCAGGTGTTCTCTTAAGGGCAGCAGGTTGCTGCCTCCACCAGCCAGTTTAGGATCTGGCAACCATTCTATTTATTTTCAATCTTCAAGTCGTCCTTTTTTAGTATATCGATATTTGAGATAAGAGGAAGTCTTCATATTTTTCGTTTCTGTTATATATTGTTCGTAAGAAGCGATTAAGGCTCCTGATCCTTTATCATACACCAAAGAATGTTCTGGGAAACGAAATACCCATACATCATCATATTCCTTATGTTGATCTACCATAATCCATTCACAATCAGATTGGTTCAATCTGAATTTTATTTCTTCTAGATTATAATTCATTTTACCCCAAACATGTTGTTTTTAAGAGCAACAGGATCAATCAATCCAATAGATTTAAGTCCATGAAAAATACGTAGACCATTTTCATAATAATATTCAGAACAGAACTTTTCATTTGACCCAGATTTCTCATCCTTCTCTAAAGAATACTGCAATACTCCATTTTTGAAAGCCAAAGCAAAACCAGCAAAAATGATTATCAAATAATCATTAGAAGTAGTGAAAATATGAAAATCTGGTACTTCACCACCATAAAGTTCTAAAATATCTCTCAACTCTTCTAACTTCATACTCTATACTCTCCTCTTGTTCTTGCCCCAACGAGGCAAAAGATTTCTATTGATGAAAACTTTATATGGAGCAAAGTCAATCCTGATGTCCTGACAAAGTTTCTTAAATCCATCAATAGCCTGTTGTGGCCGAATCATTTGCAACTCATGATCTGTAATCAATGCTACATTAGTTACATCTCCACGATGCATTCTGTTTTTAACCCATTTCACATAGGCCATGAGAAACTGTATTTGTAGTTTTTGTTCTTCCCAGGTAGGAGTCATCTCAAAGAAACGAAATTCAAAAGTATTGAGATGAAAACAAGACCTGAACATATAATCTTTAGACCAGTCCATGAGTCCAATTATATCACAAGTAGGTGATATCTTAACTTTGACTGGATCAGTATTATAAATCAGTGATAGTAAAACTCGAAATAACCCAGGTGAATAGAAGACTACGTCTCTATCAAGATTATCCTCTTCCAATAAGAGGTCTCTCATATATGTTTTCTTATTGATCAAAACATTCATGGAGTCAACTTCATCCTTCTCACCAAATACCCAGGGCAAGAATGGACGCATTATCAAATCCTTGGCCAATGCTACCTTCAAATATTTGTCTTTGATCCCCAAGTGAATGTGTGCTCCACCATCCACAGTTTCTGGATGTTTGGGATAACAATCATAAAAATTAAAAATATCACGTACAGCAATACACCAAGATTCTGCTTCTTGCATTGTGTATAGTTTTGGTGATGATACTTCTATACAATGTACATCATGATGACACGTATAATATTTGATATTTTTATTCTTGAGTTCTGTTTCAATCAAATCTGTTTTCTCTAATAATAGTACATCCATTTCCTGAGAATGTTGTTCATATAATTCATTGTATGGAGAAGGATTGAAATATTTTTCCTTGAACTCTGCCGGGACTCCTGTCAACTCAATACCCATGGGATAAGGCAAACGCATAAATCACTCAATGATCAGCACCAGTCTGATGAAGAAAAACGTTTTTGACTCTTTCAAAGTCAAAATCTAATGAAATAGTTAAAAACCCCTCTTTCCGTAGATTTGCCAAAGCACATGTTATGGAAGCATTGGCTGATGGTTTGCTATTGGCCCCACTATAATAACGTAAAGCTTCATTTAGAATAGAAAGTTCAACTCTATTGAGTCTTCTGGGATTTTGTGCCATTCTTTGACTCCTGTACTCTTTTCCAATTTCTATAGTTGACAACTATTTCATCCAGCCACCAATTATTGACTAATGGCTTATCATTCTCTATAACAATACCATAACGTTCCCGGTTCTTGATTGCCCAGGCCACGAAATCAGAAGGATCAAAATCAGATAGCTCTGCTACCTTATGGAGTTTGTGCCAAAATGCCATTCAACCTTCTCTATAGTCCCAATTATCACAGTCAATATTATACGTTTTCATGAGTTGCTTGATATGTTCAACAGCATCTCTTAGGCTACAGTTTGTTGCTTCTCTATATGCTTTGATAGCCTTAATTTTGGTGCCTTTAGTAATAGTTGCATTTGGTCCACCAAGCATGTCTATCAATATCGTATCAGTTGACTCACGACCATTCGCAATACCTTCCTGATAGCCACGCATGAAGTCAGCATCATTCTCCAGTTCCTGGATAAGTCTACCAACCAAAACACCTATCCGTCTAGTATTCATTATCTCATCATTCCTGTAATGGTTTCTATTGTATATTACTGTTTCCAGTATTCTGCCAAAAGTGGTCTATTCATATAAAGTCCATTATTTTTTGATTCCAACAATTTCTTCTATATGAGGAGATATCAACTTTCCTTCTGAATTATATCTCAACAAAAAATGATAATCTGAAAAATGTATGGAAAGACCATAATGGTCTCCATATATTATAACTTTTATCCCTTCATCATGAAAGTAGCGTCTCAAAGATTCTATTGATTTGATCATAGATAATCAGCAACATTCCTAATGATGTCTTCTGGAGGAACGCAAAAAACTCCAAATCCCTTAGTGATAATACTGACTCCCTCTTCTGTGGTTTCCATGACTTTTCCAATCATGATCCCATCCCACATTTTGAACTCAACTAAAGGTCCAACCACGACATCAAATTGTTCAAGTGTCATTTTGACGTCCTGTGAAAAGTAAACCACTGAACATAACCATATGGCTTACCCTGTTTGGTCACCTTGATCTGAACCCCAAGTGCCCAGCATGGTAACCAAAGAGGCATGAGAAGCAGCATGAATAACAGTTTCATAGTTTCACCTTAACATAACAACCAACATGGCTATAGACTATTTCAATATCTTGTGGTGTTAGTTTATACTTTTCCTGAAACTGTTTTATGAGTTCCTCAAGTCTATCACCCAAAACAACTTTATCATTCCATAATTCATT